TTCAAGGTGTTCAGGGTGTACAAGCTGCGCAAGGTACACAAGGTGTACAAGGTGTACAAGGCGTACAAGGTGTACAAGCTGCACAAGGCACACAAGGCACACAAGGCACACAAGGCATAGCGGCTATCCAAGCCGCACAAGGTACTCAAGGCACACAAGGCGTTCAAGGTGTTCAGGGTGTACAAGCTGCGCAAGGTACACAAGGTGTACAAGGCCGACAAGGCGTACAAGGCGTACAAGCTGCACAAGGCACACAAGGCACACAAGGCACACAAGGCATAGCGGCTATACAAGCTTCTCAAGGAGTTCAAGGCGTTCAAGGCGTTCAAGGTGTACAAGCCGCACAAGGTACTCAAGGCGTTCAAGGTACACAAGGTGTACAAGGTGTACAAGGCGTTCAAGCTGCACAGGGCACACAAGGCACACAAGGCGTACAAGGCATAGCGGCTATACAAGCCTCTCAAGGCACACAAGGCACACAAGGCGTTCAAGCTGCACAAGGCACACAAGGCACACAAGGCACACAAGGCGTACAAGGCATAGCGGCTATACAAGCCGCACAGGGTACACAAGGTGTGCAAGGTGTACAAGCTGCTCAAGGTACACAAGGCACACAAGGCATAGCGGCTATACAAGCTTCTCAAGGTACTCAAGGTGTGCAAGGTGTGCAAGGTGTGCAGGCTGCACAAGGTACACAAGGCGTACAAGGCATAGCGGCTATACAAGCCGCACAGGGTACACAAGGTGTACAAGGTAGACAAGGTGTGCAGGCTGCACAAGGTGTACAGGGTGTACAGGGTACACAAGGTGTGTCCGGAGCACAAGGTAATATCAGCGCCCAAGGCACAACTGGCGCTCAAGGTGTACAAGGTGTTCAAGGCATTCAAGGTGTGTCCGGAGCACAAGGTAATATCAGCGCCCAAGGCACAACTGGCGCTCAAGGTGTACAAGGTGTTCAAGGCACACAAGGTGTGTCCGGAGCACAAGGTAATATCAGCGCCCAAGGCACAACTGGCGCTCAAGGTGTACAAGGTGTTCAAGGCATTCAAGGTGTACAAGGGCGTGATGGTGCTGCTGTTGCCCAAGGTACGCAAGGCGTTCAGGGTGTTCAGGGGCGTGATGGTGCTGCTGTTGCCCAAGGTACGCAAGGCGTTCAGGGTGTTCAGGGTGTACAAGGTCTTGCAGGTATATACGCTGGTCAAGGTGTGCAGGGCGTGCAAGGCGTTCAAGGTATTAGCGGTGCATACGCTGGGCAGGGCGTACAAGGGGTGCAAGGTGTACAAGGCCGTGATGGATCTGCGGTAGCTCAAGGTGCGCAAGGTACCACTGGCGCACAAGGCACTCAAGGTGTAACTGGTGCACAGGGTGTGCAAGGTGTTAGTACCAAAATTGTTAATGGTACATCTGAAGCCAATATTGGTGCACCGGGCGGCAATGCAAATGTCACAATTGGTGGTGCTGGTAATATAGCTGTGTTCAGCACCGGTGGATTGACAGTTACAGGATTTACCAGTACCACTGGTGCTGTGACAGCTGGTACTACCCTGTCAGCTGGGGGTAACATCAATGCTGGTGGTAATTTAATATCCACAGGATATACCAGTGCAGGTGGTAATATACTTGGAGCAAGTCTGCTGGGTACCGCAGTATCTGTGACTGGAAACCTTACATCTTCTGGTATTGTCACAACTGGGTCAGGCGGCGCAATTTCGGGCACAGGTACCATAACCGGTGGCACTTTATCATCAGCAGGTAATATCACAGCCGCTAGTAATCTAATAGTTGGATCAGCAACAGCAGGATTCAAGCTGTCAGTTAATGGTCCAATGATTTTAAACGCAGCCAACACTGAGTTGAGATTTACCGCCAGCGGTCCATGGATAATTGGCGATACAAACGTACTGTATTTAGGAACCATTGGCGCAGCAAGTACCACAACTCAAAAAGCAAAACTTGATAATAATGGTAACCTCAGTATCACAGGAGCATTGGTTGTAAATAGTAGTGGAGGTGCAACTGGAATTGTAAATGCTGGTGGCAATGCTATAGGCAGCATTGGTGGCCCAGGTGCATATTTCAATCAAGTATATGCTCAAGCAACCACAGCATTGTATGCTGACTTGGCCGAAGTGTACGAAGCTGATGCAGATTACCCGCCGGGCACTGTTATGGTATTCGGTGGCAACAAAGAAGTCACCATGAGCACAGTTGATTCAAGTCGTCGTGTGGCTGGGGTGATATCTGACAAACCCAGCTACTTAATGAACAACGGACTCACTGTTGATCACAGAGCCATAGTAGCATTGACTGGTCGTGTTCCAACTCTGGTATTTGGAAATGTGGCCAAAGGAGATATGATGGTATCTGCCGGTAACGGCAGAGCCAGAGCAGAAGAAAATCCATTGACAGGATCTATCATTGGTAAATCACTAGAAGATTTCACTGGCCTTGAAGGCATGATAGAAATTGTAGTAGGAAGATTATAAGGGAAATAAAATGCCAGTATACATAGCAAGAGGTTGGAGCATAGCAGGAGGTTGGAGTATCCAAGGTGGGCCGCCACCAGGTTCTGAGATTATCACTCTTGTTGACGGGTTTAATATTACCACGTTGTCCGGTCTCCTATTAGTTACCATTTAAGGAAGTACGCATGGCAACCACAAGTATATCAGGATTAGCAGAAACTTTAACCATTAATGGGGCCACTGTGGCCCCAGTTGATTATTCTGGTGCAACTTACAAGGTAACAGTGACCACGTTGGGTGCTTTTATAACCACCAATGCCACCACAGTGTCTGCAACAGGCACAGTCACTGGTACAACTTTAAGTGCAACCGGTACAGTAAATGCAGCTACTCACGCAGGAACCACAGTGTCAGTCACCGGCGATATCACCGGTGCAAACTTGATAGTATCTAAATCAGTCTCAGTCAATAGTATTAACGCCGCAACTGCCATCAACAATGCCGCCGGCAATGGTGTGGGTAATATCGGCGCCACTGGTGCATATTTTGGCAGTGTATTTGCTCAAGCAACTACAGCATTGTATGCTGACTTGGCCGAAGTGTACGAAGCTGATGCAGATTATCCACCAGGTACTGTTGTGGTATTTGGTGGCGACAAAGAAGTTACCGTGTCTCGGCAGTTGGGTGATCCTAGGATAGCCGGGGTGATATCTGAAAAACCCAGCTACTTAATGAACAACGGACTCACTGCTGATCACAGAGCCATAGTGGCACTGACTGGGCGTGTTCCAACCTTGGTGCATGGACCTGTGGTCAAAGGTGACATGATGATATCAGCTGGTAACGGGTATGCTCAGGCCTGTTCTACTCCGGCAATGGGCACTGTGCTGGGTAAAGCACTAGAACACTTCAATGGTGATAATGGCAGAATAGAAATTGTTGTAGGAAGAATGTAAAATCATGGCGCAACCAGTCTGGGTCACTGATGCTGGAAGTTTAGGTACCATACCAGAGGGTATTTTTTATCAAGTGCCCTTGGTAGCATACGATCCAGCAGACCCATTGGGTAACAAAGTATATTATGTGTTGCTAGCTGGGCAATTGCCGCCAGGTATACAGTGCAATTCGTCAGGAGTGATTTCTGGAACACCACAAGCTATTGCCAATATTCAAGGAGTTCCGTTGCCAGTAAGCTCAGATACCACAAGTGTGTTTGCCATACGTGCCTACACTAAAAAAACAGTATTAGGTAAGGTAGTGATTGATCGCCTGACAGATAGAACATTTAGTCTTACTATAACTGGGCAAAATCCTCCAAAATTTATCACTCCGTCAGGCAATGTAGGAACATTCTACGATGGCACTCCTATTGATCCTATACAGATAGAAATCTCTGATACCGATCCGTTAGACACCACTGTTATAACTGTGGCAACAGGCCAATTACCACCTGGACTATCCATCAGTACCCGAGGCCTTATTACGGGATATGTCATTCCAGTAAATCCCATCGACAAGACCGGTGGGTTTGATAGATATCAAGAAAATTTTGATATGTTTCCGTTTGACTTTGTCAGACAAAGTCCCAATACTAACTATCAGTTTACATTACGAGTATCTGACGGTAAAAGCAGTGATTTGAGAACTTATCAAATTTACGTGTACAGTAGAACCACTCTACAAGCATCTACCACGGATATCACTGCGGATGATACCTTTGTTGATGCGTCGCAGACTCCAGATTACTTGCCATTCTTGACCAATGCCCCACTAAGCTCTCAAAACTATAACACTCCTGATGATCTTGGTGTAATTCGATCAGACAACTTCTGGGCATATCAATTCAAAGGATTAACATTTGGCCCTTACACAATCGAATACTTAGAATATCCCAGTGTTGGATTAGAATTGCCGCCTGGTACCACACTTGATCCATTCACTGGTTGGTTGTATGGGTATCTTCCGTATTCGGGCATAACAGAAATCACATATAACTTTGCTATCTATCTGATAGATACTGCTGACCCAGTGATAAAATCTAAACCGTATTATTTTAGTGTGACCATAAATGGCCAAGTAGAAACGCAAGTGATATGGCTTACCAATTCGGATCTTGGTAGTATAATCAACGGATCAACTAGCTTGTTAAAAGTTCAAGCGATTAACACTGGCGGACGATCCTTGCAGTATCAACTGCGCCCGGGTGCAATTCCTCCTAGTGATTATGTACCAGGGTACTACAACAAGTTGCCACAGGGCTTGTCATTGCTACCGTCGGGGGAAATCGCTGGTCGTGTGAGTTTTAACACATTTGCATTGGATCTAGGAACTACCACTTTTGATAAAGAGTTACGTACCAACTTGATTCAATCTCCACAGGAGACCACATTTGATGCCCAATTTACATTTACAGTAAATGCATATTCTCTCGACGGACAAATATCTGTATACAAAACATTCACAGTAAAAGTATTGCGGGTGTACAACGAGCCATATGAGAATCTCTATATCAAAGCAATGCCGCCGTATCCTGATCGTGCGTTGATCAACAGTTTGATTCAGGATTCAGACATATTTCCACCCAGCACAATATTTAGATATCAAGACCCTAATTTTGGTATAGCAAAATCAGTAATATATAATCACTGCTTTGGGCTGACCAGTTCAACCTATGAACTGTATATCAGTAGCCTGGTTAAAAATCATTACTGGAAAAATCTAATACTGGGTGAAATTAAAACGGCTCAAGCCGTGGATCCCACAACCGGAACAGTGATTTATGAAGTTGTATACAGTGCTATACAGGACAACCTGGTTAATAATTCAGGTATCAGTGTGAGCAAACAAGTCACACTACCTTATCCAATCAATGCCGATGACAGCACAGAAATTGCCACAGTATATCCCAACAGCTTGGACAACATGCGAAATCAAGTTATTGATGTAGTTGGACAAATTTCAAACTTGTTGCCATTGTGGATGTTGAGCAAACAAGCAGATGGAAAAGTTTTAGGATTCACTCCGGCTTGGGTCGTGGCCTACTGTAACCCGGGAACTTCAGGAAAAGTTGCGTACAACGTGCGTACTCAGTTTGGTCAACAGCTTAACTTGGTTGACTTCAAAGTTGATCGTTATGAGCTAGACCGCCTGCTCAGTATCCACTGGGATCCAATTGCAGATTCAACACATGGTGCATGGGTACCACCGGGTGCCGAAACCACATTTGATTTGATATTGCATTATGTGATCACATCAATTGTGGACGGAGGACTTGGATATAAGATTGGTGACAAGATATTGGTATTGGGCAGTGATGTAGGCGGCACCGATGCAATAAATGATACAATAATTACAGTCCAGGATACAAATCCAGCAACTGGAGCAATAACCATAGTAAATTATACCAGTGCTGCTCCGTTCCTTGAACAATATAACGCAGCAAGCAAAACTACTTTGATCATAGGCACCGGCTTGAGAAATCTCAATATAAATATTGGATTGTCCTATGTTGCAGGCGACCCTGTGATTGTTTCGTATGACGGGGCCAATTACATGATTGGTACTGTAACTGTATACTCTCCAATAACTGGTAATATGTATGTGAACGTTACAAGTTTTGCTGGTGCAGGAACATACAACACCTGGTCTATCAATTTAACATTTGACAACATAACCGGTACCAATATTGTTGGAACAGGATCAGGCGCGGAATTTGACTTTGCAATAGGATCAGGCAACCCAACAACATTTGACGCTACTAGCATGAGATTTGAAGCACCTGTCGATATCTATACCAACACAGACGCATTCGATAAATATCTAGTATTTCCCCGTAGGAACATTTTAGTGTAGGACCAACATATGACCAGTGCAATTAACCCAAACGACATCGACGGCACATATCCAGTGGCCGGGCAAGACAACAACAGTCAAGGTTTTCGTGACAACTTCACCAACACCAAAACTAACTTTCAGTACGCAGCTAACGAGATTACTGATCTTCAAAGCAAAGCGGTGCTCAAAGCAGCACTGGTAGGCACTGTGATAGACAACGACATGGCCGGCAGTCCATTGAGTAATGCCAACATCTCAGATTTCAGTGCAATAGTGGCCCAGCTGGGCAATCAAACAGGTTCAGTCACTATCAATTATGCTGACGGACATTATCAAACTGTGACCACTAGCGGATCAATATCTTTGGCATTTACAAACTGGCCTGCTGCTGGTAATTTTGGTATAGTTCGTGTGGCTATTACCGTAACCAATACTGCGTATACTGTTACATTACCTGCTGCTGTCAGTGTAGGAACCAGTAATCTGCAAGGATACAGCTCTGGAGTAATCACATACAATCAGACTGGAATATACACATACGATTTTACCACCAGCATTGGTGGTACTACCATTTCGGTATTTGATGCTAGCCAAAACCAGGATCCGATCTATTTGCCTAGCACTCAAAATCTTGGAACCGGAGTAGGGAATTTCCCTAACGTTAACCTTACTACCACAGCTACTTATTTTTCTACCACTGCTGCTGGCCCGTCATTTTCTAATTTGGCAGCTGGCTACAACGGTCAGATCAAAACCATCATGATGAATGCCGACGGTGGCGACATGGAAATCACTGTGACCAATGCTGGGTGGAAAACATCTGGCACAGGTGTTATCACATTCAACACCATCGGTAGTGCAGTAACATTGCAATACATCAGCAACAAATGGTTCTGTATTGGCAACAACGGAGCTGTATTTTCCTAAATGTGTTGACTTCTATTGACTGTTGCTGTAAACTTACTCAGCAAGGAGTCAAATGGAACACCCGTTTATCAACAATTTAGAAGATTTGACCTTGGAGCAACTAGGGTCAAAGATTTCCGAACTTCATAAAAAACTCAGCATAGCGCACAGGATGGGCAATAGCTATCTCTGTGATCAGATTCGCATGGCATTGGCAAGCTACACCAGCAAACATCAACAAAAAATGATGGCGCTGAACGCACCGCTGCCAGGCGATGAAAACTCATTTAACAACAAGATTGACATATCATGAACGTGCGATTAGAATATGACATGACCTGGCATGCAGCCATATGGTTTGAAGGCCGCCTACAAATCAACGAATACACAGCTGAATTGTCCATCTATACCAACACTGCCGATCAGGACGATCATGTGACCAGTTTGGCACGACTAAATCACTTTGTGTATCACGAACTGACCAACACTGTGTTTATCAACCAGGACAATCAAGAACAGATGCAGTTGTTGACCACAGCAGGTATTAACATTACTCCATTACCCGAAGAGCCCATTGACCAGATCATAGGTATTGCGCTATACTGCAAACTCAATGCAATTTTAGAACAACGAATGATGGTAACTGATGTGACCATACAAAGTAGTCTTGGAGACAATGTGCGGTACTTGCACAGTGATCAAGAAAGTCTAGGACCATGCGAAGAAACTGGTTGGTGGCTTGATGCTGGTCCTACTCATAGCAATTTCAAACCTACCAACAGTAGCAAAAAACAAGTGGTCAAACTCAATCGCACACCAATCTGGCGCGATCTAGATCTTGATTGGAGTGGCACACCAACCCCCGTTGCTGATTCTGCTACCAACACTGTGGTATTTGCCAAATTTCCTACAGATGAAAACTGATCATCTAGGCCAGATAATCTTTTCAGAAGATGACTGCGTGAACATGCTCATGCGTGGGCAGAGCATACATGTCAATGGTATGTTGGTTGACGCTACGGTGGATCTAGAAACTGCTGCGTTGATATTGGAAGATGTACCTACATTTATTCGATACAATGAACTGTCATTGCAGGCAATGACTGTGGAAGATTTTGATCACCGCAATCAAAACAATTGGCTCATGCCTGACGAATACAAGAACTTAGACATTGCAGAACATGTTCTTGGCCTGTGTGAATCCGAAACAGCATTACAGCGTGTGGGAGAAGAACTATTGCTATATCAAGCACGTGACTTATTTAATCTATTACGATATCTCAAATTTCTAGTAGATATCATGAAACAAAACAATCTAATTTGGGGTGTAGGACGTGGAAGTTCAGTGGCCAGCTATGTGTTGTACCTACTGGAGATACACAGAATAGACAGCCTGCACTACAATTTAGATATTGCAGAGTTTCTGCGTTAAATATCTCAAGGAGACTATTATGTCAAAGAAAATTTACAGAACAGCACAAGGTCGAATTGTAGACTTTGGTGCATTACAAGCACAGAATGAACAGGTTCGGGCTGTGGGCAATATGCAAGTGAATGCGCGAGGTGATAAACTAGATGCTGATGGAAACATTATTTCTACTAGAGCGCAGCAGGTCAATCGCAATCTCAATCGCACCACCAATGCAGTACCAGGACCGATCCCCACCAGCACACAGGCACAAAAAGAAACAGATGCTGCTATTCGGGCAGCTGATCAAGAAAAACTAGAGCAAGCAAGATTACAACGACAGGCGTTGAGAACTCAGGGAGCAGTGCCTCAAGTTCAAGAACCTGCAACGGGGCTAGCAGCAGCCATGGCACGTGCAGCAAAACAACCCAACGAGGAATAAATGACCAAATTTGCCTTCCAACCACATCAACTCACTCGACAACAGATTGTTCCACTCAAAGATTCAGTAATTGTGAGTGATATGATCTTTGAAACACGTATTACTACTGGTGGTATTATCATACCCAACGACAACGGCAAAAGCACTGGAATTCGCCCACGCTGGGGTCGAGTGTATGCAATAGGTCCCGAACAGCAGGATGTTGTTGTTGGGCAATGGGTCTGTATCGAGCATGGACGATGGACTCGCGGTATTGATATTGAAGATGAAAGCGGCAAAGTAACTTTGCGCAGAGTGGATCCAAAAGATATCATGATGATCTCCGATGAAGTGCCCAGAGACGACACATTCTCCACAGCCATCCACGTGGAGGCCAAGCCTGACTGGATGCAACACAATTAGTCTATGAATATTTTTAACAATAACAAACAACTTAAAGCAGAAGGAAAAAAAATTGGAATCGTTTTTTCGGCATTTGATATACTGCATGCCGGGCATATTGCCATGCTGAGTGAAGCCAAGAACCACTGTGACTACTTGATTGCTGGCTTGCAAACTGATCCCACAATAGATCGCCCAGATACCAAAAATCATCCTGTACAAAGTATAGTGGAACGCCAGATACAACTGGCGGCTTGTCGGTACGTTGATGAAGTGGTGGTGTATCAAACTGAGGAGGACCTTATAGATCTGTTGTTGATCCTGCCGGTAGATGTGCGTATCCTAGGTGTTGAATATCAAGGTATGGAGTTCAGCGGGAGGGCTGAGTGTCTAACAAGAGGTATTGAACTGATATTCAACGGTCGCGATCATTCATTCTCCAGCTCAAGTCTGCGTCGCAGAGTGGCCAAAGCTGAAGTAGAACGTGGTCTGACACAAAAATGAAATGTAACACTTGTCACGGTGTAATTTGCCCAGACTGTGATTATAATCAAGGGCGTACATGATGGGCAAGGGTAGTGCGCCATGTACACTCAGTGTGAGTCCGGAAACATTCAGTGACAAACTTGATCTTATTTTTGAAAACAAGGTTGCAAATGTTCAGTGCGGGTGTTATAATTGCATGAACAAGATCAAGGACGCCCGCGGTTGGCCACTGACCATGAGCACATTTATTGTGTGCCCCAAATGCGGTAACAAGCGGTGTCCAAGAGCAACTGATCATAACCTAGCCTGTACCAATTCAAATGATCCAGGCCAACCAGGAAGTAGATACAAATGAAACAATTATGGGTAGAAAAATACCGTCCGGACACAGTTGACGGTTATGTGTTTGTGGATGATTCACAACGAGATCAAGTGCAATCTTGGATCCAAGACGGAACAATTCCACACTTGTTACTGAGTGGTGCAGCAGGCACAGGCAAGACCACTCTGGCCAAAGTTCTGATCAACGAACTGGGCATAGACCAATACGATGTGATGTATGTGAACGGAAGCAAGGAAGGTCGTAAAATTGAATGGGTAGATCGGCTGATCAGCTTTGTGCAAACCATGCCGTTTGGCCGGTTCAAAGTTGTGCTGATTGATGAAGCTGACTACATGAACAAAGAATCGGTGCAACCTGCATTGCGTAACTTGATGGAGGACTATAGCAGCACAGTGCGATTCATCATGACTTGTAACTATCCACACAAGATCATTGATCCAATCCATAGTCGCTGCCAAGGATTCCATATTACCAAGACTGATCATACAGAGTTCACAGCCCGTGTGGCCACTGTGTTGGTAACCGAAGATGTGGAGTTTGATCTAGATGTGCTTGACACTTATGTCAAAGCCACATATCCAGATCTGCGCAAGTGCTTGAATCTCACACAGATGAATTCACAGTCAGGCACGTTGAGTGCGCCCAGTGCCACAGACAAGGCAGCTCGAGATTGGAAACTGGATTGTGTAGACCTGTTCAAGCGTGGGCAGGTACGTCAAGCACGTACACTTTTATGTCAAAGTTCAACACCGGAAGAAGCAGAAGATGTATTCCGTTGGATGTATGATAACTTGGACTTGTGGGGCAAAACTGACGAACAAAAAGATCAAGCTGTTGTAATCATTCGCAATGGTATTGTAAATCATAACTCCGTTGCCGATGTTGAGATCAACTTGAGTGCTACACTAATTGAATTGGCAAATCTAAAATGAGATATTTACTAATCACCTACTATCTCAAAGCCGACGGCAAAATTGACGAAAGCACTGCTGTTGCTAAAAATCTCAAGCCCAAGGATATTCAAACATGCAGCGTGATATTGGATTTTAAGAAACTTCAAGTGGTCAAAGCTCACATGAATGGAGTAAGTGTTCCTAAAGACTTTAACAAGATTGTGGAATACTACATTCAGCACTATGAAAGCATCATTAAGAGATTGTTTGCAGAGAATGGATACAAAATTGATTCTAAAACTTCTGAACAATAAATGATACCGACCATCCAGGGAATCCATCTTGAACCCACTAACATCTGTACATTAAAATGTCCAGGATGTTCAAGAACTAGATTTATTAATCAATGGGGTCAGCATTGGAAAAATCACAGTATAGATAAACAAGCACTGTTGAAATTTTTAGATATTGATTTATCAGGAATCAATATAGATCTATGCGGAAACTATGGCGATCCAATCTATCATCCTGATCTAGTAGGATTGATACGTGATCTCAAACGTCGAGGAGCAGTAATATCTATTGTTACCAATGGAGGCCATCGAAAACAAAGTTGGTGGCAAGAACTGGTAGAAGAGTTGTCATCAAACGATTCCGTGACATTTTCTATAGATGGTATTCCAGAAAATTTCACACAATACAGGATCAATGGTGATTGGAAAACCACGCAGGATGCCATCAAAGTGTGTGTAGAATCTGCATGCAATACTGTGTGGAAATTTATTCCTTTTTCTTATAACGAAAATAATATTGAGCAAGCAAGACAACTAAGTCAAAACTTGGGCATAGATCAATTTCAAATCAGTCGCAGTTCTAGATTTGATGATCAAACCATGCATTTCAAACCCAGTAAAGAACAAACTGGAATACAATGGCATAGCCAACAAAGTTGGAAACAAACACTCACAACAAACAAAGTGATTCCTGAATGTCACAGTGGACAAGCACATTTTATTTCAGCTGATGGATATTACATGCCTTGCTGCTATGTGGGAGATCATAGATTTTATTACAAAACTAAATTTGGTAAAAATAAAAATCAATATTCCATTGAAAATACCACATTGAGTGAGATCCTTGATAGAACAGCCGTGGCAGAATTTTATGATAAATTAGCCAACGAACCAGTTTGCCAATTCAGTTGCGGAGAACAGACACAATGGCCCATTGGGCCATTGTGATTGCAGTTGACATTAATTATCTGTCGTACAATGCCAGTACACTTCCTATAATTGGATGGCGTTGTATGTCTCTTCCGTTTAGCCTGCAAACAGCCATTCCTGTGACTGGATAATGCTCCAATCGTGAACAGAGATCTAACAGTCCATTTTGTCCCTGGGCGCGATCGGCTTGTTCTACATCCCCAGTGACCACAATGCGAGATTCAGTGCCTATGCGACTCAGCAGCATTTTCATCTGTGCTGGCGTGGCGTTCTGCATCTCATCTGCAATGATCCACGCATGTTTAAATGTACGTCCACGCATGTAGGCCAAGGGTGATATTTCTATAGTGCCTTCGTCGATCATAGCTGCAATTTCGGGTGGGCGATAGTATTCACGCAATACATCCAGCAAGGGACGAGTCCACGGTTCCATCTTGGCAACGAGATTCCCGGGTAAGAACCCGTGCTGTTCGTCTTCTACGCCAATGGCCGGTCGTGTTAGGATGATACGTTTACATTCGCCTGTTCTAAATGCTTTCACAGCAGCCAACATGGCCAGGTAAGTTTTACCAGTGCCTGCAGGTCCAACTGCTACTACAATTGATTGTTCTGAGTTGAGTAGGTTTAATATGAGATTTTCTTGATTGCGTGATTTTGGTATGAGTTCTATTGGTCGTTGTCGCTGCCTGGGTTCTGGATTAAATGGAATTGTGTTTTCTACCATTGGTGGTGTGATGCGTTTTTGTATTTGGGCTTTGGCCCCGCGTTGTCTACTCAAGTTTGGTTCTCCTAAAGTGTTTGCTATTTGATAGCATGAATATTTAGGTGTTTGTAGTCTGAGATCTATGTATCGAGATCTCAGAGATTATTGGCATAAGTATTTGGCTTTGCGGAAAGAAACCAAAGCGCACAGGTTCTAGTCTCTTGCCATAAATATCCGTATGGACGAAAACATCTTTAAAGATCACACTGACTACTGGAATGTGGCCGAAAACATCCGTGATATCTACCTCAGTGAAGGCAGCTTGCTCACACTGTTGGATTTTGAACGAGTTCTTGATGAACTAGATATCTATGCATTTCGCAACTGGGATCGCGGCGAACTGGTACAAGGTCCAGACATTGGCAAGTACAAAATAGGTTGCATATTCATGTGGCCTGAAAATCTCATGCCTGACCCACGCGGCGGTCGCAGACTGCTGCCATTTGACTGTGAAGTAAAGTTTAAAAAAGTAGACATGAAGATTCCTGTCAAGGTCACAGAACCCAGTGACTACGAAGCCGGAACACACATTGCTAGATTGATAACTAAAAAAGTATGGTTGGTAGAAATCATCATGCCCAAAAATCTCATTGCAGACATACGCACAGGCAGTATTGATTTAGAAGGTGAAGAAATAGATTTACAAGATCTCGACGATGCTTATGCAGAAGATATCGACAAAGACCAATACAAAGATGAAGAGAAAGCAGATGCAGCACAACAACAACTTCAACAACCCGCAGCAGCCCCCACAGCCGCAGCGCCGCCAGCAGCTTAACGAGGGCTTGAGCTATAAGGATATGGAGGGCATGATGAAGCCCACCGTGCATATCGACGAATTCAGTTCCAAGATGGGCGAAGATGCTGATGTGATTGTGGTGAGCTTTTTTGTTCGCGACAAGCAAGCAGCCAAAGATCTCATGAATTGGTTTGAAAAAGGCTACGACTTTGTGCTAGATGCTGATCAAAGCCCCGGCGAAATCAAACCCAATCGTTATCTAGTGTATTTGGAAATGCGCCGTCGCAATGCTGCACCTGGACAAATTGACGAAATTCTTCGAGATCTCAACACACTAACAGAGTACGAACCTGATGATTGGATCATGGTTTACAAGAAACAAAAACATGAATGGAGTCCCGAAACATTCGCTGAACTTGTTCCACTTACACCCAATGAGTATCGTCGACGTACCGAAGGCGATCTCAATGAGATGCGTATAGCTGCCGGGTTAGACGTAAAGCCTATCTATACCAAGGTCAGCAAAGACCTGCAGGCCATGCAAGCCGCAGCAGGTATATTATAATTTGGTATAAACAAAATACAATCGATCATTTGCGTCACGTTTGAATGTGTCTAACCTTAGATTGTATGTTTCTGCAAACTCATTCACAACTTCAAAAGTCCAAGGAAATATTTCCACATACGGCCCTGTTTTATGTGTGATACCCGGATTAGCACGTAGATAAAACTTCCCGTGTGTTTTCAGCAAACTCACACAATGAACAAATCGTTGTTCAATATCATCTCTACTATTGAAGTTGATTGAGCCTAGAGCAATGATCACGTCGTGGCTGGCTGACTTCACTCGATAGTCTAATATGTCTACTTCATAATCGGCACAATTATTGTAAGGATCAATGCCCACAAGATTTTGTATACGCCCTTTAAACGGATGATACCCACAGCCTACATCTAATACTGATCCTGGATCCAACGCATTGATCTCATCCACTAGACTCCATCCTGTGTGCTCATAATCACCTGTGCGAGGTTTCCATATTTCAGCAAAGAATCTGTGTGTGTAACGCTCACTGAGATCATCTACTATTTGTTTTAGTGTGCCGCGATATTCACAGGGCAGACTCAGCTCAGCTTCCACGGCATCTTTGAACTTGCGATAGCGAGCAGGTGTCCAGGGCAATTGATCTACTACTGTATCTTCAGTGATAGAAATTTTGCTATATTTGGGCAAAATAAATGCACTCTGCAAATTTTTTGCAATTAAGGAGAAAATTTTTGTGTTCATATAAAATTTTTGGTAAATAACTTTGATTTCAAACATATTTAAGGAGAAGTTATGAACATCAAAAAAATACTAGCAACTTTGGTTCTCTTGCCCGCGATAGCATTTGCCTGGGAACCCACCCGACCCGTTACTGTAATCGTGGGCAATACCGCCGGCGCCGGCAACGAAATAGCGTTTAGGAAACTGGCCGAGATCGTACAAAAGACCAATCCCAAGGTCAGTTTTGCAGTTGAAAATCGCCCAGGTGTGGATTCAGCACTGGCCAACAACTATTTCCTAACACAGGCACCTGACGGGCACTCAATCAATCTGCCAAGTCACATGAGCAGTTATGTGACCAACGACATCTGGGAAAAGTCTGTGAAGAAATACAACTACGATTCATTTGTAGATGTGTTGACCATGGGCAAATCACCCTTGGTGCTAGTAGCACATCCCAGCAGTAGTGTAAACACTCCACAGGATTTTGTTAAGTTAATCAGCACTACCACACGCCCTGTCAATGTGGCGCTAGGCGGCGGCGCACATAGAACAGCATACGAATACTTGATGGAACGTGGCCACGGAAATAGACAGCAAGTGCAGCCTATCAAGTTCAACGGCCCTATGCCCGCAGTGATCAGTGTAGCGTCCTTTGATCCTAAAAACGGCGGAACTGAATTTGGCATCATGCCCATTGCAGTGGCTCGTGCGCTAGTGGAAGGCGGCAAAGTCAAGCCTATCGGATTCACCGGCACACAACGCATGCCACAGTTCCCTACAGTGCCCTTGTTGAAAGATGTGGCACCCGGTATCAACGTTTATGCTGCGTGGAGTATCCAGTTACCACCCAACACTCCCAGAGATATTGTAGAATGGTATCAGAAGAATTTCAGTGCTGCTGTGCGTAGTAAAGAATATGCTGAATGGAGAGAAATCAATGTGGTATTCTACGAAGAAGATGAACTCACACCAGCAGGCCTGCGTCGACAAATGGATGAATTGCGAGCCGCCTTTATTCCTGTGCTGAGTCGAATTGATTTAAGTAAAGAATGAAATATATCTTTGTAGCCGGCGCCCCGGGCAGTAAATGGAGCAGTGTGGTCAAGAACATTTATTACAGCACTGACCTAGATCAAAGCGATTACAGTGTTGCTAGGACTTATTATCACGACGCTGGCGGCACAATGGATTTGATGCATTTGGGTGCGTATTTTGATCCTGGCATGGAGTTTGGTTTACCACCTGACTTGTTCACTCTGAGTAAAGATGCACTGGAGGATATATTTAACAGTGCATTCTCAGGCAATGGCATTCGTATTATCAAGAGCCACATCTTTGCCAACAATATTGATTTCTTAAAGGCCTGCTGGCCCGATTGTGCTGTTGTGCTGGTACATCGCCCCGACGATGCTTGTTTGGGATGGTGGGTCAAATGCGGCCATTTTGATATCACTTATCCATTGTATCACGAATACTATCGAGATCTACGAACAATGGCCAGTATTATTCACAGTCAGAATCTTGGCATACAGCAAGCTATTGCACGTTATCCATCACGTTGGCCCGACAACAATTTGGACCTGTGCAAATCGTTAGATATTTCACCGCCGGAGTCTTATTTTCAAGACTACTATAAATCAGATGTAAAGGTAACAGTAATATGAATCATATTGTTGAAAAAAGAACAGAAATGGTTCCTTTCCGTGATACTTATTCTCAGACCGAATTCAGACTGAAGGGATTCCGTTATTCAGGAACCAATCTCATTGATGAAATAAATTCTTTAAATCCTCAATTGGTAATTGATGTGGGCTGCGGTGTAAATTATTTCCGTGGCAAAATCAAAAATCTCATTGGGTTTGATGTTGTAGATTATCCTGACTCTGATTTTCATTGTTCAATCCAGGACATGGTAATTGACAATGACTCAGTGGATGTGGTACTTGCATTGGGCTCTTTACAATACAGAAATAGAGAACTTACTCTAATAGATATACAACGAGTTGTAGGCTGGATACGCCCTGGCGGTTACTTAGTGGTCAGAAATAAACAATTTGTGCCTGAGTCCGATTCGTCAAAGAGTGAATTCACATACAATTGGAGTCAAGAATGGTTTGAAAAGATCAGCAAAGATCTAGGATTGAATTTGATCAAAGGGCCGTTACTTGATCTAAATAACAATTTAGAGGACCTGAAAAGAATAGTATGGTGGTGGCAAAAATTATGAAATCAAATTGGAAAGAATCAAAACAACGCAGCAGATATCATTTTGATCCGCAACGTAGAGATCAAGCACATGAAGTGATTGAACATCTTGGGCGGGTGGATCCAGGTCATTGGCAAAATGATATTGATGAGATTGTTGCCAACTCTAAGCCAGCAACCTGGGCCACGAGAGGATACAAAGGAAAAGGAGTGCGGCCACCACGAGAGGATTTGGCAGCAGAAGAATATGATCTCACTCAGGCAGGAATGGCACCTGACACAGTTATCACACACTTGAATTGGCAGTTGCCCCAGAGCTTGCAATTGTTTGCAGATGAGTTTGGCCTGGACGATGCCATGTACAGAATACATGTGCAGCATCCTGGTGAAGTGTGGAATCTACACATTGACCGATTGCAAAAATGGTGCCCAGAAGATCCTTCACGTGTGTTACGAGCGTTTGTACAACTGACAGATTGGCAACCTGGACAGTTCTGGGAATACGGAAACTATCACTGGAATCAATGGCGTGCAGGCGATATCAGTACCTTTGACTGGACCAACATACCGCACTCAACTGCCAACGCAGGATATCATGCCAGGGTCACACTACAATTGACCGGTGTAAAAACAAAACAAACCCGAGACTTTCTTCGCGTATTGAGGTACAACTATTGAAAACAGTGTTGATACTGACAGGGCCGCAGGGCGCAGGCAACCATTTATGGTCAAAGATATTTGCATTACATCCACAAGTTTATGGCTGGCGAGATCTCTTGAATGAATACTGGATTGGGCATGATCAAGAACCATTTGCACCATATTGGCAAGATCCCACAAGATTAAATGAATTTCGTTGGTCACAAGCTGATTGGTTTGTGACGTCAATGAGTGTGCCGTACATGAATAATGGCACAGCTACAGAACCCAACTTCAAGGCATTTGTGCGCGGTGTGCAGAATCTTGGACACAAAGTTCTTTTTGCTATACTGGGCAGAGATCAGAACATAGTAAAAATGCAACAGGCTCGTGTGCGCGGCGCCATTACCATGCCACAGGCATTGTCTGCATACGATCAATTTGCTGCTCCTGTGTTCTTGAGTTATGAACTGCTGCACTTGTATGGCACAAAATATCTAGAATCTGTGTCACAGCAATTGGCATTTCCTATTGCATCAGCAGATGCTAGACTAAAAATAATTTTGCAAGATGACACAAACAGTAAATATTTTAATGCAGTTTCTGACCATCCCACAGATGATCTTGCACGATATTCTTCAAGAAAACACACATGACACAAAAAATATTAATAATGGGCTTGCCCGGAGCAGGTAAAACATTTCTTTCCAAAGCATTGAAAGCATATTTAGAACGTAACGGAGATATATTCAAAGTTAACCCAGGCAGAGTATTAAACTTTGAAGGCATGCCAAATAACAATACTCTTAGAGTAAATGTAGATTGGTTTAATGCTGATGAAATTCGCAAGCGTTTTAATGACTGGGACTTTAGTCGTGAGGGTCGTCTTCGTCAATCACTACGAATGGCCGAGTTTGCATTCAAGTGTACAGGCGATTTTGTTATTTGTGACTTTGTTGCACCATTGGTTGAGATGCGTAATAACTTCAAAGCTGATTGGACTATCTGGGTTGATACCATTGATCAAGGTAGGTTTGATGATACTAACAAAGCATTTATTCCACCTGAAGTATATGATTTCCGTGTTACAGAACAAGATGCTGATAAGTGGGCAGAGTTCATTGGGCAACATATATTAGAAAATCGCCGTAGACCTGTGTTTGATTTCAAGAAAGAAACTGTGCAGATGCTGGGTCGTTGGCAACCGTGGCATGCTGGCCATCGTGCATTGTTTGAACGTGCTATTGCCAAAACAGGGCAAGTTGCAATCATGATCCGTGATTGTCAAGGTTGGGAAGGGTCAAATCCTTTTGACTATGCACAAGTCACAAGATTTATCAAACGTGATCTGGACCCGCTGTATCAAGGGCAATTCACTGTGATTGTGGTGCCAAACATTGTGAACATAACATACGGTCGTGATGTAGGGTATCAAATTGAGCAAGAAACTTTTGATGCTGCTACCCATGCTGTATCAGCCACAGCCATAAGAAAAAGCCTGGGCTTATAAACACCTTTGCAGATAAATATCTGCATGTGGATTTTACACCTTCTTCCTGATGCATTCATAAACTGGATCGTCAATATCATTTTAATAGCCGGCGCTGTGACCACAGTGGCTGGCTTTTTTGTAAGTTTCATTCCGTTCGTAAACACCTATAGAACACCTGTGCAAATAGCAGGCATCTTGCTGTTGGTTACAGGAGTTTATTTTGAAGGTGGATATTCAACAGAAATGGCCTGGCGAGAACGTGTGCGTGAAGCAGAATCAAAAGTAGCCGAAGCAGAAAAACTCAGTGCAGAAACCAATACAAAAATAATAACAAAGTTCGTGAAAAAAACCCGAGTCATACACGATCGAGGACAAGACATTGTTAACTACATAGACAGAGAAGTGGTCGGCAATCAAGAAGTGATACGTTTTGTAGAAAATTGCCCCATACCCACAGTCATTATTGCCACACACAATGCGGCAGCACTGAATCAACCTGTTGAGGAAAAGAAATGAGATACCTGGCCATTTCACTGATATTGTGTTTGTCTGGCTGTGCAGCAGTTCCTGTTACTGCTGCATTTCCTGATGCACCAGAAATGTTGATGCAACGCTGTATGGATCTAAAGACCATTTCGAGAGACCAGGTCAGTATAGTAGATTTTGTAAAAACAGTAACAGAAAACTATACCGCATATCACGACTGTTCAGCTAAAAACTCAGCTTGGCAAGAATGGTATACAAAACAAAAGAAAATATGGGATGGCGCACAATGAGCAATTCAATACTCACACTGGAACAACTAAAGCAAATGGTCAAGAACCCGCACATTGAACATTGGTATGAAGCCATTGATCAACTGTTGCCCGAATACGATATCAATACCCCTGCCAGAGTTGCTGCCTTTATCGCACAATGCGCTCACGAGTCAGGAAACTTTGTGTTTGTGAAAGAAAATCTCAACTACCGAGCTGCTAGTTTAAGAAAAACATTTGGCAAGTATTTCACCGATGATGCCACAGCAGCAGCTTATGCCAACAAGCCTGAACGGATTGCCAATAGAGTATATGCCAATAGAATGGGCAACGGTGACGAAGCGTCAGGCGATGGCTATCGTTTCTGCGGACGTGGGCTGATACAACTCACCGGGCGCGATAACTACACATTCTTCGCCGGCAGTTTGGATATTCCAGTGGAGGAAGCCAGTGAATATCTGGCCACATTTGAAGGCGCTACGCAGTCTGCCTGCTGGTTCTGGGAAACCAACAACTTGAATAGATTCGCAGATGTCGGGGATATAAAAGGGCTCACACGAGCCATTAATGGTGGATACCTTGGGCTGGAGGATCGCATCAGCCATTATGAACATGCATTGCATGTGATGGGAGTATAAAATGACAAAAAAACATCATCACGCAAGTCACAGTGAAAAAGCCAAAGAAGACTGGATGAATTCAAAATGGCGGCCCATGATGGGCTGGATGTACATGACTGTGTGCATGTGCGACTTTATCATATTTCCAGTGCTATGGAGTTTGTTACAGTCAATGAGCAAAGGAGCAGTGACCAGCCAATGGCAACCATTGACCTTGCAAGGTGCTGGCTTGTTTCACATTGCCATGGGTGGTGTGTTAGGACTGGCAGCATATGGACGTACACAGGAAAAACTCAACGGAGCCAACAACGGTGGTATACAATTGCCATCTAATGCAGGCACAACTTATGTACAGTCCACCAACCCAGGAGTACCTGTTAATGTCAACGCAACAACATCAAGTGCAGGATTTGCAACCAGCCCAACAGCATTTGGCTCTGCGCCAACAACAGGCGTTAGCTCACCAGGTGGTTTTGGTACACCAACCACGCCCACAGCAGTTACCTGGCCCACAGTATCAGCAGCAGCACCAGTGACCATAGGATGGGGAGGCAAAAAAGCACCTCCTGACCCTGTATTTCCAGAACTATAAGGACATGACATGAAAAATTCAATTTTGATTGGAATTTTGCTAGTGATATTGTTGTTACTGGCATCAGGTTTGCCGGCACGAGCAGAGACCACACAAGTTTGCGTAGACGTCCGAGATCGTGCTGGGCAGCCAGTTAAAGATTCCAAAGGCAAGGTCAAACAAACTTGCAAAACAATGAAAAAGCACAAAAAACTGGAGGGCACTCGAGTCCCTGAAAAGAAATGATCCACTACTGTGTGTATAATTACATACAATGACTGATCACTATGCTACCCTGGGCGTGGCCCGTAACGCTTCTGCCGATGAAATAAAACGTGCGTTCAGAAAACTGGCGTCACAGCATCACCCTGACAAAGGTGGTGACACAAAGAAATTCCAAGAGATTCAAGCTGCCTACGAAACACTGGGCGACGAGCAAAAACGAGCAGCATACAACAACCCTCAGCCACAACCGCCATTTGGTGGTGGCGGATTCCATCAGAACTTTGATTTCAATGAAATCTTCAACATGTTTGGAACCAAATTTCAACAACCACAACAGCGTAGCCATGCCAGAATGACCTTGTGGATAACCATACAAGATGTGGCTGCGCCAGGGTCCAGAGTTGTGGCCATGGGCACACCAACAGGCACACACAATATTGAAATCAACATTCCCAATGGTATTGCCGACGGGGACAATGTGCAATATCCCAGTCTTGGTCCCGGTGGGCAGGATCTTGTGATCACGTTCCGTGTGCATCCGGACAAGACATGGCAACGTGTGAACAACAATGTGCATACTGAAACCACTGTGAGCATGTGGAAATTCATTGCAGGAGGTGATGTGCCCATGTTGGACATACGTGGCAATCGAATTGAAATCAGCATACCTGCCAACACACAGCCTGGCAGTATGTTACGTGCTAGAGGTCGCGGCTTGCCAGATCGAAATGGCCAGCTGGGAGACATGTTGGTCAGAGTACAAGCCAGATTGCCCGCCAGGATCTCTCCAGAATTGATGGCAGCTATACAGCGGGAATCTGCCGAATAATCACATGAAAGGTTGATCTCAATTGAGATCTATAGTATACTACTCACATGAGCAATTCAAATCAAATCCAAGACAATCCCGAAATTGACGCCATCATTGAAGGCGCTGTGCAAATCGCACGTGGCTGGCAACATGAATATGTTCTAACAGAACACTTGTTGCTGAGTTTAATCAGACATGATCCATTTAGAAAGACTCTAGCCAAATACGGCTGCGATGTGGACATGTTAGAAACTGAACTGTGCGGCTACTTGGACAGTCTACAAAGTCTAATTCGTGCTGGAGAAGATCTAACTCCACGTAAAACTGTTGCACTAGAGCGAGTGTTTAATCGTGCGCTAACCCAGGTATTGTTTACAGGACGCAGACAAGTGGTCACTGTTGACTTGTACTTGGCCATCATGGGCGAGACCAACAGCAATGCACACTACTTCTTGCTGAAATACGGTGTACACAAAACTGAATTCGTAGACTTCTGGACCAAGAACTACAAATCTGAGCGAGCAGCCGCAGGTATGAATCATCAACAAGCCACAGAAGTGCTGGAAGAATACTGTACCAGTCTCAGTTCAATGGCCGCAGCAGATCAATTGGAACCGCTGATTGGACGCTCAACAGAACTGGATGAAATGATCGCTGTGCTAGCACGTCGTTTCAAAGCCAATGTACTCATGGTAGGTGATCCAGGTGTGGGCAAAACTGCCATCATTGAAGGCCTTGCACAGGAAATCGCACAAAATCGTGTGCCTGAGTTCCTTAAAAATCACGAAGTATGGAGCCTGGAAATTGGTAGCTTGGTAGCAGGATCAAAATATCGCGGCGACTTTGAAGAAAAGTTCAAAGCAGTAATTGCTGCCCTGGAAGCCAAGAAAAATTGCATCTTGTTTGTGGATGAAGCGCATACCATGAAAGGTGCAGGGGCAGGCAGTTCGGGTAGCTTGGACTTTGCTAACATGCTGAAGCCAGCTATTACCAAAGGCAATTTAAAAGTAATTGCATCAACCACCTGGGAAGAATACTACGAGTCATTTGAGAAAGACCGCGCACTCATGCGTCGCTTCTATCGTCTCAGCATTGATGAACCAGATCGTGACACCACAGAAAAGATTCTGATTGGACTGAGCCCACGCTTGGAAAAATTCCACAATGTCATGATCGACACAGAAGCCATGACTGCTGCTGTGGATCTTGCTGGTCGTTATATCCATGACAAAAAGAATCCAGACAAATCAATTGACTTGCTGGATGCTGCATGTGCCAGAGAACGTGTGAAGGATGCAGGTCAGGTCACTGTGAACAAAAGCATGATCGAAGAACAAGTGGCACGAGTAACAGGTGTGCCCACTGACCGCTTGCAAAATGAACGCAGTTTGAAGATTGTGGATCTGGAATCTAACATCAAGCAAAAGCTGTACGGACAAGAAGAAGCCGTGGATAGTGTGCTAGAACGTGTGTATATCAACTTCTCAGGTATTGGTACACAAGGCAAGCCCATGGCAAGTTTCTTGTTTCTGGGCCCAACAGGTACAGGCAAAACTGAGTTGGCCAAGCTGTTGAGTGAGAACCTGGACATGCATCTGCTGCGCTATGACATGAGTGAGTTTCAAGAAAAGTTCTCGGTCAGCAGCCTGATTGGTGCACCTCCTGGCTATGTGGGCTTTGCGGATGGCAATGTGGGCGGTGGCAAACTGATCAGTGACCTCAGCAAGCATCCATTCTCTGTTATCTTGTTTGATGAAATTGAAAAAGCACACTCTGACGTTACCAACATCCTGCTGCAAATGCTGGATGAAGGACATGTGACTGGCGCAAATGGCAAACGGGTAGACTGCAAGAACACCATTATCATCATGACATCAAACCTGGGTGCCAGAGACAATGAAAACAACAACATTGGATTCTCTACAGACTTGTCCAAGACCGGTGAAGAAGATCGTGCAATGAAAGAGTTTTTCCGCCCAGAGCTGCGCAATCGTATTGACAAGATCTGCAAGTTTGTCAAGTTGGACACCTTGGCTATCAAGAAGATTGTGGTGAAGTTCTTGGATCACTTGAAATCAAGTGTGGCAGAAAAGAACATCAAACTGTTTTTCTCAGAAGCAGTGATTGAACTGTTGGCAGACAAGGGTTACGATAGCAAAATGGGTGCTCGTCCGTTGAATCGCAAGATTGATGAATTGATCCGTGTGCCATTGAGCAAGCGTATCTTGTTTGAACAGTTGACCGACTGTGCATTAAATGTGGAATTACAAGACGAAAAGATTGTGTTTGAACTAAAGGACCCACAACATGTACATACGCATATCACCAGCCCAGATACAGTGTGAGCCACGCGACTCACTTTATTTCGGCAAGTACGAATATGTAGTAAGTCTGCGGATCAATGATGCTTGGTTGCTGCGCAATCTTTCTCGAACAGCGGTTTTGGAAAGAATGCGTAAACATGATCAATATCATCTTTCGGCCATTGGTCGGGCAAGAATATCAGACTTGACCAAGGAGAATCTAATGCATGCTGTGCATGTAATGGCGACTCTCAAGAGCACATTCATTCATCGCACGTATGGGCATAACACTTTTCATGTGTACACCAATGATCTTCAAGATGTTGAGATCCTGCAGAAGAATTATCCCATGGAGTCAACTACCAAACAAGCAGCAGTGGTATATCCGTCGGATGTGGTAATGTTAGCAACTGAACCTAAATATCCATACAGAACTTATTTTAAGGAAAAGAATCTGGCATTGGAAAAGAAACAGGCATTATGGACGTGGATCAGCAATCAGACTCCAGATCTTGTGGCCAGTCCCGTAACTAAAAAATGGTTTACTGCACAGTCGCGCCCGAGTCCATATGGTTATAACTGGTCAGGAGCAGGATCTGATTGGTGTCGGGGGCATTATTTTATAGAACACACTGATCTCAAGCATATTACCATGTTGGCAATGCTATGTCCGGGGTTGACTCGTAAAACTGTACAAGTGCAAAAACGGCCATAAATACAGTATGGAATTGAAACACTATGAAGAATTTAAAAAACAAAGAAGTCTCGCTATGCTTGGAGTAAAGAGAGGCCCTTACAAAAAACATAAGGAAATAATAAATGGCTAAAATTTATACCGAAACTATTGTAATTACACTCAATAAATTGGTCAAAGACGATGCAGCACCTGCTGAAGTGGCTACAGATGATGTTATAGCATCACTGGTGTCTGTGGTTGAAGAACTTGCAGGCGTTGTTGTGGAAGTGGATCGAGCATAATGGCCATTACCACTGTCACACTAGTGCCTTATACAGAGTATGGTGTGCCATCTGGTAACTATGACGGGTCCTCACAAGATTTCATTGGCGATCCACAAAAAGCTGCCAACTACTATCTTGGTCGTGGCGGCATCCAAACTCTACGCTGGGTGTTTCGTGGCGTGCAAGGTGAAGTTTCTATCCAAGCTACTTTGGACAATGATCCTGCTGAATCACGTTGGTTTGATATAGCGTCCTATGGCGATGGCAGTAGTGCCGATTCCAGCACTATCACAGACACTTACATACAAGCTGTGGTGGGCAACTTTGTGTGGTTACGAGCAGTGGTCTCTAATTTCCAAGACGGTGTAATCGAAACAGTACAGGCCACATACTAAATGTCCAGCACTGCTAAATTTGGATTTAGTATCACTCCGAGTGATCCTGCTGTGCCGTTGGGCATGGAAGTTTGGTTAGATGGTGATAAAATCTTTGATCAAGCCCATGTGAGTCAAACTGAGACCGTTGAACATGACTTGAGTGATCAGGATGGAGAGCATGAGTTGCGATTTGTTTTAAAGAACAAACTGCGCAAGCATACTCAACTGGATGCCGACAAGAACATTATCAAAGATGCCAGCATTAGAATTGACGATATCATGTTTGAAGATATTGATGTAACATATTTGATATCTACCTTGGCAGAATATCGGCACAATTTCAATGGTCACGGTGCCGACACTACAGACCAGTTCTATGGTGAGATGGGCTGCAATGGCACAGTCTCTGTGAAATTTACCACACCCATCTACCTCTGGCTATTAGAAAACTTGTAACTAAATACTGGGTATGAAACAATTAGTAATCATGCCTGGTGGATTTCATCCTTTTCACGCAGGCCATTTAGCACTGTATAATTCTGCTACTCAAGCATTTCCCAATGCTGATGTCAAAGTGGCTGCAACCAACGACACTTCAACTCGCCCTTTTCCTTTCCGACTAAAAGAAAAGCTAGCACAGTTGGCCGGAGTTCCTCCAGGAGACTTCTATCAAGTTAAATCACCATTCCGTGCAGAAGAAATCACACGCAGTTACAATCCTGCAGACACACAGTTGATTTTTGTGCGTTCAGAGAAAGACGCCACAAAGCCCCCACAACCTGGTGGTATCAAACGTGATGGCACACTGTCATACTTGCAACCCATCTCGGATCAAATGGCACCCATGACTCAACACGCATACATGGCTTACTTGCCCACGGTGGAGTTTGGGCCAGGTATGACTTCAGCCACACAGATACGCACAGCATGGCCGTCGTTGACAGAACGCCAGCGCACTGCATTGGTCATGAGTCTATATCCCAACACACAGAAGAACCCTAAATTGGCCAACACAGTGGTCAAGATGTTGGATACTGCTATGGGTGCAGAAAACTTAAATGAGTTTGCTCGAGGTGATTTCAATGGTGGCGATGATAGCAATGATTTACAACTTTATCTTAATGTTGCTAAAAAGTTGAATATGAAAAAATATAAACCATCAACAGCACACAATTTAATTGCAAAAAAGATGGCTGAGTTAGTTGATACTGTTGATGATGAAAAAGTAGATTGGGCCCGTCATATGGCTCGTAAGGCACAAGGCTTACCAAATATGTTGGATCAAAGTGTCGACGAAGAAGTCACACGTCAAATGAGCCAAGGCGGCATGCGAGCCAGCTATCAAAGCAAGTACAACCAGCCCATTGCTGAAGATTATTTGGACGAAGCAAGGTCGTGGAAATTCTACCAGCCTGCTATACTCCGTTAAATATTCTACAACATTGAAAGGGCCTTATGGCAGACGAACAACAATTACCTTACCAGAATGCATCCCCAGTGGATCAAAACACCGGTCAACAAAGCATTCAAGTCAACATTGACTACTTGAAAACCACCCGAGTGCATATATGCATGCCATGTTACGGGGGACAACTCACTGAAAGCACATTCATGAGTTACATCAAGTGGGCCAACGTGGCACGCCAACTGGGCTTGGACTGGACCGTGGAAACAATGACCAATGAATCCCTGATTTCTCGTGCTAGAAACACACTCACTGCCAAGTTCTTGCACACAGAAGGATCCACACACTTGATGTTTATTGATGCAGACATTGGTTGGGAACCTTGGCATTTGCTGGTCATGTTGAATCATGACAAGGATGTGGTAGGCGGTTTGTATCCAATGAAATCACTGCCAGTAAAATGGTGTGTTAATGGTATTCCTGATGCGGTGCAAGATGATCCATCCGGCTTGATTGAAGTCACCAAGACCGGCACTGGTTTCTTGTTGATCAAACGTGGTGTGTTTGAAAAGCTCAATGCACATCCTGCTGTGAAGCCGTTTATCAACGACATTGGACTAGATCCAGCATTGAATCCTCACATGAAAACATACTTTGACACTGCGGTGCGTGAAAATCGTTATTACAGTGAAGACTGGACATTCTGTGAAAACTGGCGTGATATCGGCGGACAAGTTTTTGTGGACAAACGTGTGTTGTTGAAACACACAGGTACCTATGTGTTTGATTATCAAACTCAAGACAAACTGTATGCGGACCTGCATCAGATTGCCATGACCAATCAGGCCAATCAACCACAGGTTGTGATCCAACAACAGCCTACCGTAAGTGATTTAACAGCAGCCGCAACGCCAGTTGAAGCCACTGTGATTGCCACAAACAAGAAGGCTCCAGAGGAAACTGCTACTGCTTGATGGAAAAGCCCTTAGGGGCTTTTTTTAAGATTGTAAGTTTTTCCTTTGTTCCAAGGAATCTTTCCTTTTTTTGCCTCACGTATTTTCTCTACAGTTTCAGCAGAATGTTTCCTACCAAACATGGGATTATCTTTTCCATTTCTTTTGCCAATGAGAGCGTCTGATGATTTCTGTCGTGTTTCTTCTGTAACTATCCTACCTAAAGATTTTTCTCGACGTATTCTATTAGATTCTGCGCTTTGTTTTCTACCAAACATGGGATTTTTGTTTCCTAATCTGTCAGCAGATGATGGGCCTTCCCCTCCCTCAGTTTTGTTTCTTAGAATACCTGTATTGCAATCTTTTCGACCATACCAAGCAATCATTCTGCGTTCTATAGCTAACGCACCTATCTCTGAGAGACCTGTTTCTAAAGTTATAATTCTGTTTTGATCCAATGGGACTACAACACTATGGGCTCTATCCCATGCTCTTTTATTTTTTCCTTTACCGATGTAATACGGTGTACCGTCATTACGAAGATATGCGTATACATAGAAACCGCTAGGTGGGCAACTTTTGGTAAATATCATTGCTGGTGCTCCTTATAGCATTAGAGTAGTTGGGAATTCCTAGTTCCGTGAACTACAACTATATTTATGTACCAAAATGAACTTTCATGATCTTGACAACTACAATCTCGCAGATGCCGTAAAATTCCATCAACGTCTGAACCCCCGTTTGTGGGGCAAGGACGAACACTTGTTGCCTGAAGTGCGTGACAAGTTGTTGGCAATTGCATCAGATTTTCAAGAATTCCTGGGTGTTGATGAACTCAACATTCAGGACATTACCATATCAGGTAGCAATGCTGCCTATAGTTATACTCCCAATTCTGACATTGATCTACACCTTGTGGTAGACATTCCCGACGATCCTGTGTATCAGGAATTGTTTGCAGCCAAGAAATATCAGTACAACGCCGAACACAACATAAAGATTGCCGGCGTTCCGGTAGAACTGTATGTACAGCCCAGTGATCAAAAGCATGTGAGTCAAGGTATCTACAGTGTAAAGAACGGTGACTGGACACAAGTTCCGCAGCGCCGCCGCGCCACAATAGATGACTCATGTGTGCAGCACAAAACAGCTGATCTTGATGCCAGAATACACGAAGCTATCCGGTCAGGTGATGCAGATGCTGTGAATCGACTGTGGGAAAAGATCCGAACAATGCGTCAAACTGGCCTGGAACAGAACGGCGAGTTTGGTTGCGAGAACATTGCATTCAAACTGTTGAGGAATTCCGGCTGCTTGACCAAGCTGAAAAAAGCCAAAACATCAATACAAGATCGTGAACTGAGTTTGACACGCAAACCTGCGCCTAGAAAGAAAATGAATTATGGCATGCGTGATTACTGGTATCCAGGTACTGCGTATGCTGGCCAAGATCATCCAGCAGGCACTGAAGCAGAACAAGTGGATGAAGGTGCAGATCCAGATCAGCTTAAAAAGATCATACAGCGTTTCTACAACAATTGCATTGATAAGCTACAGTTAAAGAACCCGCCCCGACTGCGCCTAGAAACAACTCCTGCATGGAGTCAACAAAATGGTAGCTTTGGACAGTACGAGCCGGAAACCAACACCTTGATCTTGGCCACTGCTGATCGTCATGTGTTGGATATACTTCGCACCATGGCTCATGAAATGACACATCGTCAGCAGGATGAACGCAATCCTTTGCCCGACAATGCTGGTGAAACAGGTAGCCCTTGGGAAGATCAAGCCAACGCTCAAGCTGGACGTATCATGAGAGACTGGGCACAAGAGCAGCCCGGTATGTTTGATGGTGCCACGCTGGAAGAAGCTTCGGGTTATATCCCCACAAAGAAGCAATCCAAAGATCCACGATTTGTTATGGCACTGACCCGGGATGTGCGTCCCGGTGCTGTGGGCAAGGAAGCCAACAAGCTGGGATTAGAAACAGATAGCCAAGGACATCCTGCTTTGCTCACAGCAGGCCTAAACAAGTTGTTGCGTGAGTTCAAAGAGCAAGACCTGTTTGAAATCAACATGGGCGGCAAGAGTCTGCGTAAAGAAGCTGCCAAGACCGGTGCCATCGCTGGCATGGAATTTGAAATGATTGTGCCCAACACTTCATCAGAGGATCAGGAACTAGAGCCCGACTGGGATCAGGATCAATCAGCCAGCAGCGCATACGACATCCGAGACTTTTTTTATGACGGTGATTACAACAGTCGCAGAAGTGTTGATAGTCTGATTGATCGGATAATGGAAGATTACAGTGATTGGCAAGTGGAACATTTTGACAGTCGTTGGGATTCGGACGCCGAACAATTCATCTACGAATATATCAAAGAAAATATCGACGACGACGAAATCAGACAGTTGCTGGATCTAGAACCAGACGACGATATTACCAAAAAAGAATATCAACTGGCCGCGGACATGATTGTCACTGAACAAATGTCTCCTTGGTATGAGGATGCTCGAGAGTCATCTCAGGAGGAGTTTCTTGATGATGACCATTTTGAAGAATTTTTACAAGACAATGACCTAGACACCATGAGTGGCATCCATAATCGTTACGATAGCATGGTCCATTGGCCACACTATACCAGTGGTGGCGGTGACACCAGCGTTCAAGACATAGCAGACGATTTCAGTCATGCAGTGGGTCGCCCTGCACAAGCAAGAAGTGATTATCATGCATATGGTCAAGAGCGTCCGGGCCCGGGCAAGAACTTCTATGTGGTAGAACCTGACGGCAGCTTACAGCCCGATGATTCTGACGATTCGGGCTTGGAGTTTGTGAGCCCGCCCTTGCCTATAGATGACATCATGAGTGACTTGAAAAAGGTCAAAGCCTGGGCAGACAAAACAGGTTGCTACACCAATAACTCAACTGGCTTGCACATCAACATTAGTGTACCCAACTACAGTATAGACCGACTGGATTATGTGAAACTGGCCCTGCTCATGGGCGACGAATATGTGTTGAATAACTTCGGCCGTGCCAGCAACACCTATGCAAGAAGTGCAATGGGCAAGATCCGAGGCAAGGTAACTCCAGAGAATGCCAAACAAATACTAGACAAAATGAAGTCAGGCATGGATCAGTTAGCTACCAAGGCCATACATTCGGGCATCACAGACAAGTACACATCAATCAACACCAAGGATGGACACATTGAATTTCGCAGCCCCGGTGGTGACTGGTTGGATGACAACTTTGAAAAGATTGAAAACACCTTGATGCGATTCACAGTGGCCATGAGTGCTGCGTTGAATCCCGAAGCATACCGACAAGAGTATCTCAAGAAGCTGTACAAGATGTTGGCACCCAAGGGCGAGACAGATCCTCTAGCTATCTTTGCAAAGTACGCTGCTGGCGAACTGCCCAAGGCTGCACTCAAGAGTTTTATACGTCAAGCACAACTGGTGCGTGGTAACAAAGCAGCCAAACAAGCTGAACTGGATACCATGTATAAAGACCTTGCTACGGCACCAGGGGAAGTTAACCAAGGCAACTGGGGTATTTGGCTTGGGTCAGTAAATCAATTTTCACGTATGCCTGGAGAATATTCTGCGGGGGAACCAGTTCCGTTGAGAAGATTCTCTAGCCAAGAAGCTGCTGAACAATTCCTCACCCAGACTCGTGCAAGTAATCCAAGAATGCGAGCAGATGCAGAAGTTCGTGAAATAGAGCCAACCACTGCACAAGCAGCACCCGAACCCGGCAATGTGCAATGGAACATTGTGGATGCCGACGGAAATGTTGTGCATACTTTCCGGAACACAAATGCGCAATCAGATGCCAACCAAGCAGGCAGATCATGGATTTGGAGCCAGCGCCTGAGTCATCATGCTGGCCGTGGCCCATGGGATATTGTTCCTGCAGCCAACTCTACTGCACCAGCAGAACCCGAAGCCGGTAGTATGCAATGGAACATTATTAATAGTAATGGCGAAACTGTGCATACTTTCTGGGACACAAATGTGCAAAGAGATGCCAACCTAGCAGCACGACTATGGTTGATTGACCATGATTTAGATGATTATCGAGAGCAATTTGATGTTGTTCCTGCGGCTATTCCAGGCCGCGCGCAATCTCTAGCCCGCTGGGGTCCCGCACGCCAGGCAGCATTAGCAGCAGCCAGCATGGCCGCTGATGCAGCCCCATCAGCAGCAAATCATTTGCGCAATGCAGCTATGAGCAACTCCACAAATCCTCCATATTATCCACCACCTACTCCAATTCCCGGAGTGCAAGACATTGAAATAGATATTCCAATGGCACAAACACAGTGGGAAGTATACAATAGATCTAGTAACCAACCAGTATTTGTGATGCGAGCAGCTGATCAAGCCGAAGCCTGGCGTAAAGGTCAAGAATGGGTGGCCACTGCAATGCAGACAGATCCAACAATAGATGCTAGTAACTTCTCAGTAAGACAGAGTGCTCAACCAGTGAGTGAAAGCCGAGAAATTACTAAACTTCACAAACTGGACTCGGTATTAAAAAAATGTATTAGCATGATCCATCGTGGCAAGCAAATCAATCCCAAAAAGTACGGGGGCGTGGCTGCTTGTTTGATTGACAACAAAAACAATCACACTTATGCTATCAACATGCCTGGCCCCAATGGTACACGCCGCCATGCTGAACGCATGGCCATAGATAAACATTTAAAACGTCATGGACGTATTGGCCCCAATGCTATCATGGTTACCACATTGAGTCCTTGTGTAAATCACATGACTGAGCGTGATGGTGAAAGTTGTACTGAGTTGTTGAGTGACTATGGCATTGAAAAATGCTATGCTGGTTGGCAAGACCCCACACAGCAGCCCGCTGAAGATTATCCGTTTAATCTACAGGTCACAGACAACGCTGACATTTTCAACACTTGTCAAGACATAGCTGCCAGTTTCCTGCCACAGGTCGTGGCCAATGAACTAAATGAAACTGTCAATCCAGATTGTTTTGATCCGGCATTCAATGATACTCAACACTTTGATGGGTTGACGTATCGCGCCACAGTACAAGAAGAATATGGCAAACCAGTACTCACAATCAAGGTTCTAGATGACAACTTCCAGCAAGTGGGTATTTCCAAATTCAAACAAAGCAAAAAAGGTGTGGTGTCGTTGATCACCAGTTTCCGCCCTGAATATCAAGGGCAAGGTATTGCACGCAACATCTATGCGTATGTTAGAATGTTGGGCAACACTATTGTACCAAGTAAAAATCAATTACCACCTGGAAAAGCCATGTGGGCGGCTTGGAAGAAGTCCGGTGATGCCAAACACTTGATGAAAGATGTGGCAGAAGATGCTGATGGCAATATAGAAATACGATCTGAACCCACCAGCACCGGTGGTATGCAAGTGTATGCTTACCGTGATGGCAAAGAAGTAGGATGGGTGAGATTTCAGCGACTCAGCAACGGTAAAGTCAAAGCTGCCATGGTTCATGTGCCAGAACGACTGCGTAGACAAGGCATTGGCAGTGCTATGTACAAACATGCTAGGCATGTTCTTGGGCTAGACATTGTGCCTAGCGATAGCCAAACAGCAGATGGCCGATTGTTCTGGAACAAGATACACGAAGTCGAAGAAGAACCGATAAGAATCAATCTAGGCAACAACAATGCAGCACGAGCGTTCATTGAACGAGTTTACGCACGGTATCCATATACCATGCAGAACAATCATGTCATGGTTTGGGGCAAGGGTGATGAACAACAGTTTGCTATGTTTGAACTAATACCTAGCTTCAGTAAGCGAGGTGCAGTCGAAGTCAAATGGTTCCAAGCATATCCATTACGCCAAGGCGTTGGTTCTAAAGCAATGAAAGAACTACAAGCAATGGCCCGTGAAGATGGTATTAGTCTTACATTGTTCCCGTGGGACAAAGGACAAGTGAGTCAAAGCAAACTGACCAAGTTCTACCGAGGTCAAGGCTTCAAGCCTGCTGTCAAAGGCAGTAAAGCAATGCAGTGGGAACCCATATCTGAACGCAAACAACATCCACTAGAAGATTTTGAAGGATTAAAATTTAGAATAGTTGCCGACAGCGGCCAACTGTTTGTGAATGCTCTTGATCCAACCGGAAACAATGAACTAGGACATGTTGTATTTGACCTTGACGATAGCAAAGAACTATATCCGCGGGATTTGTTTATCAAGGACAAATTTCGAAGTCAAGGTATTGCTCGAATAATGTATGATTTTGTCAAAAGCAAAGGTTATACAATACAACGAAGCTGGGATCAAACTGATGCAGGTTCAGGTTTCTGGAACAAGCACAAAGGTGAAGATGTCCGTGTATGGGAACAAAACGATCTAGCCGAAGAAAGAACACACCATCCGGATCATAAATTCAAAACTGCGTACCATATTACCAGCACTGAAAACGCAGAAGAAATTCTATATGGTGGACTAGACCCTTATGATGGCAAAGCATTCATGGTAGTGGACGAAGGTGACAAAACCAAGTTACAAAGAGAACTAAGTATGGTTGGTGGCTGGATGTATGCCAAGACAGAGGGCAGCGATGATCCTTTAACATTGTTGAAAATTGATGTGACAGGTATTCCATTAACATATGATCAGGGATGGTACTTCTCCACAACTAACATTCCTCCAGAACGTATACGAGATTTAGGTGAAGATGAATTAGCAAGGTATGTATAATGAGAGCAAATGAATTTTTAATTGAACGAGCAACTGACGTATTGTTTCATTACACTGGTATCAGAGCTGGTCTAAAAATACTGCAATCAGGTAACTTTGAATTGGCCAGCGTGACTGGTACCAGGAGTGAAGAACAGTATGCTCCACCTGGCTATCCGTACTTTCTTAGTCTAACACGAACCATAACTGGAGACTATCATCGCTGGGTGGGATCAGGTGCTGTGATGTTCAAGCTCAACGGCGACTGGTTTAACTCTCGTTACATTGTTAAACCCATCGACTACTGGGAACGTTCTTGGCTGCACAGCAATGGCACAAGAACAAGAGAATCAGAAGACCGTGTGTTCAGCAAAGAGCCTACTATTCCAATCACTCCTGTGACTGAAGTTCATGTGTTGCTGAAAGAACAAAATGAATATCGCAGTCCAGAAACACGACAAATCCTGATCACAGCCAAACAACAAGGCTTGCCTGTGTTTTTCTACACAGACGAAGCTGCCTGGCGCTTGCTGGACAAACGTCGAGCAAAAACACCTGCACAAGCTCGTGAAGTGTTGCGTGGACCGCAACCGGCTGGATATTCTCGCAAGCCCACAGACTTTGTGAAGCCTTGGATTGAGTTGATTACCAAGAACGACGAAGCGCATCTAAGTGAACGAGCAAAACGTGCATTAAAGACCATGCGGTACTATGGTAATGCACATGAAGATCAAAATCTCAGTGTGGATCTCAGCAATGCTCGCAAGCCCGATTCAGGAGACCGTGCTAGTGCAGTTTGGATAATTAAGTACATGCAAGACAACGATTTTAAATCCACACTGGAATTGAAGAATGCTATCTCCGACAAATGGGATGCTATCTTCAAAGCCAAGCAAGCTGCTGAGAAACCTGCAACTCCCAGTGAGCCTTCGGTTGATGAAAACTTTGCCGACGGTAAACACCCTGAAGACAAAGGCGACTCAAAACGTCTAGGTGTTCCTACCAAATCATCAGTAAGCAATCTGCGTAAATATGCCAAGAGCCACTCAGGCCGGGCTGCACAATTGGCACATTGGATGGCCAACATGAAATCAGGAAAGAAGAAAGCATCATGAAATCAAGTGAATTTATTACAGAAACCACCCGCCGCTTGGAGGAAAAGTGGAGCCAAAAATACAAGAGCAGTATCAACTGCTCACATCCTAAAGGTTTCAGCCAACGAGCACATTGCGCTGGCAAGAAGAAACACAATGAGTCAGTTGAGATGGAAATGGTCTGCGAAGACTGTGGCATGTGTCAAACACACGGCAATCTCATTGAGATTGCCAAAGGTGCCAAGGACGCAAATGGTGTTACCAAGTGCTGGCCTGGCAAACATGCTGAAGGTACCAAGACAGGCAAAAATGGCGGACAAGTACGTAACTGTGTGCCAAATGAAAGTGTAGACGAAGCTGCTAATGCAGCACAACAAGCCGCTATTGCCATAGCCAAGAAAAAGAAAAAAGCAATGGACGAAGCTGCCAAACATGGCCTGTACTACAATGTGAACAAGCGCAAGGCTGCAGGTACCAGTAGAGATGCCAGCAGTCCCAAAGCACCTACTGCACAAGCATGGAGAGATGCAGCCAAGACTGCCAAGAATGAAAGTGTGGCAGAAAGCGAAGGAAAACGCTGCATGCAATGCGGCATGATCAACTGCAAGTGCCCCGGTGATTCATGCAAGTGTAAACCCATCGCAGGTTGGGTCCCAGGCAAAGGATTCAAGAAAGCCCGAGAAGAAGCCGCAGGGACTATCACAGAAGATCTCAACGCTGATCAACAGTTTGATATCATTGAAGAAATGGTTATGGAACTGGCCGAAGCACATGGTGTGGATGCTGATGAAATCTGGGAAGATTTTGAAGCTGTGGATGATCATGAACTGTATGAAACAGCAGCCTGGCGTAGAAGTGCAGGCAAGAGCAAAAAAGGCGGTCTTAATGCCAAAGGTGTGGCCAGTTACCGCAGAGAGCATCCAGGCAGTCACTTGCAGATGGCAGTGACCACCAAGCCCTCAAAACTCAAGCCCGGCTCAAAAGCAGCCAAACGCCGCAAGAGTTTTTGTGCTAGAATGGGCGGAGTCAAAGGTCCAATGAAGAAGCCCAATGGCAAACCCACCCGCAAGGCCTTGGCACTGAGAAAGTGGAACTGCTGATGAGAGCAACGGAGTTTGAAACTATTGAAAAAATTCCAGCTGGAGAATATCAAGGTGGAAAAAAATCACTATATGTTCCCACACAGTTTAAATCTGATGTTACAAAAAAATTGCCCGGGGGCAGTGGATTCTTATACACTATAGGACCTGGACAGTATGGTACCGATATACAAATATGGGATCCAAAAGGACCGGATTATATCAATGCTACACAAACGCCGCCAGTTAGAAAACCTCGAGAATCAGACGGGTCATATAACGAAAGAGTTCAATATTGGAATCATGCTAATAAACGAGCATTACAAACTCCTGGACAATTGATTGGTAAACTTTTAACCACACCGGCAAAAACCGGATATCACAATTTTCCGTTACCTGATGCAGTAAGAGTTGATACTATCACTGTTGATGAAGATTATAGAGGGCAGGGAATTGCCACAGCATTGTATGGTATTGTATTAACTATCATGAAATTGCCACTGGTTGCCGGTCTTTCCCAAACACCCGGTGGCCGTAAAAATTGGGTCAGCCTTGCCAGTATACCCGGTGTTGAAATGAAAGGGTATGTTGGTTTAGAACATTATGATCTAACTTCTCGTAATATTGACACAGTCATGGGCCAACTGGGTGGAGAATATCTTGGCTCATCTAAAGATGGAGAACGATTTTTTACATTTGATGTACAGCCCACAACAACTGGACAAGAATTAGAAGCCTATGTTAAAACTTATATGAGCAAAATATACGGCAGTGGTAGATTTAATTCTGGACTATACGCAACTTGGAGCGGCGCATGAGAGCAACTGAATTTATTACAGAACTAAAGATAAACAACCGGCAAGGTCTGGGTGCAGTGCCACACAATGCAGATGTGAATTACTTTGGCCTGCAAGTGGTCATGCGGCCCAGTATGTTTTTGAAGCTGAGTTTACCCTTGGACAAGAACTCACCCGACGAGCAAGAGACTATACAGCACTTGAGAAAACACATCAATGATCCAGGCTTTGGTGCTCCATTCTTGACTGTTGTGGTGCCCGAAGCTTGGGAGTCAGATGACTTTAGTCTAGAAGCCCGGGTTCGTGATCATGACGGCCGTCACAGAATGTATGCTATCTTGGACGAGCAAGGTGATCAACCGGTAGAAACACATGTCTTTTTGCCACACTTTCGACGCAGAGATATTACAGATGGTATCATTGAGAATTTGCGCAATGGCATATTGAGTCAAAATGGGCAGTATGTGAGTGGACCTATCTTTGGAGATGCCAAATGAGAGCAAGAGAATTCACCCGCAAGAAAAAGCCCGAACACCAGGAACTGGACGAACTGAGCTTCTTGGGATCTCCTTGCACCAAAGATTGTTCTGGCCACAGAGCTGGATATGCCTGGAGCAAAGCACGTGGCAACAGGAATGCAATGAGTCACAGCAACAGTTTTAACAATGGTGCTAGATTAGCAGCACAAGGCAAATAGAATAAATAAAGCATAGATCATTCATAAAGGAACATCACATGAGATCAACAGAATTTATTAGAGAAGCAGGTCCAGGAGAGCCAATGACCGATGCTGAATATGCTGCACAACAAGCTCAAGGTCAAAAGAATCTTCAAGGAATTAAAAATTTCTTTGCTGGGGCACCACAAACTGGCGCTGCTAGCAACATGGCACGAGATCCGGCACAACAAGCTGGTCAGGGTGTACCGGCGCCAGTGAATTCAATGGATGACAGTGATGATGTATACGCCAATCCTTTTGTGCCCCCAGCAGCACCAGCAGCACCAGCAGCACCAAATATACCTGCTGCAAATCCAATGAGCCAAGATCCTGCACAAACAGCACAAGCAGCAGCACCAGTGAAATTACCTGCCCGTCCCGGGCAACAAACATCCGGGCGCCGGTCTGATCCAGCAGTGTTGAAAATACAGCAAGATCTTATTGCCAAAGGTTACAAGATCAAAGCCGACGGTATCATGGGGCCAGCTACTCAAGCAGCACAAAAAGCAGCAGCAGCACCCAATCAGTCATCAGCAGAAACTGCTAGATTGTCGCGACCTGCACCAGGTGCAGTACAACAAGCAGCTACTCCTGCTGTAGATCCAACAAAACAATCAGTTAGCCAACGATTAGCTACAGGCCCATCTTTGATTGATCAAGGTAGAGCAAGATTAGGAATACCTGCAGGAGGAACATCCCCAGCAGCGCCTAAAGCACCAGCGGCACCGGCAGCGCCTAAAGCACCAGCAGCACCTGTAACAGGCGGTGCAACAAATGCAGATCGCAGAGACTTTGAAGAAAGCGTGGATCGCATGCGTCGTTTATCAAACATGTTAAAAGGCTAACATGAAGTCATTTGAGTTCTTGTCCGAAGCCACCGGCTCGAGCAATATCTATACCGTGAGATCCGGGGATTCCTTGCAGAGCATAGCTCGGGCCAACGATACCACAATAGATGGCATCATGTGGCAGAACCCACAGTTTTCCAATGCCAGTGATATCCAGCCTGGATCTCAGATAAGATTGCCTGGATCCAATATGGCTAGATCATCAACTGGATCTGCAGGCCAAGGCGGTTCATCAGGCAATGCAAAAATTGCCCTGGACTACTTTGTTCAGCAAGGATGGTCACCCGAACAAGCTGCTGGCCTGGTAGCTAACTTACAAACTGAATCAGGACAAAATCTCAACCCTGCTGCACTAAATCCCAAAGAGCAAGCATATGGAATTGCACAATGGCGCGGATCACGACAACAAGATTTTGCTAAAGAAATGCGTAAACCATTGCAAGGTTCCAGCTTGCAAGACCAATTAGAATTTGTGCAATGGGAATTGAACAACACAGAATCACAAGCAGGGCAAGCATTGAAAGGTGCAAAAACAGCCAAGGATGCTGCTGCCATTGTGGATCATTACTACGAGCGCAGCAATGGGCAAGCAAGACAAAAACGCATGGCCATGGCCGCAGCGTTGGCACCTGCCACACAAATGGCATAACAAATTATAGAAAGAGAATTATCATGGCCGCAACAATAACTTGGACAGTAACTGAAATGACCTGCTATCCCGAAGCAGAAAATTATACGGATGTAGTGTTTGCAGTGTATTGGGTGTGCAGTGGTGTACAGGATACTTACAGCACTCAGGTAGCTGCACTCAGTGCTTGCAATGTTCCTTTACCTTCTACTTCTTTTACACCTTACGCTGATCTAACACAAGAACAAGTGCTTGACTGGATCTGGACCAATGGTGTTGATAGAGCTGCTGTGGAACTGCAAGTGCAAGCTCTAATTGATCTACAAATCAATCCTCCGGTGGTAATACTTCCACTGCCCTGGACAGCATAATCATGAGACTATACGAATTCTTTGACCATCCACGCGAAGGCATGGGATTCCTGGGCGAAAAGGACGTGGAAGGATCTGGACCAGTTGAAGCATATGGTTATAGATACAACAATCGCGATCAACGTATAGTATGGCGTAAAATTTTCCCAAGTGGCGAAGCTGCGTATGCATGGGCAGACAGAAATAATGCCACAGTATTAGGCACACGCTCAACAGAACAAAGATGACTGCACAGTTTGTGTTGATCAACGCTGATGTTTCAGTTGACTGGTCAGGGCCGCCGCCTAATTATAGATTGTACGTAGGCGGAGAGTTGTTTTCTGAACGCACATGGATCTGGAGAGAGCAGTATCTAGAAGAACTGATACAAATTTATGCACCGCCTGGCGAATATGAATTGCGCCGAGAATTGGTGTCACCGGCACAAGGGCATATTCAAGTGAGCAACACACGTATCAAAGAAGGTCCGCCAGGCGCAAGTATAGTGAACAACACATTGTTAAGGATTGAACATGAAAGTACATGAAATAATGGAAGATGCAAGCAGTGGCAGCTCAGGCACTGGATCTGTGGCTGTGATGGTTCAACCCTTGGGCATGCAAACAAGATCGGGCGGTTCTATGCTTAGTGGTAAATACACAACGGACCCGACGCCTAACACGCCCAAGGAATACAAAAGGAACAAGCATGCTCGCGGACAATTTAAAAACACTCCTGGCAACTAATTTTGCCTACTACTTAAAAGCACATGGCTTTCATTGGAATGTGGAAGGTCCTGACTTTGGAGAACTGCATGCTTTCTTTCAAGCCATCTATGAAGATGCTTATTCTGCACTAGATCCCACAGCTGAATACATTCGCTACTTGGGAGAATACGCTCCTGCCAGTCTAGAGCGTTACAGTGAACTCACAAAGATTTCTGGCCAGATTAAGGTTCCTCGTGCTAGACTTATGTTGGAAGAATTACACGCCAACAACGATCAAATGCTTGATGTATTAAATGCTTGCTTTGCTTCGGCCAACGAAGAAAATGAGCAAGGCATTGCTAATTTTATTGCAGAACGACTCAGTGCTCATGGCAAGTATCGTTGGCAGCTGACCAGTTATTTGAAAGTTCAACGAGCATGAACAACGACATAGCAAACATTTTAAATCGACTGAGAATGATTGAATCAGACATTACTCCTGTTGGGGTAAAAAAAGGGCTGAACAAGCAACAAAAGTCAGTACCGCAACTGCCTGCGTTGTTCAAGCCTGAAAACATATCACCGGTCTTGGGCAGCAACAATCAAAAGAAACCTCTAGGTAAAAAAATGGTGGGTGACTCAGTACAACCTGTTCGTAGTGCGCTAGCAGAACGCATGTCTGAAATTGACGAGGACATGTTAAGCCGAGTCAAAAAAGATCTCACACAGTACCTTGACCAGCTGGAACAAAAAGCCAAACAAGAAATTCAAGATAAAAATCCAGCCAAACCCGACGACCAAGACGACTACGAAGAAGACACACAAGAAGAATCTGAAGAGCCCATGATGTCAGGTACTGCCATGATGAATCCTGTGAGTGTGGGCGAGTGTGGACCTGTAAAAATTATCACTTTGGAAGATGGTACCTGTTTAGAATGCTGGGGAGATCAAAGCCGTGGATTTGAAATTCGCCACCGAGGTCGTGTGTTGCCCAGTCGGTTTGGCAACTTAGATGAAGCTGAGATGGCAGTAGAGATGTTTAGAGCGCATCGTCGTGGTCTACCGCAAGATCCTAGTGAAGATTACTTAGAAGAAGCATAATATGATCATTGATAACCTTTTTACCCGGCCCATTTTTGAATCCCAAATGGATCCCATAACACAGTTTGCTAGCAATGCACATGAAGAATGGCGCAGGAACTTTGACCCCACAGGTACAAAGCCACGTGTGAAAAAGAATAGTGATGGTACCGAAGGTGATATCAATGTGCCGTTTGAGAAGTTGCATCCAGACTGGAAAAAAGAAAATCTAGCAGCAGCACATGCTGCTCATCATGCTGTGAAACATTTTGGCCGTGACATGGAAAAAGCAGCCGAACACGTTCACAACGAGTGGATGAAGCGCAACCCCAAAGGCGATTGGAATGCAGCACAGCATGTGCCATATGATGATTTGCCCGAAGATGAAAAAGAAAAAGACCGTGTGCATGTTCGTACCATGATGCGGCTAATGGGGCATCATCCCGAGCAAGGTGTGGCGGAAGGCTTGAGCAAGCGTGATCAAAAGGATGTGGCTGCTATTAAAGCCGCTATAGAAAGATTACAAGCACAACTCAAACAACCCAATGCCGACAAGGCTGCTATACAACAAAGTATTGCCCACGAGCAGAAGCGACTAGCATTGTATAAGGAAGGTGTGGCGGAAGGCTCTGCTGCCAATGATTATTTCACACGTCGCAAGAGTGAAGAAGAACGTATTGCTGGTACTCGAGCACCTGCCAAGAACAAAAAGAATCCTGCCAACACTGACTATGCCAAACGGCGTAAACAGCAAGATGTAGAGGAAGCTCGCCAAGATGCCAGGAATTACAAAGTTATATTTGTTGAGCCTGATGGAGTTGCACAAGATCTAGGCAACGTTAATAGTCTAGCTGACGCAACCAAACTTATTAAAAACAAGTTTTATGATATCTTTGATACTGGTGATCGTTTGAGAAAAGTCGCCCCACATATTTTTGCTCTTGAGACAGATTACACAAACACTGGTGTACGTGTAACCCCTGACAATTATAAATATTTTTATCATTGGATTGTTCAACCTGAGCAAGGAATGGCCGAAGATACAACATCTGATCTTTTAAATATGCGTCGAGATGATCCTCGCATACAACAAATTCCAGATATAAATGCCCTTACTAAATCAATTTACGATCAAATGGTTGCCGAACGTGGTCAACCAATGGATAGTAGACAGCAAACCAACTGGATGACAATCGCCCGAACAAAAGCAGCGGCAAAAATATCCAATCCAGCAGCACAAAATGAGTCGCAAGGCATGTCTGAAGGTCATCGTCCATTCCGTGGTACAGGTGGTAGATTCAATCGCGGTGACGATGAGCGTCATGACCTAGACCCAACTGACTGGTACAAGAAGATAGGTACCAAAATGTACACAGCATCTATCTATCCTAGACAGGTGGCACAGGCCCAGAGAGAAGGATGGCATCCTACCAAAGAACAAGCTAGAGCAAATGCTAGTCCTGAAGGTGTGGCGGAGGGTGAATATAATCCTGATACTTTTGTGGGTAAAAAAGGAACATACAAGGGTTATGGTATAACACAGGAAGGACCAAGTCAATGGGGTATCAGTTCCAGTGCTAAAAAATTTACCACGCTGGCGGCTGCCAAACGACATATTGATAAGGTCTTGGTAGTGTCAGAGCAAGGTGTGGCGGAAGCACGTACAAGTGCTGCGCAACGATTGAGCACGGCCTGGGATCGACAACGTGCCAAGAGTGATGCCAGCTTGGCAAGAACTCCCGGCTCAATTCCCAAAAAGCCAGAACCCAAGAAAGCAGACCCTGTGCCAAAGACCGTGAGCGAGCATCGTGTGAAACGTCGGGCACTGATGGCACAGATGTTAAACAGCCATTGATATAAATGACAGGTAATGTCAGCATCTTTTATCAAGGTGGCAGCGGTGGGTTTGCATTGTATTACTACTTGCTGCTGTCAGGGCAGTTTCAACACAGCATTGACCAAACTTGGGAATTGATACATCGTCAATTCCCAATTGACTTGTTGACTAATAGTAGAAATTGGAAAAATCAAGAACACTGGCCCAACAATCAGGAATTAAAACAACAGTCCGGAACACGGCTATTTTTAATCTGTAATCCACTTTGGAATGATCACATGATCAAGATTAATCACAACATCAGTGATGGAACACACAAGATATTATTATATGCGCCATTGAAATTGCAGTTAAGAATGGCTTGGGAAAAAAATGCATACTGGTTTACTAATATCAGCCGTGCCGCATTTCAAGCGCCCAGTAATCAACAGTATATCCGACAAATCAAACAATCTGCTGTGGATTTTAATAGCATCAAGGTAGATCCTCTAGTGCCCAAGATCATCAATGAATTTACTCCTGCCAAAATCATAAGACTAGAGGAGGTTATCACAGCGCCTGCTTCTGCGGATCAAAGTAAATTCCTAGACTTATGGATCAAACTACAACCTAAAAAAGCTCTGCGGATCATGCAATTATAAGTAGATTATGAAAACTGTGATAGTGTTGTACATGCCTGGACATGCAGGAAACTTTATAGCCAGACTGTTTTCATTGGGTGCAGAAACTATGCCACTGATACGTCAATCTATGATGTATGAGTACATCAATTATGGTTTGGAAATTGCCGACTCATTTGATAGGTTAGCTAACTATCAATTTTCTACGGTACTCACCGAGTTTGACACATGGCAACAATTTCATCGAGCATTTGCAGATCATAAACAGCATGTGTTTTACAGATTACTTAATGTATTTTGCAAGCACAAATATTCTAGAATAGTATTTCCTCTGCACCCGCATGAATTTGTTAACGATCTGACTGACATCACTGATACAGAATTTTACTATGTTGATCTTGATCTTGAAGTATGGGGCAACTGGGTAAAGTTAGCACAACAAAAATTACAATTTCAAATTCGCTCAGGAGAACAACAACAATTTTTGCAATCAACCCAGCAGTTCAACATGAAACCAATTGACCTTGGTCTATTATTAACAAGCAAAAATACCTTTGTTCAAGAGTATCAACGTGTTTGTGCAGAAATGCAAATATTTCCATTGATAGATCAAGCCTTGGCCCTAAGACAAGATTGGTATTTAACCAGAGTAGAGTAACTATGACATACATCATATCAAAACCCCCCACCGATGATTTTACATATCCGTTGTTCAATGAACTAGTTGATAACATTACCAATAACTTCGATTGTTACTATATGTGGAGTTGTCCACCATGGATCATGGATCAATTTTTTCAAAATGCCAAATGCAGTAACCCATTGGCAATCATTGGAGTTAAAGATTGTATTGACAGCTGGAAACCATTTAACTGGTGGCAAGACCGGCAACATACTGGCAGCGTTAGTATTGAAGGATTTGTAAAGAGACATCCAAATACAAACATAATTTTATTTACTAGTCTGGAACAGCTAGATCTAGAACTTAACGAGCCTAACTTACACATCATACCGTGGGGTGGTGATTGGGTTAATCAACGTGCTGAATATAGTGTGTTAAAACCTGTTCTTGACAAGAATTTTGATAGCACACGTACCTTTATTTGTTTAAATAGACAGGTTAGACCACACAGATTAATTACATTAAGTTATCTATTTGGAGCAGGATATGCCGATCATGGCATCATATCTTATTTAAAAAATCCAAAAGGTAACCCGGATGTATTGTTGGATATTGTGGATTGGGAGTTTGGGCCCGAACACAATGATATAAGAGAAAAAATACTTGCTGGTTTTGATCATCTAAAACAAGGTGATGGGATAGTACACGACAATTATGAAATATATAAAGCCGGGCACAATCATAACATAGGAAATTTTGAAAATAAATTAAGAAGCATGTATCGAAATAGTTTTGTAGAAATTGTAAGCGAATCTCAATTTTCAGCGCCTTCTTTTTTTATAACTGAAAAAACTGCGCATAGCTTTTATGGTTGTAATTTTCCAATCATTCTCAATGGTTGCGGTGCTGTGGCACATTTGCGAGAACTGGGACTAGATGTGTTTGATGATGTGATTGATCACAGCTATGATTCTATTGCCAATCCATTTGATCGCATAGTTACTGCTATTGAATCCAATCGTCGATTGCTCACTGATCCTGATTATGCCAAACAATTGTGGCAACAGTGTCAAACAAGATTTGAAAAAAACATATTGGTGATGCGAACAATTTATTCCTGGTATGAAACACGAATGCGAAGAAAGTTAGCCGAAACTCTTGAACTTATTGGTTAACTCAGCTATAATGTATTTTTACTGGAGAACTCAATGGACAATCAGAAAACATTCAACGGCGATCAAAAGATCAAGCTGATCCAAATCATCAACGAAGGCATGCAAGTCACGCAAGAGATCGAAACACTCACCGGTGGTCTCAATGATACCATCAAAGCCATTGCCGAAGAATTGGAAATTAAACCAGGCGTGCTAAAACGAGCCATCAAACTGGCACACAAAGCTGAGTTTGGTCGAGCCAAGCAAGATCACGAATTACTAGAAACCATCCTGGAAACTGTAGGCAAAACCCTTTGAGTCAGTCATTTGCAGACTGGCGCAGCAGTGTAGTACAGTATGTGCAGGCTGATTTTCGAGCACATCCTCTACGATTCTGTTTGGAAATGTTAGGGTGGGCAATATCATTAGGATGTAGCTTGACCTATGCTATCACTGTGCCCGATCTGCCATTCATACCATTGTATTGTGCTTTCATTGCCGGCTGCTTGATCATGGCCTGGTGCTCATACACACGTGGTAGCTTTGGAATCCTGGGCAACTACTTGATATTAAGTATAATTGACAGCGCAGGGCTAATAAAACTATTGTTACAAAGAATATAAATGTTAGGATTTGTCAAGGATAAATGGGTCTATATCAAATGTGCAAAAAATGGATGCATGACCTATTCAGAATTTCTAAAACGGCACGGCTGGCAAGAAATTAATTTGTTTGAAAACAATTTGAATCTTGACCAGATGATATTATGGGGCCACTTGACTGAACCTCATTATCGACACACTCGCGGAGTTGAACAGTATGTTCGAAACAATGCTATTGACATTCAAGAAGAAAAAATTGAAAAATTATTAGTCAGTGGGGTGTTTGACGAGCACACTTACAGTTTAATCATGATGCTCGGACCACTGTGGTATTTGCCAATACATTGGATTCCGCTTGATGCTAAAATTACAAAATGGAATCAATTCCCTCAACTGCCCGAAGAACTCAATGGCGATGATTTAACCAATTTATTTTTTCAAGAACAAGGAATTGATTTAAAAATCACTCTAGAAGATAGATTAAACGTGTCTTCGAATTTTAAAATTAGAAATCACGTTACTAAACTCAAAGAAAAATATTATAAAAATTATCAAAAACTTGTGAAAAATTTTTTAGAATACGATCTCATGTTGTATACTAAAACAGTCGGCGATTACAATAAAAAATATTCTATCAAAATTTAAATATGATAAAACAAATCATAATTGATAACGCAGTACTGATAAAATTACTTCTACAAAAAGGATTCTAAACGTGGAAGTAAGGGTCTATGAAAAAATTGCTTATCTGCCTATAAATAAAAATGCCAGCAGTACGTTTTCAAATGCATTTTCACTAGAACGCGGTTGGTCAATCACACAACTTGACCTATTAGATGATAGTTATGAGATTTTTAGTCACTTTACGAACATGAATCACGGCCGACCAGCCATAATTGGAGATAAATGAGTTACGTTGACGCACTTTATGATCGAGCACACGATCGAATTCACGTTGTTGAACGCCAAGATGGGCGACGGGTATACCAAGAGTACCCAGCCAACTATGTGCTTTACTATGACGACCCACGAGGCAAGTTTCGCAGCATATACGACACGCCTGTAAGTAGATTTTCCTCGCGCAACAACAAGGAGTTCCGCAAGGAAGTGCGTATGCACTCCTCTAAGAAAATCTACGAGTCAGACATCAATCCTATCTTTCGTTGTCTTGAGGACAACTACAAAGGCCAAGATGGACCAAAGTTACACACAGCATTTTATGACATTGAGGTAGACTTTGATCCTGAACGTGGTTTCTCACCAGTGACTGATCCGTTCAATCCAATCACTGCTATTTCAGTATACATGGATTGGTTGGATCAGATTGTGACTCTGGCTGTACCCCCGCGCCACATGAGCATGGCAACTGCAAGAGAGATTGCAGCAGAGTTTGACAACTGCTTTATGTTTGAAAAAGAAGCAGACATGTTGAACACCTTCTTGGATCTGATTGAAGATGCAGACATTCTTACTGGATGGAATTCAGAAGGTTACGACATTCCTTACACAGTGAATCGCATTACCAGAGTGCTCAGCAAAGATGACACTAGACGTATGTGTTTGTGGAACCAGTTTCCTAAGCCACGTATGTTTGAACGATTTGGTGCAGAGAATCAAACTTATGATTTGGTAGGGCGAGTGCATATGGACTATATGCAATTGTATCGCAAGTACACTTATGAAGAGCGTCATAGCTATGCACTAGACGCCATTGGCGAATACGAAGAAATTGGTCGCAAGACTGCATTTGAAGGCACACTGGATCAGTTGTACAACCAAAACTTCAAGATCTTTATTGATTACAATCGCCAGGACACAATGCTGATTGGTAAGCTGGATAAAAAATTAAAATTTCTTAGCTTGGCCAATACCCTGGCACATGAGAATACTGTGTTACTGCAAACCACAATGGGTGCAGTGGCTGTGACTGAGCAAGCTATTATTATTGAAGCTCACGAACGTGGTATGGTAGTTCCTAACCGTAAAGAAAGATTCACAGATGAAGAAACGCAAGCCGCAGGTGCCTATGTTGCTTACCCCAAAAAAGGAATCCACAACTGGATTGGTAGTATTGACATCAACTCGCTCTATCCCAGTGCTATTCGGGCCCTTAACATGGGTCCAGAAACCATTGTTGGTCAACTCCGTCCTGTATTAACTGATAATCTAATCCGGACCAAGATAGCGCAAGGCGATAGCTTTGCTGCTGCATGGGAAGGATTGTTTGCCAGTCTTGAATACACAGCCGTGATGGAACAGCAACGTGGAACAGAGATCACAATAGACTGGCAAGACGGTGAGGAATCTGTTCACTCAGCGTCTGAAATTTGGAAGATGCTGTTTGATTCCAATCAACCTTGGATTCTCAGTGCCAATGGTACTATCTTCACTTATGAAAAAGAAGGTGTAATACCGGGCTTGCTCAAACGCTGGTATGCTGAACGTAAAGAGATGCAGAAGAAAGCACGAGAGTTCGAAGGCCGAGACGATGTGCAGTTTGAATACTGGGACAAACGTCAACTGGTCAAGAAGATTAACTTGAACAGTTTGTATGGTGCTATCTTGAATTCGGGCTGTAGATTTTTTGACAAACGTATTGGACAATCAACTACCCTTGTGGGTCGTACAATTGCCAAGCACATGGATGCTTATGTGAATGAATGCATCACAGGCGAATATGATCACAGTGGCAAAAGTATCATCTACGGTGATACAGACTCTTGTTACTTCTCGGCTTGGCCCATGATACAAGCCGAAGTTGAAGATGGGAGAATGGAGTGGTCTGCAGAGACTTGTATTGCATTGTACAACTCCATAGCCGATCAAGTTAATGATAGTTTTCCAGGATTTATGGAACAGGCTTTTCATTGTCCACGAGACATGGGATCAGTTATCCGTGGTGGACGAGAAATTGTAGCACGTACTGGTTTGTTCATTACTAAAAAGCGTTATGCGGTGTTGTACATCGACAAAGAAAACAAACGTGTGGACGTGAATGGAAAGCCGGGCAAAGTCAAGGCCATGGGCCTGGATCTCAAGCGCAGTGATACTCCTGTGGTTATTCAAGAGTTCCTCAGCGATCTTCTAAATAAGGTACTAACAGGAACACAAAGAGAAGAAATTGTGGAATCTATCAGAGAATTCAAATACAGATTTACTGATCGTCCGGGCTGGGAAAAAGGTTCACCCAAGCGTGTGAACAACTTGACCAAGTACGGCAATCTAGAACAGAAGAATGGCAAGTCTAACATGCCCGGCCATGTGCGAGCTGCTCTGAACTGGAACACTCTGCGACGCATGAACTCTGACAATTACTCCATGCAGATTGTGGATGGTATGAAGACCATTGTGTGCAAGCTCAAGAGCAACGCACTAGGATGGACCAGTGTTGGATACCCCACAGACGAACATCATTTGCCAACATGGTTCAAAGAACTGCCGTTTGATGATGCCAACATGGAAGCCACAGTGGTGGACCAGAAGATTGACAATCTATTGGGTGTGCTAGGATGGGACTTACAATCTAGTACCAACACAGCAAATACATTTACCAGTTTGTTTTCATTCGAATGACGCTCAGCAGCATAGTTGGATATCTCAATCATTTAGACACACTTGGTGTAGAATCAGCTGTGGTAGTCAATGCCGAACTGGCCAAGATCAGTTATGTGATACAACACAATCAAATACAATTTGCACAGTTGACCAATGAATTACTTGCAACCCAACATCAAGTCAAACTGGATCTACAGCAATATGATCATGTTTTGCACAACATACGCCAAGCTGTTCAGGAGTTGATCAAACAAAATGAATCTGTATATTTTGAAAACAGCACCAACCTGTATCACTCTATGCAAGAAAATGAAACTCCCGAATATATTTTGCAAAGAATTCGAACTATAGACCCAGCTAAGAAATTGCAATTGCGTAGTAGATTGCGAACCCACTCTAATTGGAAATATCCCGGCATGGTAATTAGACCTTCACACAGCCCTTGGGTAGAAGATCTGGTAGCACTGGACCCTATGTATTTTGTAGATACTCATGAAGATCTAATTTCTCCTGCTACTAGTCAATATCCTCCTGAATATCAACGTAGATTACGACGTTATGTGATTGATGAATTCAACGATCAACCTATATTTGAAAAATTACCACAACAGCAATTTGGATTGGTGTACGGATTTGACTACTTTAATTTCCGCCCATTGGAGGTTATAAAAAAATATCTGTTGGAGGTATTTGGATTGCTGCGCACCGGTGGAACATTTTTTTTCAGTTTCAATGATTGCGATCAGCAAGGTGGAGTAGCATTGACCGAACATTATTTTTCCTGCTATACTCCAGCAAGATTGATATATGAATACGCAGAGCAAGTGGGATATGAAATTGTTCATCAAGAAACAATTGATGCTGCCAGTGCATGGGTAGAATTAAAGAAACCTGGATCGTTGACCAGTATTCGAGGTGGACAATGTTTAGCTGGAGTTTTTACAAAATCAGTGTTATCTCAACCGGTAATGGCAAAAGAAATTCTACCAGAAGCAGTTGACATTCCTGTCAAACAACTCTATAATAGTTTAGACTTAGATCAATTGGTTAAACTGGCTGGAATGTTGGCTGTGGATATTTCAAATGCTACTACCAAGCGTGTGTACAATATCAAAAAAGTTCGAAAAACTATAGACACATATCTGGAACAACAAAACTTTTCAGAAGACCAATTGAGAAAATTATTTAAAAGGACCCAAAAATGAAAGACAATCTCTTAGACCTAGTACAACACACATTTGATCTTGGCTGTATCGACTTGATCAAAATTACTGGCACCGATGCTGCCACCTCAGTAAACGGGCTAGCTGCCGACAATTCGGTTATTGTGGAAGCACAATTTGCCAACCCTGTTGCTGATTTTATTGGTACCTTTGGTATGCCCAATCTTGGCAAGATCAAGACCTTGATCAACTTGCAAGAGTACAAAGAAGATGCCAAGTTGACTATCACACACAAAACAAACGGTGAACCAGATGGCATTAACTTTGAAAACAAAGCAGGTGACTTCCGTAACAACTATAGGTTTATGGCCAGTGAAGTTGTGAATGTCAAACTTCAGAATATCAAATTCAAAGGTGTGCCGTGGCATGTCACAGTTGAACCTACTGTAGCAGCTATCCAACGTTTGAAAATGCAGTGGCAAGCTAACTTAGAAGAAGTCAACTTTCAAATCAAAGTTGAAGATAACCATCTAAAGTTTTTCTTTGGAGATCATTCCACACACAGCGGTAACTTTGTGTTTCAACATGATGTAACTGGCAATCTCAAGCGCACTTGGTCATGGCCTGTTGCACAAGTGATCAGTATCTTGGGCTTGGTTGGCGACAAGACCATGAAAATTAGCGATGACGGCTGTATGCAGATCACTGTTGACTCTGGTATGGCTGTTTACAACTACATTTTACCTGCACAAACCAAGTGATCAACCAAGACAATCTCACAGCCAAGCAGAATGACTATGCTGTGTTTCTGCCAGCAATCTCTGGATTTTATGCTACCTTTGTAGGCAAGCAACGCAATGGTCCATATGTAGATCCTGCCCGCATGCCAGCTGGGCTCACTGACATGGAAATGATGAACTGGCTTAATAGTCAAAAAGCATTGTTTCCATATCGCTGGAGTTTGTATTCAGGTGGGCATGCCAACCTAGATCTCTCCAAGCAGGACTGGTCCGAAGATATGGTTCGCAATCGTGAACCCGGAACGTTTATGCTGGGCGACTCAGGAGGATTCCAGATTGCCAAGGGCTTGTGGGAAGGTGATTGGAAAGCCAATTCAGGTTGTGCCAAAGCACAAAAGAAACGTGCTGCTGTTCTTGCTTGGCTTGACAGCGTGAGTGATTATGGCATGATCTTGGATATTCCTACCTGGGTAATCCATGACAAGAAGGCATCACGAGCCTGCCAGATCAACACGCTGCAAGAAGCTGTGGATGCTACCAAGTTCAACAATGAATACTTCATGGCCAACCGCCGGGGCAAAGAAAACGGTGGTGCCAAGTTCTTGAACGTGTTGCAAGGTGACAATCACACCTCAGCAGAACAATGGTATCAAGAAATGAAGGACTTTTGCGATCCTGCCAAGTACCCTAACACACACTTTGATGGCTGGTCAATGGGTGGACAGAACATGTGTGATGTACATCTTGTGCTCAAACGTCTTGTGGCGCTACGGCATGACAATTTGCTGCAACAGGGCAAGCACGATTGGATGCACTTCTTGGGTACATCAAAGCTGGAATGGGCTGTGTTGCTTACAGTGATCCAACGTGCTGTTAGGAAATATGTTAACCCTGACTTTACCATATCGTTTGATTGTGCCAGTCCATTCCTGGCCACTGCCAATGGTCAAGTATATCATCAGATTGACTTGCCACATGATGGCAAGTGGTGCTATAGAATGAGTCCTATTGCTGATAACAAGAAATACAGCACAGACACAAGACCCTACGGCCAGGCTGTGGTAGCAGATGGCTTGGTTGATCACTTTGATGAAAGTCCACTCAGTCAGCTTTTGACCATGAAGGATATATGCATCTACAAACCCGGCGATCTAAACAAGATTGGTAAAGAAGGCAAGACCTCTTGGGATTCGTTTTCGTATGCACTACTAATGGGGCACAATGTGTGGACCCATTTAGAAGCAGTGCAACGTGCCAATAGAACATTTGATTCGGGTTCGTGGCCTCAAATGTTGTGGAATCAAAACGGTGATCATGCAAAGTTTGAGGACATTGTAGAGGCAATCTTTGCCACATCCGACCGTGAAGAGTCAGAAAATCTTATTCACCACTATCGTAACTACTGGATGGATATTCCGGGAACCCGTGGGTTTAAAGGTAAAAAGACTGTGAACGCCAACACCATGTTTAATGTTCATTTTGATGTGGTAGAGGTTGACTCTGACCCTGAAGATCTGTTAAACTCACAAGCATTACAACAACTTGAACAGGATCAAATATGAACCGAGAAGGTCACGAAGAAGTAAAATTCTTCACCGGAATTGAAGTAGAACACACACCAGCATTGGGCAAACAAACATTGTTTGTAGTAGGTGTACAATCTGTGCAAGAAATCCAAGATTGGATTGATGACTTTGCCAGTTACGAAAACAAGTCAACACATATCAAGCATATCTATTTTGGTGCCAATCAGAGCTTTCCAACTATCGGCACTAACGATTATGTGAAGTGGACACAATGGGAAAATATGATTTTACCCTTTTTACAAAAAGGATACCTGTGTACGTTAGACATAGATGTCAACTGCGTTGAGGGCTTGTTAGAATCTGCCCTTGTTGAATATCACAACTTTATTCCAATGATCTCTGTCAAGCTGCCTTACATCCGTCAGTTGGGATACAATGCCACTCTCAAGCTGGACGATCGAGACTTTGCTGCTACCAACCCAGGCGTTTGGTGTCACAGCATACATGAACTACAAAATCGAGACCACTTTACTGACTGGTCTAAATATACCAAGGACGAAACATTATGAAGAAACCCAAGATCACTCATCTCAAAGTGAACATTGTGGGAGAATCTATTGCACCAACCTTTGGCGGTGCGTCGGGACGAGACGGCGAAAAGAAACTGATCAAGAGAGGAGTTCCTTTATCCAATGGCCCAGGGGCAGATATACCACAATGTGATTTTGAAGTCAAAACAAGAGATCTCGACGCTACTTCGGCACACACAGTTGGTACAATGTCTGCTAGAAATATTAAATCAACCCCGTATAAAAAATCCACGATCTATCACAAATTACAACAACAATATCGAATCAAGTCCAGAGATCAAATCATAGTCTCGGCTGAAGTATACGATTTTTCAGCACCACATATACAAGAAAAAATTGAAAAATGTTACGAAGTAGCTAGACAAAAAATCATCGACGGTGATCAACGTAATTATGTCTCGGGTGGCTACTATGGGTTTTTTGAACGCATGGCCGACGGACCTAGGTCATATCAGTTTAGATTTACTGATGGTGCCATGAAGAAACTTGAGGCCATGTCTCGATCTACTTTTTCTAATCTTTTTACTTTGGAATAATATTTTATGATACAGCAACAACAACAAGCACTTGAAGAAACCCGAACACGCATCAAAGATAAGGCTTTTAGAACCATCTTTGTGCGATTTCAAAAGGAAGGCATCCATTGCTATCCAGCAGCAGCTACAGACCCTGCGCTGGCCACAGGCGATGAATATGATGTGAGTTTCCTAGCAAGCCCGCATCGACACATGTTTCACTTTGAAGTAACTGTGCAAGTATTTCACAACGACCGTGACATTGAGTTCATTCAGTTCAAGCGTTGGCTAGAAAATCTCTATGCCAATGGCACACTGGAACTCGATCACAAGAGTTGTGAAATGATCAGTGACGATCTATATGAGCAAATTGCTGCTCGTTATCCAGATCGCAGCATCATTATCAACGTGAGCGAAGACGGTGAAAATGGTGCTGTGATAGTGTACAATGTCCTGCAACCTTATCAATCTATCAAACTCTAATAGGAAATATCATGGCCAAAGTCATCATCAAACACAATCCCCGTGCTGAACAAACTCTGGAGGACCTGGAGCAGTATCGTGAGTTCTGCGTGGACTACGGATACAAGTTCAACGAGTCGGACCTGTATAACTTCCGCAGTTATGCATTCCAACAATTCAACAAACACACTCAAGGCAAGCCAGCCAAGAACATGTGGGATGAGGATACTCGTCGCTTGGCAGGATATCGCACATGAGAAAACTGTTTTACATGGGCCTAGAGCCCTATAAAGCACGTTACACTCTACAGTTACAACACTGGAATACTGCGGTTTTTGATCGTCGCAAGATTGACTATGTCATAGTGCCCGGTGAAACACTCAGCAACGACCAAGCAATTGTGACAGGCCAAGTATTAGATGCGCATGGTCGCACATACTTTGGCATGAGTCAACTGATGAATCTTGTTCGTATGATGAAAGCAGGAGAAATTAACAATGAAGATGTGGTCTACTTTGAAGACATGTTTCAACCCGGAATTGAGAGCCTCCCGTATATCTTGGATCAAATTCCAGTACACTTGCGCCCTCGCATTTTTGTCAGATGTTTGGCTCAGTCTATTGACCCTGATGATTTTGTACACGTTTGGGGTATGTCTACTTGGATGGGTCACTATGAAAAGATGGTTGACTCCTTTGTAGATGGCGTGCTGGCCACAAACGAAGAAATGGTAGCACACATGAAGATTGCAGGTTGGCAGGCTCCGATCTATAATATTTCAGGATTGGCATTTGGCAAGGCAGAAGTGCAATCACGTGTGTCTAGTATCAAGCCATGGTCTGAACGCAAATCACGTGTGGTGTTTTCAGCACGGTGGGATCAAGAGAAGCAACCAGACTTCTACATGGACTTGATTGAAGCATGGCACACTCGTCATCCCAGTCTGCCTGTGGAGTTTGCAGTATGCAGTGGTGGCAAACTAAAAAGCAATAGTGAAAGCTATATGCAACGCACACGTGATCTACAAGCAGCAGGCAAATTGGTAATCTACGAAGATTTGGAAAAGAACGATTACTACAACATTGTAAACGATAGCCGTGTTGTGTTCAATTGCGCACTTCAAGATTGGGTTTCTAACACGGTCTCAGAAGCAGATAGTCTTGGGTGTAATGTTTTATACCCTGCTTATCGTAGTTTCCCTGAGACTTTTAGTAATGACCATTCTAGGCTTTATGTTCCCTGGAGCATAGAAGATGCACTGAACAAATTGGAAATACTGCTGACTTGGCAACATCCACGCCAGGGACAGATTAGCGATCGCAACAACGGCACAATCGATCGTGTGCTAGATATCATGCAGGGCAATGGAGAAGATATGCTGCGTATGAGTGTAGACTATAGAAAACACACACGAGAAGGAAAATTCTAAATGGATGTGGTAGTAACTGGTGCAGCAGGATACATCGGCGGCCAAGTGGCATTGGCTTTGTTTGATGTCGGACACCGGGTGATTGGTATTGATCGTAGGCCTTGCCCGCCTCTCTTGACGGATGCGTTTAGTCGATTTGTTCAGGCGGACTTTGATAGCGATCAAGCCAAAACAAAATTGATACAGCTACAACCCAATGCTATTATTCATTGTGCTGGAACCAGTTTGGTAGGCCCCAGCGTTAAATATCCTTCGGATTACTATCACAACAATGTGATCAAGACCATCCACTTGTTGGATTTGGTTTGTAATGCCTTGCCTAAGACCAGAGTTATCTTTAGTTCAAGTGCATCAGTGTACGGAGGAACAAGTCTGTTTCCATGTTCAGAAGTTGATCCATGCGAGCCCATGAGCCCGTATGGTGAAAGCAAACGCATGATCGAACAAGTGTTAGCCAGCTATCATCATGCATATCGTCTTGACTATGTGGCATTTCGTTACTTCAATGCCTGCGGAGCCGACCGGTTAGGTCGACATGGGCAGGAACCCGGTGCTACACACGTGATTGCTAGAATCTTGGAAGCCACAAGGGATGACGGGCAATTCAGAGTATACGGCGACAATTACGACACACCAGACGGAAGTTGTGTGCGTGATTATGTACATGTGGAAGATATTGCTCATGCTCATGTGTGTGCGTTGGATGCTGCTGTGCCATCCGGTGTTTACAATCTAGGATCTAATCGGGGATTCAGCGTCAAGCAAGTAATGAGTCGTGCAAGAGATGTTGTTGGCAAAATGCCGTATATTGGCGTAGAAGAACGTCGTACTGGTGATCCTGCTGTGCTCACTGCCAATGCAGAAAAGTTTAGTAAGTTGATGCCCAACTGGCGTCAGTACACTCTGGACGATATGATTCAACATGCATGGGCCTGGTATGTTCGAAAAAATCCTTGAATTTGAACGGGCATTGGCCCGGTTTACTGGTGCTCCTGCTGCAATCATGACTGATTGCTGTACACATGCCATAGAAATGTGTTTGCGATACGAGCGAGTAAAGGGTCTCAAGATGACCCCTTACACTTATCTAAGTGTACCCATGACCATGCACAAGTTAGGCATTGACTATGTGTATCTGGATGATACTGAACAAACATGGACTGGTGAATACAATTTCATATACACCAGAATTTGGGATAGTGCTAGAAGATTAGAACCTGACATGTATCGTACAGGACAGATGCAGTGCTTGAGTTTTGGACACACAAAGCCTTTACAAATAGGTCACGGTGGTGCTATACTGTTAGATAACAAGCAAGCCTACGAAGTGATGATAAAACAACGATATGATGGTCGCGACCTAAATATCTCACCCTGGGAAACACAAAAAACATTCCAGTTGGGATATCACTACAAGCCCTCAATTGAAGATGCTGAACGTGGACTAGAGTTGTTGGTACAGTACGCGACAGCTCCAGAATCACCCAAGTTTGTACAGTATCCAGATTTGCGAAACATAACCATTAAGGAATAACATGCGAGAATTTAAACCGGATCCGGTGATACATCCACACACTGAAGAATTTGTTCCACTGGAAGGACAAACGTTGTATATCAAAAAAGAAGATGCAGCACAAGGTCAATATCTAAGCACAGTAATACGTGATCGTATGCGAGCTGATGGCAAAAGATTCTGGGCCGGTGACAACATCAGTGACTATCTGGTTGGCCCTGATAAAGAAGATTTGATTGATGAAGCCACAGCAGCATTTGAAAAAGTTCTAGATGCACTACTAATTGATCGCGAAACAGATCCCAACTCTAAAGGCACAGCACGACGCCTGGCCAAGATGTACTACAACGAAATCATGCAAGGCAGATATGAACCAGCACCAGACGCAACAGCTTTTCCAAATGATTCAGACGATCGTTACGAAGGCATGCTTGTGATCCGTAGCGAGCTACGTTCAATGTGTTCGCACCATCATCAACCTGTCAGCGGTGTTGCTTATATTGGTATTTTGGCTGCTAACAAACTTATTGGCCTGTCTAAGTATACTCGTATTGCTCAATGGTGTGCCCGCCGCGGTACGCTACAGGAGGAACTGTGCAACGATATTGCAAGAGAGATCATGAAGGTTACTGACAGTGACAATGTAGCAGTTTATATACAAGCCGAACATGGTTGCTGCACCAATCGAGGTATCATGGCACATTCAAGTCTCACACAGACCACTGTACTCAAAGGTGCATTTAAAGACGATTCAGGAACCAAGAAAGAGTTCTTTGACAATATCAAACTACAACAAGAATTTGCACCACGATGATAGATTACAAAACACTTGACGATGCACAAGCCGCTGGTGTGGCGCCGTGGGATCAACTGGTACAAGAGCTGAGTGATTTTCACATCACTGTGTTTGAAGATCGGTATCCTGTCACACGTGGTCATTTGTTGTTTGTGCCCAACTACAATACCGATGCTGTGATCATTGACTGTATGGAATCAGCCATGCTGCATGGTCGTCGCATGGTGGAACAAGGGCACTGTGAAGGATTCAACATTGGTATCAATATGGGCCCTACTGCCGGGCAAACAGTGATGTATCCGCATGTGCATTTTATCCCACGTCGCATGGGCGACACTGCTAATCCTGTGGGCGGTGTGCGAGGAGTTGTATTTGGCCAAGCTGACTACAAAGCCACTGGCTATCAATTACCGGAATAAATATTCACAGCGGCCTATCGGCATCGTCCCGCTATACAAACTCCGCCGCCTATGCTATAATCTAACATAGGAGAAAATCATGGCAAAGAAATATTTTTCAACAAAAACCTACAAGCAAATTGGGCCTGTAGCGTATCGTCAATGGCGAGCTGACAGTCACTGCAATCTCATACACGGTTACGCAATGAGTTTTCACTTTGAATTTGAAGCAGATACATTAGATGCCCGTAATTGGGTTACAGACTTTGGTGGATTAAAACCACTCAAGGGCCTGTTAGAAGATTGGTTTGATCACACTTTTTTAGTAGCACAGGATGATCCCATGCGTGAACACTTGTTGGAACTTGGCAGACTCAAATTGGCCAAGATAACAGAAGTAGAAAAGACCGGATGTGAAGGCATTGCTGACTTTTTGTACGAATATGTTAACACAATCTTCTTGCCCAACTGCGGTGCGGAAGAAGCCCGACGTGTGTGGTGTACCAGAGTAGAAGTTCGTGAAACAGATTCAAACATGGCAGGCCGTCAAGGTCATCGTGAGGATAATGAGTTTGAGTGATGAATAGCAAAATTGATATCAGTATATTGCTACCTACTCGCGGGCGGGCAGAGGCACTAATGAGCAGTATACAAAGTCTCTGCACCCTGGCTGAGGATTTTGCTTCAATTGAAGTATTGTTTGGTGTAGATAACGATGACGTGGTAGGCATGGAGAACATGCTGAACAACGTATGCCCGTGGATTGAACAAAACAAAGTCAATCACAAGATCGTGGTGTTTGAGCCACTGGGTTACAACAACTTGCACCAATATGTAAATGGACTAGCCGAACACAGTCAAGGCTCCTGGTTGTTCTTCTGGAACGATGATGCTGTGATGAAAACTCCTGGGTGGGATGCATGTATACGCAAGCGCATAGGTGAATTCAAACTGCTGAGTGTGCATACACACAATGATCATCCGTACAGTATCTTTCCCATCGTGCCGCGCCAATGGTTTGAAATACTAGGGCATATCAGTCAACACAGTAGCAATGATGCGTATGTGAGTCAGATTGCATACTACCTAGATATCTTTGAACGCATTGATGTGCATTGTGATCACAATCGATATGACATCACTGGTGCAAACAACGACGCAACCTATCAGCAGCGTTGTATCATGGAAGGTGATCCCAGTCAACCAGGAGATCTAAATCATCCTGACATGGTCAAAATACGTACCAATGATACTGCTAAACTGGCCACATGGATGCAGGATCAAGGGCTTGACTTAACATTTTTTGTTAATGCATGGCAAGGGCAGCAGGATCCGTGGGAGAAGATGCGGGCCAACGACACCAATAATCAAGTTGATGCCACAGCTAGACGAGTAAATACTGGATGACAAAAAAGAAAATCAGCTTTGTACAACCTAACTTTCAACAAGGTCCTAAAGAATTCAATGCCTACTACTTGCCGTATTCTGCAGGAGTTATACTGAGTTATGCACTGGCTTCAAAAAAAGTCAATGCAGAATGGGAAGTAGATCACTTGGTATGGCGCAGGGAACCCATTGAAGAACAGGCGCTGAAACTAAGCACCAGTAACGTGGTAGCATTTTCAACTTACGTATGGAATCATCGCTACAATTATAAACTAGCAAAGTTAGTAAAGACGCTCAACCCCAAATGTACTATAATATTCGGTGGGCCCGAACCGGCTATTGAAGATCCTGAATTGTTTGAAAAAGAACCGTTTATGGATTTGGTGATCAAGATGGAGGGCGAAGTGACGTTTCGACATATTCTTGAAGATTACGGCACTGACTACACACACATTCCTGGACTTTTGATCAATACAGGCACAGGACTAGTTGACACAGGAGATCCCAAACGTATCAACAATCTAGACGAAGTGCCTAGTCCATATCTCACAGGCGTATTTGATCGTATCATGTCTGAGAGCCCCGAAGTAATATGGAATGCCACACTGGAAACCAATCGCGGATGCCCTTATCAATGCACATTCTGCGACTGGGGCAGTCTCACATACAACAAAGTCAAGAAGTTTGAGCTGCAACGTGTATACGATGAATTGGATTGGATTGGTGAACATTGTGGCTTTGTCACCATTACCGATGCCAACTTTGGTATGTTTGTAGAGCGTGACAACATGATTGTGGACAAACTGATCGAAGTGCAAAAGCGTTGGGGTAAACTGGAAAGTTTTTCCATGACCTGGGCCAAGAATCAAAAGAACGAAGTTGTGGGCATTGTTAAGAAACTGATTGATGAGTCACCTAACTTTGGTCAAGGGCTCACGGTCAGTGTGCAAAGCATGGACAACGATGTGTTAGAGAATATCAAACGTCGTAATCTTGATCAACACAAGATTGATGAAATCTTTGCACTGTGCGACCGGAACAATATTCCTGTATACACAGAATTGATTCTAGGCTTACCGGGGGAAACAGTAGAATCATGGAAAGAAGCCTTTTGGAAAATCTTCCGAGCAGGCAATCATGGCGGGATCAACATTCTACAATGTCAATTGCTGGAAAATGCAGAGATGAATCTCTTGCAGAAGAAGCTGTACAAGTTGGAAAGTGTACCTGTATACGATTACATGAGCGGCAGTTACGGTGATGTGGATCTCAACGAAAGCATTGATGTGGTAGTAAGCACAAAGACCATACCACGAGAGACCATGTTGGATACCTTGGTATGGAGTAGTTTTATACAAACTTTCCATATCAACGGTCTATCAACCTACATTGCACGATATCTAGCCAAGCACCAAAACATTGATTACAGCAAGTTCTATGAAGACCTCTATGCATGGGTACAAAAAGATCCTTGGTTTAAATTACAGTTTTTAGAAACACGCAGTTATTTCCAAAACTGGATGACCAAAGGACGTATTGACCACCCTCGTATTGGTAACATTGAAGTGTTCGGGTGGAACCTCATGCACAGGACCACTCTGTACATGGTCAAAGATCAAATGATCAATTATGTGTTTGATTCGCTTGACAAATTTTTGCAGAGTCATTATAATATTGATTTGCAAGTGAAACATCAATTGCTACAGTTTCAAAGAAATTATGTAATTGACTATAGAGATTTAAAATCGTTGCCAATCACACAGACATTTGAATATGACTTCCTTGGTTACATACAAGACAATGCCACGCTAAAAACCGCCACAGTTTACCAATTTGATACTGTTGAAGATTCCGAAATGAGCGAAGACCGTTTTTTAGAAAACATGTACTTTAGTAGAAAGCGCAACTTTGGAAAAACTAATATTACCCGTATAACACAATGAGTTTGCCTGCACAAAATCCCAACATAGATATCAGTGTACTATTACCAGTACGTGCAAGACCAATCCCAATGGAGCAATGCTTGCACACTCTGATTGGTACTGCCACTTGCCCCGAACGCATTGAAGTATTGATAGCATTTGATGATGATGACACAGATACTATAAAATACTTTGTGGATGTGATTGCTCCATATCTTGATGCAAAGGGTGTGACCTATAGTGCCATGCAATTCAAAAGATTAGGGTATCTTCGACTGAATGAATACCTGAATGAGCTGGCCAATCACAGCACCGGAAAGTGGATTTTCTTTTGGAACGATGATGCTGTGATGACCACTCAGGGCTGGGACGATGTCATACGCGAGCACAATGATCGATTTGCATTGTTACGAGCCGAAACCAATCATGGCCATCCGTATGCTATCTTTCCTATCTTGCCACGCAAATGGGTAGAGCTTACAGGTAACATATCGCCACATCAGATCAACGATGCATGGGCCAGTCAGATTGGCTGGATGCTGGATATTGTGATTACCATACCTGTAATGATTGAACATGAACGTTTTGATCTCACAGGTAAGAATGGTGACGATGTGTTTAAGAATCGTCCCATGCTGGAAGGTAATCCTAATCATCCTAGAGATTTTAATTATCATACATGGCGTACCCGCCGCATGCAAGAAGCAATAAAAATTGCCAACTATCTAGCAGAATTGGGCTACGATCTTGAACATTTTAAATTGGGAATAGAAAACAAAATTGACATCTGGCATAAGATGTTGAAACTAGACACCAAAGGTCTAATGAAATCCTGGAGTGCCACTACACTTGACCACTGAACTTATAGATCGAATCAAACATTACTGGAATGTACAACCTTGTAATGTCAAACACAGTCTGAGCGATCCGGGCACAGAACAATATTGGAATGAAGTCACCGAACGTAGATTCTTTGTAGAACCTCATCTACGTGATTTTGCTAGTTTTCACTTGTGGCGCGGCAAACGTGTGTTGGAAATAGGATCTGGTATTGGATCCGATGCTGTGGAATTTGCCCGACATGGTGCAGACTATGTGGGAATTGATCTTTCAGCAGAATCTGTAGCTATGAGTCAACAAAGATTTGACTTGTTTGGACTAACTGGAGAGTTTCATGTGATGGATGGTGCAGATAGTGCAGCAGTGTCCAGCCTGGGCAAATTTGATCTAGTGTACAGTTGCGGGGTACTGCATCACTATCCAGACATGACTGCATGCTTGAATAATATTCATGCTGCCCTGGTGCCCGACGGAGAATTCCGCATGTTGGTATATGCAAAGAACTCTTGGAAATATGCCATGATCCAAAAAGGACTAGATCAATTTGAAGCACAATCAGATTGTCCCTATGCCAAAGCCTACAGCAAAGAAGAAATTTATGATCTATTGGAGGCAAAGTTTCGAGTGCTAAGAATTAGGCAAGATCATAATTTCATGTATAATGTATCTAAGTACCGGCAAGGCGAGTACGAATTGGAGCCTTGGTTTGCTGCCATGCCCGAAGACATGCGAGCAGCAGTGAAAGAATACCTAGGTTGGCATCTGTTAATCAAAGCACAAAAAATATGAGTAAACTTAAAGTAGCGGAACTGTTTTACAGTATCCAAGGTGAAGGACGTTATATGGGGGTACCCAGCGTGTTCTTGCGTGTGTTTGGATGCAACTTCAAATGCGCAGGCTTTGGCATGCCGCGTGGTGAACTCAGCAAAGAAGCAGATGAAGTGGCAGTTATGAATGCCATGCATCCATTTACAAAATACGAAGAACTGCCATTGGTTAGTACAGGATGTGACAGCTACGCCAGCTGGCATCCTGATTTCAAAAATCTAAGTCCCATGCGTAAAAATGCTGAACTGGCAGAGGATATTGCGGCCATGCTGCCGTTTAAAGAATGGCGCGATGAACATCTTGTGATCACAGGTGGTGAACCATTGCTGGGTTGGCAACGTGCTTATCCCAGCTTGTTGGATGATCCCAAGATGGCAGGTGTTAGAGAGATCACATTTGAGACCAATGGTACCCAAGAACTCAGTACGGAGTTTAGGCAGTACCTGCTGAACTGGTCCCTAGGTAACAAGTCACGTGGGCGCGAAGCATTGACATTTAGTGTGAGTGCTAAATTGCCTTGCTCAGGTGAAAAGTGGGAGGATGCCATACGTCCAGAGATCGTGTGTCAATACCAAGATGTTGGCCACACATACTTGAAGCTGGTAATCGCTACCCAAGAAGATTTTGCAGACGCTCAACGTGCAGTAGCAGAGTATCGTGCAGCTGGATTCAAGGGCCATGTGTACTTGATGCCCATTGGCGGAGTGGAAAGTGTTTACTCGTTGAACAACAAGGCTGTGGCTATTATGGCCATGAATCAAGGCTGGCGCTACAGTGATCGACTACAGGTTCCGTTGTTCAAGAACGAGTGGGGCACATGACACAACACGAATGGGTTAAGCAAGATTGGGCACGTGAACAACAAACCCAAGAATATCAAGACTGGGGATTGAATAGAGCCCGGGGGTGGGAATTAAAATTATGTTGGCTCCCACAAAAATGTTTCTTAAGCGGAAAACCATTATGGGGTAAACGTGCATATGTTGCAGATCAGTACATTTATGGGCCAGGAGATCAGGTGATAAAAACTTATTGGGTTGATAAACATGAGTTTTTGATTTGGAATTTAAAAAGGAAAAAATGAGTTATTTATTTACAAGCGAAAGCGTGTCTGAAGGGCACCCAGATAAGGTAGCAGATGCTATCAGTGATGCTGTGTTGGACTTGGTTATGTCCACGCAAGATACTGCGTTACGATGTGCATGCGAAACTCTAGTCACTACCAATCGTGTGGTAGTTGCAGGCGAGTACAAGGGTGTGCTGCATGATGAAGAAGTTGATTCAACAATTCGTAAAACAATTAAAAATATTGGTTACGAACAATCAGGATTTGACTGGCGCACAGTTGAGATTACCAATCTACTGCATGGACAATCAGCAGATATCGCACTAGGTACTGACACGTTTGGTGCAGGTGATCAAGGTCTAATGTTTGGATATGCCTGCAACGAAACTGATACGTTCATGCCCAGTGCCATCTACTGGAGTCACAAAATTGTAGAGATGTTGTCGTATCGTCGCAAGCAGTCAGAACTTGATTGGTTAGGCCCGGATGCCAAGAGTCAGGTCACATTTGAGTACGACAACGATGGTGTTCCTGTAAGAATCTCCAAGGTGGTGTGCTCTACTCAACATCGTGACTGTATTACCACTGATGCATTACGAGCCAATGTGGAAACTCTTATTCGTGATATTTTGCCTGCACAGTATGTGGATGAGCATACAGAATTCCATATCAACCCAACCGGACGTTTTGTGATTGGTGGCCCCGACGGTGACACTGGCCTAACTGGGCGCAAGATTATTGTGGACACATATGGTGGATACAGTCCACACGGAGGCGGTGCTTTTTCAGGCAAGGATCCAACCAAAGTTGATCGTAGTGCTGCATACATGATGCGATATCTTGCCAAGAACATTGTGGCCAGTGGTCAAGCCAAGTGGGCCACTGTGCAAATCAGTTATGCAATCGGACTATCACAACCCATGAGTTTCTATGTGGAATGTGAGGATCGAGCTCTGGCAAGGCATCTGACTTTGAGTATTCCAAACATGGTAGATCTCACTCCCAAAGGAATTATTGATCGCTTTGAGTTGTTCCGCCCAATCTACAGCGATACCACAAACTACGGACATTTTGGTAAAGCCCATTTGCCGTGGGAAAAAGTTGACTTGTTCTAAGCACTCATGACTAAAAATTCAGCCAATGGTGTGAGCAGTTTTGACAGTGAGTCAACTGGTACGCTGGTGCATTTCCTCAACAGAAATGTAACACCGTACGCCACATCCACGCTGGGTCCAAAGTTTGATCTTGTGCCTGTTGAAAAACAAAAGGACATCATGATCAATGTTGCCAGAATGCATTCTCAACAGGAATACAATCGCATCATGGATTTAGTCAAGGTACTAGAGGCGCAGGCACAAGATATCAAACGCCGACTGGAGATAACAGATGCAGTACATGCTGCTGAATACCAGTTTCAAACATATCATGGACAGAATTATTGGTTGGTGTTTGACACCAACAAAAAGAAAACCATCTTGGTTAGATCAGGCCCCAATGATTGGAACAGTAGTGCGCCCGAACATTACGAATACATTGCACAAGTCAAGTGGTTGGGCGACTATACTTGGATAGAAGTAAAAGAGGATTAATATGGCATTTTTTGATATGTTTCGAAAGAAAATCGCACCCGTTGTAGAACCCAAATTGCCCGAGCCCAAAGAGCCCCGAGTTCGGCCACCTAAAGAAGAACCCAAGTCGGCCAAACAACAGGCCACTGAAAATAACTTGCCTTACGTGAACATTCTCAGTATGGATGTGGATCTAGACAACCTGCATCAAGGTGCATTTGAATTGGACTGGAATGAGATCTTCGTGGCACGTCTGGTCAAAGCTGGATACATGATCAAGAAGGACGACACTGACGCAGAGATTGTGGACCGTTGGTTCCAAAATGTATGCCGACATGTGGTAATGGAAACCTGGGAACAAGAAGAAGCCATCAGCAAGAGCGGCGTGTGGGTACGTAGCACAGACATTGGTGACGGCCGCACTGAAGTATCGTGAATCTCCTTATACACGGACATCCTGGATCCAGACTAGGATTTGTGGCCGCAGTCTTGCACGATAAATTATTAGATAATTTGTTTGATGTAGGAGATTTGGTTCAGCAAGATTTCCGTAAATTACATACATTTGATCCACAGATCTTATCATTGTTTTCAAACACTAAAATATGTATCCATACAACTTTTGCTATGTTAGATCGACATTTTTTCTTGTTTTTTCAAAAAAATGTATTGAAGAGACAAAAAGAAAAATTCCAAAATTGCCACGTGAGTGATCGTAAAATCATTGAAAAAATGTACTATGCATTTAATTTTCACTGGGCACCCGATGCTGCTGTAACAGTCAACGACTGGTATGATTATCATATAGACTTTGAGCAGACATTTGACACAGAGTTTATGTGCAACTTGTATTTTCAAGTTAATAAAAAATCTCCATCCAACAGACTCATCAAAGCAATACAGACAACAAATCAAGCTAATTTTCAACCAATAGCATTAAATCATGGTTGTAGTATCGCTGCTGAGATTATCAAATTTGAACATATGAATAACTTTATTGAACATGATCGTAGTTGGCAACTCAATGAAGTTTGTTCATTTACAGATTCAGGAGAATGTTTGGATCCTGATAACTTGTACAACAATCTGATGTCAAAATTGTCTGTTGATTTTTACCAAGGGCCAATTACATTGTGATCCTATATGTAAATGGCGATAGCCACACAGCAGGTGCAGAAGCAGTATCACCTGCTGCATTTGCCGAAGATGATGGCTATCCAGAACTGGGACGCAGACCGCATCCTGCTAACCTAGCTGCGAGCTGGGGTCAACAGTTGGCTAACCGGTTGGGGGTTGAACTAATCTGTGATGCTGAAAGTGCTGCTTCAAATTATAGAATCCTACGTACCACACGTGATTGGATGCGGAGTCTGCGTCCGTGGGAATCGGCAGTGGCAATCATACAATGGAGTACCTGGGAGCGAGAAGAATGGTTGCACAACGGTGAATACTTGCAGGTGGGCAGTTCAGGACTGGATTGGGTTCCTAACAAATTTCAAGATCGATACCGGCAGTTTGTGGTCAATGTGAATTGGAATCAGTGTCAACAATATTGGCACCGAGAGATTTGGCAACTGCATCAAGAACTGACTGGGATGAAGATACCGCATGTGTTCTTCAACGGTAATAACCGGTTTGATCGTGTTGCTCAGCAACTGGACTGGGGCAATTCGTACATAGCACCGTATTTGGAATTCACTTACAATGAAATCCTGAGAGATCGTTTTGAACCAGTAAAGGATGGCTCTTGGCATTTTGGTAAAGAAGCTCATTGCTTTTGGGCTGAATTTGTGTTACAATACTGTATAGAAAACAATATATTGGATCCCCATGAGATATCTCCTGATTGACACAGCTAACACTTTTTTCCGTGCCCGTCACTCTGTTTTCCGTGCTGCCGATGCGTGGGAAAAAGTAGGATATGCTTTACACATTGTGATGAGCAGTGTGAACAAAGTACACAAACAGTTTCAAACAGATCATGTGATTTTTGCACTGGAAGGTCGATCATGGCGCAAGGACTACTACGCTCCTTACAAGAAAAATCGTGCTGTGGCCCGTGCTGCACTATCGGACACAGAGCAAGAAGAGGACAAATTATTTTGGGAAACCTACGATAGCCTGACTAAATATTTGGCCGACGGTACCAACTGTAGTGTTATTCGACACCCAGAAGCCGAAGCGGACGACGTTATTGCTCGTTGGATAGCCTTGCATCCACAAGATGAGCACTATATTATTTCATCAGATACAGATTTTGTGCAACTGCTAGCGCCCAATGTTAGCCAATACAATGGCATCACTGACGAACTTCACACCGTGAATGGCATCTTTGATGCCAAGGGCAAGCGTGTGCAAGACAAAAAAACCAAGACAGACAAAGAGATTCCAGACCCTGAATGGCTGTTGTTTGAAAAATGCATGCGCGGTGATACTTCAGACAATGTATTTTCAGCGTATCCTGGTGTGAGAACCAAGGGCACAAAGAACCGAGTTGGCTTGCAAGAAGCATTTGAAGACCGTAACTCAAAAGGATTCAACTGGAACAATCTCATGTTGCAACGTTGGACTGACCACAATGGTGATGAGCATCGTGTGAAAGACGACTACGAACGCAATCGTGTGTTGATTGATCTCACTGCACAGCCAGAAGCAATCAAAGCCAAAGTAGATGGCGCAATACGTGAACAGATCAGCCACAAGGACATTGGTCAAGTTGGTGTGAGATTCATGAAGTTCTGCGGCAAGTACGAACTCAACAAGATATCCGAATCAGCAGAGCAATATGCTCGCTGGCTCAACGAAACCTATAAAGGAACACTAGATGAGCATCATAGCCAAACCCATAGTTAAAGATCAGTTTTACATCCTCACGCAGGATGATAAAAAAGTCGGCAACATCGAAGCCACAGGAGATGGCTTTGCAGTACGGATCAACAACAAGGTCATGCCATTCAAGACCATGGCCATGATCCGTAAACAAGTTGATATTGAATTTCCAGCGGTGGGTAACCGACCCAACAAACAGCCGTCCAGTTATCAAGTGCAAGGATATCCGTCAGGAGCTCGAGTATACAATCCCATTTGGAATGTTCAACATAAACTTCCGCTGTTTACCAAGAGTCGCAAGTCACGTTCGTGGTATGCTGCCGGATGGTATCAGGTCAAACAACGTCGAACCTGGACCATTGTACAAAGCCCCAAACTCATTACCTTGGAACGTTATCCGTATCAAGGTCCATTTTATACCCGAGAAGAAGCCAATGTCAAACCTCTTCCGTGATCAAGAAAAATTTATGAAAGCCTGTGACCAAAGCGTCACTGGTGATACTGCACAGTTTGATATGTATGTCAAACTGATTGAAGAAGAAAAAACAGAGCTAATGCAAGCTCTTGCTGTGGGCGATCAGGTTGAAACATTGGATGCCTTGATTGATATCTTGGTTGTTACCATTGGTGCTATACATAGTGCAGGCTTTGATGGAGAAGCAGCCTGGAAAGAAGTAATGGCCACTAACTTTGCAAAGATCGAAGCCAACGGCAAGGTGCGCAAGCGTGAAGATGGCAAGGTGCTCAAGCCACAAGGTTGGGAACCACCAAACTTGAAACCTTTCTTGAAAAAGAAGGGTGCCTTTAACAAGTTCTCCTAAATACACAAACAACATGATTAAACCTCTCCGCGATGATCTCATGGTCCAGCAACAGCTGGGGTCGGAAGATATTCCTTATGTAGAAAAGTGGAGACACATGGTAGCAGTGATCATGCTGAACCAAACTGGCCGCAAACCAGTGAAAACTGTGTATCCACTGTTCGTGCATCGCTGGCCCACTCCTGGTGCTTTGTTACGCAGCACCCCATTGGAGGTTCGAGATATTATCTGGAGCCTGGGCATGAGCACCGTGAAAGAGAATCGCATACGTAGAATGACTGAAGACTATATCAACTGGGACGGGGACAACGCTGCCCGGCTGTATGGTATTGGCAAGTATGGTTCTGATTCATATGAGATCTTCTTCAAGAACAACTACACCGTAGAACCCACAGACAAAGAACTGCGTCGATATCTTGATGAAGAGGTGTTTGTGTGAGCATCCATATCAATCGGTTTGTTGATTCAGTAAAGGCACATGAGGCACGTGCTCAACGTGACTTCATCATGTCCATGCGAGATGCCAAAGACCTGCATGCTGATATAACCAAGCTGCTGTTGACCATGACAGACTTGCAAAATCGCCTGCTGGCTGCACAACAACAAGAAGTTATCACGGTAGAACTGGGCGGCAAAGACTTCTAAATACTCCTACATTTTGGATAAATAAATGTAGGAGTATTATGAATGAGCCGACCCAAACCATCAGTGTTAATTGAGAACACCAACAAACAGAGCTATAAAACTGAACAGGTGTTGGCCAGCGAAGGTATCTGGGCAGTGTTTTTTGATAATCAGCCGATCAATCTCAAGACTTCCAATCTGCTCACACAGTACCCGGGTCCGAAATACAAAAAAGTATCTTTTTCAAATCCAGGACACGCAATCAACCTGGCACGTAAACTAAATGTTCAGTTTAGAACTGAAAAGTTTTCTGTGGTATTACTCAAGCAAGGGGATAAAATATATCCCAATGCGAAATAAGCAAGCCATCACTGAAGCACTGATTCGGCAGTATCCCGAATCACAGCGCCCCGGACTGGATTGGGCCATGAAAACATGGTGGCGTAATAGTCGTCAAGGCGCAGGCATGCGACTCAGTCCTCATGGTTATGTTGTGATGCAACGATTGAATATCGAGTATTATAATTTTGATATCAAACCAGAACAAATACGTCCCAAACTCCTGGTGCAGTTGGATCAACGATTACAAGATCCATATTATCTCAATCTAGATAGAAAGAATCCTAATATCAAATTCTACGGATCCAAAGAAGCATTTTTAGCCAATTTGTACGGGGATTTGGATCGCTTTCTTGAGCACTATACACAGTAAAAGTGTTGTAAAAACCCCACACAAAAATCCACTCTTTTTGCGGCAAAAACGGTTGACCAAAATTGCTAGATTGGTTATAATACATGTATGGAAGCAACAAAAGCCACTCGTAAAAAGCGTGTTGATCGCACTCATATCGTGTATGCTCTGCACATCGGTACAGAGTTTTACATTGGTATCACTGCCAAGACTCAGCGTACAATCCCAATGAGCTTGCGTAGCCGTGTTAACAAGCACATCTATCGTTCGCGTACTGAGGACAAATCTTGGCGCCTGTACGAAGCAATTCGCATCGCTGGTGCTGACAGCATCACCGCTGTGATTGTGGATATTGTGCGTGGCAAAGCTGATGCACACAAATTGGAACGCGAGCTGATTGCTCAGTACACACCTGCACTGAATACTGATGTGCGTGTGAAGCAAAACGGTTGACCGGAATTGACAAATCGGTTATAATACATACATCGCAACAAGGAACACACCATGCAAGATACAATGACACGCCAAGAAGAACTGCACAGCATCTACTGGGATATGCACAAGGATGCCTACGGCTTCCGCCCACGTGGTGTGGATACATCCAACTGGACTGAGTATGCATTCAAGGTTGAGTTTGAGCATTTGGCTTTGACTATCGAAGCCAATGAATCCCAGCGTAAGATTGCTGAGCACGAGGCCGCTCATGCGTTTGAGATGCGGGTGCAAAGCATCCTGGCTTGCGGTGCTAAAGACCGTGAGATGGCCCTGCGTTGGATCCACGAGGCTGAAGGTTCTAACGGTGACGACGAGTTCCTGTGCTACTTGGTTGGTCTTCCTTATCGTTATTTCAAGTAATAGGAGAACATAATGTTTGCAACAGACACTCGCACTTCACAATACGATACACGTCACGGTGGTGCTTATGATCGTGGCAGCGCCGACAGCTATTACAGCCGTGGATTCAATCCGCACTACTTTGAGGGTGCCACAAGCACCACACCTCGTGTGGAAATGCAGGATATGACTGCGGCAGAAATCACTGCATACACCGCAGGCTTTAACGACAACGAACAGTTTGGTGACAAAAAAGATTGGGGTTAATCATGGCAAAGCGCAAGACAAAAGCAGAGCAGGTAGCAGAGCACGAAGAGTTCATGGCCCTGCGTGAGGCAGAAGAAGTGGCCTCCTTTCCAGGCCTGTTGATGGCACAATTGGAGCGGGCTACACAGAATCCCAACTTCTTTACACTCACAGTACGTGACAACAAGTTTCTACTGGTCGAAGGTCGTGACAGTTGGACATTGTCTCCGGTACACTCTATGCAGGCCCAGATAGACTTGGAAAGTCTGATGTGGGACCTGGATCAGTTGGATGAGGATCGTCGTAAGGCAGCAGAGCGTGAAGCAGCCAAGAAGGAAGCATTGGCCAAGTTGACTGACTTTGAACGCGAACTGCTGGGTCTGTGATGCACTACATCATCAAAGCCTCTGCTTACTACGGTAGGCGGAGCCCTGGATGGATTGCGGTGCTGCATGGATATCCCTGGCATCATACTGGACCCACAGGCAAGCGAGATGCTGAAGCAGCAGTTGATCAAGCCAATAAAACAGTTGACCAGAATTGACAAATCGAGTATAATACACACATACACAGCAACAAACAGGAGAATGTTATGAAATTCTTTTGGAACAAAGCAAAAGGGCTCAGTGCAGACATTGAGCGCCACCGTGCAAAAGAACAAGAGTTAGAAGCAAAGATTGCCGAACTTGAAGGCAAAGAAGATCCCATGAGCATTGCCTCATTGCGAGCGTACCGTAGGTTCCTGTACCAACTGCACTCGAGCAAGGCCAATGTTGTGGCACAGATTGGAAAGAAAAGCAAATGACCAAACATGAAGAACTTATTCGTTGCCGTATTGCCAAGAAAGGCATTTACGCCGAAGATATCAAACACGTTGGTCGTTTGTCAGAAGATGAAATTGCTCATCTGCCTGTTGATAAGGTTTATTGTTGGCTTCGGCAAGGTGAGTGGAAACAAAAAGACTTCAACAAATGGTTGAAGGTAATGCGAGTAATTGAGTAAGGAGAAACAAAATGCGTAAGATGGCAACTATCCGTGTGATTGATGCGCTGAATCCCATTGAGGGTGCAGATGCAATTGAGTGCGCTACCATTGGTGGATGGAAGGTAGTGGTAAAGAAGGGCGAGTTCAAGACGGGCGACCGTGCAGTGTATTGCGAGATTGACTCTTGGATTCCCACTGAGATTGCTGCTTTCCTAAGCAAGGGCAAGGAGCCTCGCGAGTTTGAAGGCATCCGCGGTGAACGTCTGCGTACTGTAAAGCTACGAGGCCAACTGAGCCAAGGTCTGCTGCTGAATCTTGATGATGTTATTCCACAAACAAATTCTTTCACTGAAGGTGAAGATGTGTCTGAACTGCTGGGCATTGTGAAGTGGGAAATGCCTATGAATGCACAGTTGGCTGGCCTGGCCAAGGGTAACTTCCCTTCTGAGATTCCCAAGACTGACCAGGAACGTGCTCAGAATCTTGTTGCGGAAATCCGTGCTGCCGCTGAAACAGGCGCTGAGTTTGAAGTTACTGAAAAGCTGGAAGGCTCTTCAATGACTGTGTACTTGATCGATGGTGAGTTTGGTGTTTGCTCTCGCAACCTGGACCTTAAGGAAACCGAAGGTAACACATTCTGGTCTGTTGCACGTCGTGACAACATCGAAGACAAGATCCGCAATCTGTTTGGTGACAAGGATGTTGCTATCCAAGGTGAACTGATCGGCCCCGGCATTCAAGGCAATATCTACCGGTTGACCCAGCCAGAGTTTTGTGTGTTTGATGTGTACGACGTGTTTGGCGGCGGGTACATCTCTCCTGCATTCCGTCGAGCTCTTGTTGAGAAGATGGGACTGCTGCATGTTCCTGTGCTGCACACTGACAGGAATCTTGGCACAGGCGCTGTTGAAGAAATTCTACAGTTTGCCGAAGGCAAATCTGTCATGGGTGATATCACTGGACCAGAACGTGAAGGTATTGTGTTCAAGCAAGTGGGTGGTGGAATGACTTTCAAGGCTATCTCTAACCGGTATCTGCTGGGAGAAAAATAATTTATGTTGAAAAATATTGCTTTATCTGTTGCAATAACTTTGCTTGCAAGCACGGTGCATGCACAATGGAATTTTGATAACTCGCCTGGCCGTGTGTTTGACATGCGGCAGAATCTCACCAACCGAACACAGTTGGACATAAGTTATGTCAAGGCTTCGGAGATCCAAGCTGCTTGTGATGCGCAAAGTCGCAAGTTTGGATTCAATGGATTTCCCAAAGGGGCACTGGCATGCACATGGTATCAACAGGATCGTTGTACCATGATCCTGCCCGAGAAAGTGGACATGCGTATGGCCGGGCATGAGTTCTTGCATTGTTTGCAAGGCAATTGGCACAAGGAGTAAATCGTGAGCGTTGAAGAATATGTTGCACAACTGGAAGAAACAGTACCGGGCTGGGTGGTAAGTGCATTTGGTTCCTGGCCTGTAGAGACTCGACTGTACATGTATCTGCATCACATGCAATTGGCTCGAATGGACGAGTTTTTGGCACTGTTGCAAAAGCAAACATAAATTATTGTGATTATGAAAGAGCAAAAACAAAATGAATCTTAAAGAACTTAAAGAACAAGTTGATTGGCTATACGAAAGTCAATTGCGTCACAACTATCCTACTCCCGAAGGAGTTAATGTTGTTGTTGTGGTAAAGACTGCAGGATCCGCTGGTGGTACGCCCTGTGTCAATATCAAGAACATGCAATCAGGATTTGATTGGGACAATGGTAAATTGATGATCTTTCCCGACAAGGACCTGCGAATCATTGAAGCCGACGAGTTGTTGGCCTTGCGCAAAGCACATGAAAAAGAAGGCTGGGCGCAGCACGAGAATAGAAATCTCAAGCGCGAGAACAAAAAGCTGAAAGAAGAAGTGCTCAATCTCAAAGATCTAACCAAGAACAAATAATGAACAAACGAATTTACGAAATTGCATTGCAAGCAGGCGGCAGTCACTATCCCATGGTTGGCGGCGAAACACTAGAAAAGTTTGCCAAGTTGGTTGTTGAGGCTGTGTTGGATGAGGTCAAGGAACGTGCTTACTACACCGGAGACCGAGACTGGAGCGATGAGTTAGATCGTCAATGGATTCAGTTGGAATTTGGATATGGTGAATTGCATGATGCAAAAACATCTGGGTTAAAAAATGAACGAGGATGAAGATCCACGACGAGAAAAGATATTTGAGCTTGAACAAGAGATTATTCGGTTGCGTGGACAAATCACCTATCTACAAGAAGAACTTTCAAGTGCAGAAGATGAAGTGGCTCGGATCACTGATCGGTATGAATACCGTATCGACCGCCTGGAGCAAGAACTAGGCGATGCCTTGTACAGGAGACAAGAATGAAACCAACGTCAGCAGATGGAGTCAAAGGCCACCTTCTTCGTTCCTTTGAGGGCAAGTATTTTTTCCGTGTGTACAATGGCACAGACTTTGTGGACTATGACTTGACCCATAGCGATTTGTGTGTTACAATAACGGATCCAGACGCATTCTTCTATCACGGTGATAACATGGATCGATTGGATCACAGCCCTCAAACGCTAGGACATGTAGAATGAACAAAGAACTAATACAAAAATTTCTCAACAAAGCCTGTTGGGATGGGCAAGCACAGTATGAACTTGAAGATTGGCTTAATGTTGAACGGTTTGCCCAGTTAATTGTGCGGGAATGTGCCAATGTTGCCGCCGACCATGATGCATTGGACATTTACGAAGAGATTAGAGAACATTTCGGAGTTGAAGAATGAACGAACGAATTCGAAAACTTGCTGAACAGGCTGGATCTACACACAAACAGAACCTTTGCGTATATCAATTCTACACAGATGAATTAGAAAAGTTCGCCGAGTTGATTGTGAGGGAATGTATTGATAAAGCGTTTCATAATGGTCATCCCGATTTAGAATTTTTGTTGAAACATTTCGGAGTTGAAGAATGAAATACATTACCAATCGTTATGAATCAGTCAAACTGCCTTGGGAACCAGGTCTTATTGAATGGTTGCAACAACGCTATCCCAAGAGTGATTATCGAATTGTAGAGAAATAGTGCCAAAAGTTTACGTATTAGTAGGAGTGCCGGGCGCAGGCAAAAGCACCTGGATTCGAGATCAAGACTGGGCGTTGGGGTTGACTATAGTTTCTACGGACAATTTTGTTGAAGCGTATGCCCATAAACAAGGTAAAACCTACAACGAAGTGTTCAAGGAATACATGCCCACGGCTGTGGACTTGATGACTGAACAAGTTGTATTTGCACGTGAGCACGGACATACTGTGATCTGGGATCAGACCTCGACCACAGTCAAAAGCCGCAAGAAGAAGTTCCGCATGTTGCCCAACTACGAACATATTGCTGTGGTGTTTAAGACTCCTGAACCAGAAGAATTGGCTCGTCGACTGGCCAGCCGGCCGGGCAAGAACATTCCTGATCATGTCATGCGTGGTATGATCGCAGGTTGGGAAGAACCAACTGTGGAAGAAGGATACACAGAGGTGTGGAATGCCGGTTGACGAAAGACCCCAACAATGACCAATCAACTTATTGATTATTTTCCCTATTTCAACGAGCGTGAGTTGTTGGAATTCAGGATCAATTTACTGAAAGATCATGTGGATCATTTTGTGATTTCAGAATCCAATATGACACACACTGCTATTCCTAGACAGTATCAGTTGAAAAACTTGATTAAAGAGCTGGGACTTCCTGCAGAAAAAATCACTGTGGTCGAAGTGCAAATGGCTGATGATCTTGATTTAAAATTAGAAGAGCATGACTTTAATGCACAGTTCCCTGAGGATCGTGCAGATATAGAATCTATCAAAGCTGTGGCCAGAGATCGCATTCAACGCAATGCATTGCAGAAGGTACTTTACATGTTCGATGATAATGACTGGATCTTGATGAGTGACTGTGATGAGATTATCAATCCAGACCATATTGGATTTGCGTTGAATATAGCTCGCAACCATCCTGATTGTGTGGTAAAATTGCCCTTGATCAATCTGTATGGTAGGGCCGACCTGCGACCATATGCTCGTGCAGGGTGGCCATTTGTTTGGCGTACCGCTATGAGTATTTGTAAAAAATCCATTATCAGCCAATCAACTCCGCATCGTATTCGTTGCAAATATCATGTGCCTGCACAGATAATTACTCCCACCATAGATGGAAACATATTTGATGAGTTTGGATGGCATTTCAGTTGGATGGGCGGAGATGCAAGGAATCAAACCAAAAGTGCATCATATGCACATGCACCAAATAAAGGACATCAACTGCATAAAAGCCGAGGATTCAAATTTGTCGAAGGTGAAAGTTTGTCCTGGGAACCAGAGTCAATTTTGAAACGGTTTCCTGTGGATCAACTGCCTGCCATGCTGTTTGAATTACCAAGAGTACGAGAATTTTTACTACCCGACAAAAAGGACAACAAATGAGCAAGATGAAAGAAATAATTGCAGAGATTGAATCTCTGTTGGAGCAAGGATACCGACCAGTGACCGTTGCTGGTATGCTGAAAGTGTCAGTGGATTTGGTGTATGCTGTGGCAGAAACTGCTGCATTAGCAGAGGTTGACGGCTATTTGTAACAATGCTATAGTATGTTTTTTTAACAAAGGATGAATATGATTAAACTTTGGGTTGCGTTTGCTATCCTTGCCGGTTTGATACACTTTGGCATTACTGCTTTGAGAAATATGAACGGCTTGGAACAATTGGCCTTGACAAAAAGCATAGGGTATAGTATACTTGTATCACTGGCAGCAGTGATGTTGATGACAGTGCTTGTGATTTTATTCTAAGGTGTTGTATGATTAATGATCGTTGGCTTAGGCCTTTGTATTTCGTGTTGGGTTTTGTTATGTGTTTTTATCTTTTTTCCACTGGATTTATCTAAATGAATCGTGTTATTAAACTTTCTTTTATTGCCGCCGCAGTTGCACTAACATCTGCATGTACTCGTATTGAAACTGGTGAAGTGGGTGTACGAATTGGATTTGATAAGCAAGTTCAAAGCGGCGAACTGTTGCCTGGTAGTTTCAACCAATCAATCATTGGGGAAGTTCTAACCTTTCCAGTCAAGGACGTTAATGTATCACTTAACGACATGACTCCTGTTGCCAAAGACAACTCAACCATGAAAGATTTTGACGCCGTGGTTGTTTACAACATCAATCCCCAGCAAGTAAGTGAATTGTATTCAACCAAGAACAAGAGCTTCCACGCCGAGTTCAAGGGCGACACATACGTGATGTACAACTACATTGTGCAGAACGCTCGTAACGCCATCTACAAGGCTGCTCGTAAGCATGAGGCTCTGGATATGGCAGATGCCCGTAGCGATATGGAAAACTTTATCAAGGAAGAGATCATTCGCAACCTTACCGAAGAAAAGTTGGATGGTAGCATCACCATCAGTCAAGTGTTGATTCGTAACATTGTTCCGGCAGATTCGGTTGTGGCAAGTGCTAATGAATTGGTTAAATCCAAGAACGAGCTAAAGCAGAAGGAAATTGAAGTCAAGACTGCTGAAGCTGAATCCCGTCGTATGGCAGCACTGGCCAACAACAGCGGCAGCTCAATTGCATTCATGCAAGCTCAGGCCATGTTGAATATTTCCGAAGGTATCAAGACTGGCAAAGTTCAGACCATTGTTGTTCCAAGTAACTTCAACGCACTAATGATGCCTAAGTAATCACAATAGGAGTTGGATATGTTTGGATGGCGTAAACGGCAAATTGCCAACAAGGTTGATCAAGATATCAATGATGCTGGTACATGTCCGGTTGATGAAACCCAGGCAGTATCAACTCCTGTTATTGATAAGAACGCAGATGCTTTGTATACAGTTGGACTGAATCAAGCAGGTAACACACAGCTGGTACTAAAGATCAATTACGGCACAACTACATTGACCATGGGGCCTGACTCGGTGCGTCAATTGATTCGACAGCTGGAAGCTACGTTGAACAAAGAACAGCAGTAGCTGATAAGTAATATTATGAAAGTTGACAGCATCCACACACACAATATAGGAAAGGGTGTTTTGTTGGACTCTAGCATAATGGTTAGTGCCGCAAACTCATAATTTGTAAGGTTCCGGTTCGAGTCCGGAGGGTCCAACAAAACATCCCACCAATTTATCACAAGGATACATTATGAAAGTACAATTTGCACCCGGAGCGTTTGATGACTTCGACGGCACCCAGGAAGAATTGGATGCTTTGATAGCAGAACTTGAAGAAATGTTTGAATCCATGACCCCCGAAGAACTTGCTGCACAAAGCAGACCAGTTGATGTTGCGGATCTCCCAGACCATGTGCAAGCTGGTCTTCTTGATGAGCCACGTATCTTGCAATGAGAGACGATCCGGACAATAATCTTGAAGAAGATATTGTTGCATGTGAATGGATAGTAACAAAAGTAATTGATGGCGATACATACGCACAGAATCTCTATGCGGCCATGTGCAACAATGTTTTCCAAAAAAACGATGTGTGGCCTAGACTTGCAGATCTAACATGGTCATGCAGTTGGCGCTATGCTGGTGGTATCATTGCCCGCTTGCGGAACAAGGGCGACTACATGGACTGGTACTGTAGCGGTATTGCTAGCGGGTTGGGAAATGATGATGTGTTTAGCACAAAACACTACGTAAGCGAAAGTACCGTCACAGATGAGATCCGTCAAGATTTATTTTCTATCGGGTGGACAGTAGAACCCTATGATGAGGATATAAAATTTTAATAGCAAAATCCTATGAAAATACATCGACACATAGGTTGCAAACGCTATATACTTACACTTGACAACCAAGGAGAAAACATGTCACTCACAATCAAAAACTTAGAAAGTGCATTGTCTGGAGAAAGCCAAGCACACATCAAGTATCGTTACTTTGCAAAAATTGCTCGTGCCGAAGGCCACGAACAAGTGGCACAGCACTTTGAACACACAGCTGATCAAGAATTGTTGCATGCCTGGGCACACTTAGAACTGCTGATCGGCAAGCCCTCAACCCGGGAGTGCCTGGTCCGGGCCATTGAAGGAGAAACTTACGAGTTTGAAACCATGTATCCAGAATTCCGCAGAGCAGCTGAACATGAGCACAATGCTCGTGCTGTGATCGAAGCTGATAGTCAGATTGCAGAATCGAAACAGCATGCAGAGCAATTTGCTGCGGTGCTGGCCAAGGCTGAAAAACGGTTTGCAGCACTGACCAAGATTGAACAGCGTCATGCAGCAGCATATCAACAACAACTGGAGAACCTGTAATGAAACATGTTTGTGTAGTATGTGGCCATGTCCACGATGAAGCTACTGAAGGCGCTTGGGACTTGTTGCCCGATGGTTTCACATGCCCTGAATGCGGCTGTGGTCAAGAAGAATATCAAGAACTTTTGGTATAGTTGTAATTCTGCCACACCAGGTTGACTACTCATGGTCCATGCAGTATAATGAATCATGTTTAAAATATATTACACAGATCCTGTAACTGATTGGTCACATGCACACAATGCCGTTACATTGAACGAAGCATTGAAGTATACCGAGGCCTTTCGCAAGCTGGGCATGATCTTTGTTACCATGGTATCTGAAGATCCTGACCATGTGGGCAAACCTGGTGTGGATAGTGTGATGGATGGCCGGACTCCGGATGGTGTGGCATACACCTGGAACAAGGCATCACGAATTGGAAGAACAAAGAAGAAATAATATGAAAACTTGGGTAACATCTGATTTACATTTTGGGCACAAGAACATCATGAGTTTTTGCCCTGTAACACGGGCGCGGTTTCGCAACGACGTTGCATACATGAACGAACAAATGGTGATCGAATGGAATGCCATGATTGCTCCTGAAGACACTGTGTACATTCTGGGCGACGTGGCATTCTTGCCAGCTGCCAAAGCAGCAGAATACATGAATCGCTGCAACGGCACCAAGATCCTGATCGAAGGCAATCACGACCGCAAAACCCTGCAGGATAATGTGTTCCGTGCATGTTTTCGAGAAGTCCACAAGTATCTGGATGTGCAGTTCAACGAAACCAAAGTTGTGATGTTTCACTATCCTATTGCAGAATGGGATCAGATGCATCACGGCGCTGTTCACTTGCACGGTCACTTGCACGGTGGTACAAGTGGCTTAGAAAAGTATCGTGCTGTGGATGTGGGCATGGATTCTACTGGTGCAATTGCCATTGCCATGGACGAAGCAATTCGACTTGGCTTGAAGGGTGCAATCAAAGGGCATCACTAACGGTTGACCGGAATTGCCCGTTCTGCTATAATATACACATAGACAGAAATAGGAGCATACAATGACAATAGTAGAACGAGCCCGAGTATTTGCCACTGCTGCCCATGCTGCGGTCAAGCAAGTGCGCAAGTACACCTTTGAGCCGTACATTGTGCATCCTACCGAAGTTGCCAACATTGTTGCCAGTGTGCCACACACCGACGTGATGTTGGCTGCTGCCTGGTTGCATGACACAGTGGAAGACACTGGTGTTACCATTGTGGACATCACTCGTGAATTTGGACACGAAGTTGCGTCTTTAGTCAGCTGGTTAACTGATGTCAGCCAGCCAGAAGATGGCAACAGAGCTGTTCGCAAGGCCCGAGACCGTGAGCATATTGCAATGGCACCTGCTGCTGCACAAACTGTGAAATTGGCTGACTTGATCGCCAACAGTGGCAGCATCATGACACATGACCCTGCTTTTGCCAAGATCTACTTGGCGGAGAAACGCATGTTGTTGGCGGTATTGACCCGCGGTGACGCCACATTGATGGCTCGTGCCCGCAGAATAGTAGGAGAATGAAATGTCTGATAAAGAATTGTCAGTGCTGGAAAAAGCCCAGCGTGAGGTAGAGTTGTTGGAATGGTCCATGAGCTCTGTCAAAATCGCCGGGCAGGCACATCAGCGCATGTACCATACCAAACACATTCCAGCAAACTATCGGGCTGCCATTGATGCGCTGGATACGCAACTGTGCGGAGCACAGGCCTTGCTGAAACGAATTGAAACTTTGGGACGCTGATTAAATATAGCATGAAAAATCCAATTTGGTCCACTGACCATAACAAATTTATAAACGCATTTCAAGCTATTTCGTATGCCGCAGTTCACACCCCTCACACAATAGTCAACTTTGAGTTGCTGGAAGAAGAATTTGATGCTGTCAATTGGTTAATAGAACCCTCACAGTCATTTGCTGAATTGTGCAACATCAGAGCTGCCCAACTAAGGCACAAGTATGATAGATTAGTATTATTTTTCAGCGGTGGCACTGACTCTATTACAATTTACAACACTTTCAAAAGATTGAACCTTCATATTGATGAAATTATCATATACTACCATGACCAAGATGAACATGGACATCCTGCACAGAATGTCAAGTGGTTAAAAGACAATCATTGGGATCCCACGACTATCATCACAGTATATCATAGAAATGAAAATTTTGACACTTATAAGGGATTGAATGATGATTGGACCATCAACCCAGCAATCACATATAGCCCTAGTCCCCTTGCAAATCATTCTAAAATTATTGAAAGGACTGAGAGGTGGCGGGGGCAGTCATGGGCAGCAATACTAGGAGTAGAAAAACCTCATGTGTACTATTCAGGTGGCAAATGGTTCAGTACACATTTGGATAAAATATACTCAGGGTATGCTCATTTAGATAATAATGCATTTGAATGGTTTTTTATAAGTCCCGACTTGATCGAGTTGCATGTTAAACAAACTCACATGGTAGTGAACAGTATGATTAACTCAAATTATCCAATTTATGAAGGATGGAACTCACTGAGATTTGCAGAACAAAATATAACCAATGCTAATTTTATGGCAACTGCATGTGGAAGAGATTCTGAATTAATTTCTGGATTGACATACTTGCAGCGAACTTGGCTTTCAAAAAATCCTGTCAACACAGTAGGCATATTAACCAAAAGTGACAATAATTTTTACACAAAAGATGATAGATTTAAGTCTTATATTGCCGGATTACTTGCAATGCAAACAGATCAAACTATAATAAGCTACATGAAGAGACACAGTCTTTTGCCACCCGATGGATCCATCGATAAGTATCACGGACGATTTGGTAAATTTCGACAAGTACGTTGACCTGTGTGAACCACACAGGGTGACCAATACATATTATGTATCAATGAATTATTAACAATAGGAAACTTATGAAAACTTATTACACCACACTACGCAATCTGATTTTGCCATTGGCACTGCTCATTGGCTCTACATCAATTAGCGCAGAGAATATCACGTTTGTACAATTTGCTAGCCCTGGAGGTTCAACCGGTATGATCACCGATGCCGCTGCGGCTGAACTAGAAAAAAACGGACATACAGTATCTAGGCAATTTACCAATTCCTGTGCAGCAGCATTACAAATAGTAAGTCGCATCAAGGATTCAACGGTACCTGTTGTAATGATGACTAGTGGAGACACAATTTGGTCAGACAAATCCAAGGCATTAGCTGTGTGTCCTAAACAAGATTCTTGGCCGGTTGAATTGACTTTGATCACTTCGGTGTCGTCTACCCCTCAGGTGATGTGTACCTCGGCCTCAAAAACAGCCAAGGTAACAACTGCAACCGAATTGCTAACTTCTGGCACTCCAGTTAGAATTGCTGCTGCTGGCGAAATTGGTAAAAAGTATTTGCGAATGCTACAAGAACAAAATCCAAAACTCAAAGCAACTTTTGTGCCCTACAGTGGCGCAGGACCTATCAGAATTGCACTAAAAACATCCGATGTTGATTTGGGTATTAGCACAGCCTGCTATCAACTGATAGCAGAAGACAATTCTATTGGAATTATGCAGTCAGCCAAGAACGAATTGGTTAACATTCCGGTAGTACGAGTCAAAGATCAAAACAACACCGAGATAGATTTGGTTCTGGAACAATATGTTGCAGTACCTCCAGGAACAAGCGCATCTGCACGGAAAGTATTGGTTGATGTATTCAAAACTGAACCTATTAAAAAATATGTAACTTCAATACTGCAAACTCCTACAAAGTTTCCATCTGAAACAACATTAGATCGTGTTATTGCAACAGAAATAGCAATTGGACTAGCCAAGTAGAACATGATAACCTGGTGGGTCACCGTCACTGGTATTGCTTTATTTTTGGGCATATTAGCAGGGATGCTCCCGTCACTAAATGTGTCGGGAGTTTTGATTTTAATGATGCCCGCTGCACACGTAATTCCAAACTGGCAATTGCTCATGTGGTTTTATTGTGTAGTTGTGATGACTATGCAATACTATGGTAGTGTGAGTGCAATTTTGTTTGGGGTAGTAGGTGAATTCACCTCTGTCCCGGCAGTAGAAAATGGTTTTCAAATTGCCAAATATGGTCTTCAAGAAAAAATATTAGCAGGCACTGCGTTGGGTAGTTTTGTAGGAGCAATCATTGCACTGGGAATATTCATGTGTGCCATTCCATACTATGAGACCCTGATTTATTTCTTTTCTGGCAAAATCAAAATAGCTGTATTAGTAATAGCTATCTTACTACTTATTGGCATGAGCGGCAATAAAATTATAGCAACAGCGTTATCATTGGTTGGATTGTATATCAGTACCGGCTCTATTTGGTACATTGAGTCTATGCAACAATTTGTTCCAAGTTATATTGCGCAGCTTGGAGGGGTACCAATCATTCCCATTGCAATGGGACTTTTGGTTATACCCGGTATTGTTAGATCCAAGTCTACGATAGTGAATAGTTTTCAGAAAACCAATGATACTCCTGTTATGACAAACTCTACTGGAACAATTATGATAGGGTCAGCAGTTGGAAGTTTATCGGGGTTAATACCGGGCATTAGCTATGCGCTGAGTTCCTCATTTGCAGAGGCAGTTGAAAAATTTAGAAATACTTTGAATCAGGTATCCGACCCGCAAACTTATTATAATAATATTATATCAGCCGAAACAGCAAATAATGCAGGGGCTATAACATCATTGATTCCTTTATTACTATTGGGATTGCCTATTCTGCCATCAGAAGCAATAATATTATCGTTGGTTGAAAATAAAGGCTTTGTGATACAAACTGCTTTTGAGTTGATAAAAAATAATGCAATCTTGCTGTGTACATTGTGCGTGGCAGTGAGTCTTATTAATTTTTATATTTCTGGAAAATTATATACACATTTGAGATTTTTCATTGTCTATCAAAAAGAAATTGCAGCAATATTATTAGTAATAATCACCGTGGCCATGCTATGGGAATCATACGCTAGCGGGCACTTTGTTTTGACTTGGTTGACACTGATCATTGGTACAATTGTGGGATTTGCCATCAAAGGACAAAGTGCTGCACCTATCATATTTGCAGCACTGATCGGAGATGAACTACTGCCCGAACTTTATCGAATGTACATCTAGTTGTTGACACGTAATCCATTTGATGTTACAATTTGGACTTATAGCAAAAACAAGTAGAATTATGAACCAAGATGAATTAAAAAAGTTTGTGCTAGCTAACCCACGGTTGGTTAATATGCGGCCTGCTGGTGATGGTATCTATGTGCTAAAGTATTCCAAGCGTGTGTTCTTTGACAACCTATGGAATGACTTTCTTGAAGAATGTCGCGGTACTATCGTTGATGAGGACTTCAATGTGGTGTCGCGGCCATTCACAAAGATCTACAACTATGGTGTGGAAGCCAAATCTCCTGTGTTGAGTGATGATACAAAGGTAACTGCTTATCGCAAAGCCAATGGCTTTATGGTAGCAATGACTTGGTACAAGAACGATATCCTAGTGAGTACAACTGGCTCAACTGCCAGCGACTATGTGGACTACGCCAAGGAAATGATGTTGAAGCACATGTGCTGGGAAGATTGGGTGTTGGCAATAGCTTCCAATGAAGGTCATACTTTCATGTTTGAATGCGTACACCCAAGCGACCCTCACATTGTGGTAGAAAAGGCAGGAATGTACTTTCTTGGCTGGCGTGAAAACGCTTGGGAATCTCGGGTGCATGGATTTGACTGTGATACAGTGTGGAAGATATTTGCTCAGGATACTGTAAAGTGTCATGCAGTAGAATCTTATCGCATAACTGTTGGTGAGTTGGTAGCCGAATCCAAGCGTGTCAAGCACGAAGGTTTTGTGTTCTATACCGAAGATGGTGTGAGTGCCAAGATCAAATCACCATACTATCTAACTGCAAAGTGGGTAGCACGTAACCCTCGTACTGATAAGTTGATGACTCAAGAGTTCCGGGAACAAATTGACGAGGAATACTATCCATTGCTGGAACATATCCGTTCCAACATTGTGAAGTACACTGTGTTGAACGAACAAGAGCGCCTGGCATGGGTACGTGAATATTTGGAGACTGTATGAACGAAGAATTTGACAGGTTTGAAGAACTTATGGCCAAGGACGAAAGTCACTTGCCTGTGAGTGAACAAAGTTTGATCTTTCGTTTGCGCAAGCGAGCAGAGATCCGTCGGCAGATCACTTCACGTAAAAGTGTAGAGGAAGGCAAGCCTGACCGTATCGCCGACCTCTTGGAAGAAGCTGCTGCTGCACTAGAAGCAGCTGAATCAAAATAAAAATATTTTCATCTTTTTTGCCAAAATACCGTAAAAAAAGTCAAAACAAAGGTTGACAAGGTATAAATAAACATATACAATACATGCTATGAGACACTCGATACATCATTCTACACTCAAATCACTGACACCAAGTCAGGGCACCTGCCCCGCCTTGTGGTTTGCGATTGAGATGAATTATGATCGCGGGGCCTGGGTCCAAGGAGACCGAGTATAACAAAATAGCATACTCAACTTCCAAGGACCCTAGGACTAAAAACCCTGGGGTTTTTTGTTTTGTAGCGTAGGAAAATAGTGTGAAGTATCCCAGTAACGAGGACTGGGCCCTGCACTTTAAACATGGGGCAAACGGGCGGTGACGAGGATGGCTTATCTTCTTGTAGATAAAAAAATTCGTCATATTAAAATACATTCATTGTCTTTCATGGTAGAACATGTTTAACTTTGGGTTTTGCCGCCCGAGGGGATAGTAAGTGTGTTTTAATATACGCATTCAAAATATTGCGTAAATAATCAATGTCCGTATTCTTAGACTCAGTGATAGAGTTCTACATCACCAATCAATGCAACCTGGCCTGCACCAACTGCAATAGGTTCAATGATCACGATTTCCGTGGTCACTACTCATGGGAGGATTCTGCACCTGCTGTTGAAGCCTGGAGTCAACGAATCAATGCGTCAATGATAGTGATCATTGGTGGTGAACCCAGCTTGCATCCCGGATTAGAAACTTGGGTAGTGAATCTTCGCAGATTGTGGCCAGAAACCACTATCATGATACAAAGCAATGGCACTAATGCAAAAATAGCAAAAGATCTCGACTCTTACAGCAAATACCGTGTGGGATGGGGTATAAGTGTACATCGACCTGAGATGCGACCTGCATTAGAACGACAATGGGGCAACCTTATTGACAATACAGAATTTACTCCGGCTGCAATCATCCCGCAAGGTGATGCATTTGTTGTTCATCAGAGCAATCCAATAACTGCATTCAAAGCCTGCACCATGAGGCATAGTCACACTGTATTCAAAGGAAAACTGTACAAGTGTCCTGTGATGGCTGTGTTGCCAGAGTTTCGTACACAGCAATCAGTAATCATGGATGCAAGGCAAGAACAGTTGTTGGCTCAGTATCAACCATTGAGTGTGGACTGCACCGAGCAACAGTTGGCAGACTTTGTTGACACAAGAAATCAACCCATTGATCAATGTGAATTTTGCCCTGGTGAATTTGATTTCCAGCCAGTGGTATTTCACAAAAGAAAAAAATAACGCCCTTGTGGACAAATTGGCAAAGTCGCTTCTCTCAAAAGGAAGAGTTCTCTCAGTTCGAATCTGAGCAAGGGTACCAAATTTATAGGCGTGTGGTGTAATGGTAACACAACAGACTTTGACTCTGTCGTTCTAGGTTCGAGCCCTGGCACGTCTGCCATGTAACAAAGACCCTTCAGACAAGAAGGGCATTACAAAACAAGTTGACCAGTATCGCACATGGTGTTATACTAGAGACTAGTTAGAAAGCAGCGAGATTTGTAGAGTCCTTCCAAGTTGTAGGGCTTTGCAAAACCGGTTGACCAGTATAGCAAACGGTGTTATAATAAACACTTAGCAGCAAACGATCGAGTTGGTTGCAACAGGTTCATTAACAACTTATAAAGTATAATTTTTCTCGCAAGACAACACCAAGCACGAGTTTGCTGCAAGGTGATAACAGTCCGCAATCTTGTGAAAGACAGCGTGGCGAGAAGTTATATTTCAATACATTACTTGCCCGACTGCAAACGTCAAGGTAAACTACTAAAGAAACAGGTTCGAATCCTGGGGACTGGTAGTGTGTTGAAATATAACAAAGATACACTGCGTTCGACTTCAGGTGAGGTCATCACCCTTTCAAGGTGACTAGACGGGCTCGATACCCGTACGCAGTACCAAATTTAGGTCTTAAAGTGTTCATGGACGCACGACGGCTTGTCACGCCGTAAGAGTGGGGATCGTTACCCCCTAAGACCGCCAAGTTTTTTCCTCCGTTAGCTCAATGGCAGAGCAATCGGCTGATAACCGATAGACAGAAGTTCAATTCTTCTACAGAGGACCAAGTTTTGAAGACGACACAGTTACCTGCACTACAATGTCAAGCAGGACTTCAAATTAGTTAATGGAGTAGACACCTGAGAGGAAGGGTACCCGGCTGTAACCCGGAGGTCAGCAAGTTCTGTAGAGGTTCGAACCCTCTCTGCTCCACCAATTTTATTCCATCTTAGTATTCTTGGCGAGTACCCCCGGCTGTTAACCGGAAGAGGTTGGTTCGAATCCAACAGATGGAGCCAAACAATATGGGGGCAGCACAGGGGTGCGGAGTTGCTTTGCAAGCATCTTGTCTAGAGGGGTTCGATACCCCCGGCCTCCACCAGTTTTCAGATGCAACCGCGCTAAGGCTCCGTTTATGGAGACACCTTACGCAGGATAGAGTATTAGTGTTGCACAGTCGGGGATAGACTCCTTATACCGACAACAGTTTTCGGAGACTGAAACTTATCTTTGCTGCCCTGATCTAGTGATCGGCAAGTGGCTAGGATAAGCGGATAAAGTGGACGGCACATTAGGCAAACCTTTTGTGTAGGCTGTCTCCAATTTTTTATGCGGGGTTCATTTAATGGTAGGATTTCAGCCTTCCAAGCTGATAGCGCGAGTTCGATTCTCGCACCCCGCTCCATAGTTTTAAGGAACGGTCCCATAATGGTATTGGAGCAGATTGCTAATCTGTCGATCGGCGTAATCCGGTTTCTGAGTTCGAGTCTCAGTCGTTCCGCCAATACAATGTCGCGGTAGCTCATCAGGTAGAGCAGCAGACTGAAAATCTGTGTGTGGCTGGTTCGAGTCCAGCTCGTGGCACCAAGTTTTGTAAGTGTCAGCAAGAGAAAGTCACGCTGTGCAGTATTCTTCGAAGGTACTGTACAGTAGAAGGTAGCGGGTTCAATGCCCGGCTGGTCGCTTGAGTGGGACTGGCATACAATTGGCGTATCATCTGGATCAGTATCCCAAGTGACGTACCAAAATCCCGGCCGGCTTTAGCATAGGGTGAATGGTTGCTATAATACAGGGAGCAACTACTTGCAAATTCAATCAGGACAGTTGGCCGAGTGGTTGAAGGCGACGGACTGTAAATCCGTTCTGTAAAAAGCGCAGTGGTTCAAATCCATTACTGTCCACCAAACAAGAGATATATAAAGTATTATTCCGACGAAGCAAACACGGTGTGGGCAGAGGACTGTTAATCCTTGAAGGCTGGTTCGATTCCAGCGGTCGGAGCCAAATTCAAGCCCTATTAGTATAATGGCATTATCACGGTTTTGTAATCCGTTGACGGGAGTTCGATTCTCTCATGGGGCACCATTAATATGAAAAAAGCATTAATACTAGGATGCAGCCATGCAGTAGGTGCAGAAATAAATAAAGAACCCGGACTGGTTTTTGATAGTTTTGAACAAGCGTCCGACTATGAACTTACCTATTGCTATCCTGCACAAATTGCACGAGCATTAGGATATGATCCAATCAATCGAGCAATATCCGGCGGCAGCAATGATGCAGTGTTTAGATTATTTACAGAGACTAAACTCACCAACAATGATCTTGTGATTGCTTGTTGGTCAGGAGTAAATAGAAGTGAAATTTTTGATGGACATTGGATAAGATTAGTACCAGGAGTTCCGCCTGATAACATTGACCTTGATTATTTTAAATATTGGGTGTTGTATTCAACTAGCGTTGAGTTAGGTATGTTAAATAAAATAAAAAATATCATGGCTCTGAATGCATTAGCCCAGGCACAAGGTATCCAAGTTATCAACATAGATAGTTTTTGGCCAGTAACTGATTTTATTTGGCCTACCACGGTAAAGTGGCCTGTGGATATAGATTTTATGGCTTGGTGCCAACAACACAATTTTTCTCATACGGAAAAAATACATTTTTACAGATCAGCACATGAATCATTTGCCGAGCATATTTTAAAAAATCTAAACCGTTAGGTTTTACAAGTTATTGCGGAGTAGGGGAGTCTAGCCGTCCCCGCCAGTCTCATAAGCTGGAGATCGCAGGTGCGAATCCTGCCTCCGCATCCATTCTTAGTTAATACATGAGTTCATAACAACTCACCAACAGCTTAAATAACTATATGAGTAAATTAATTATATTTGACCTAGATGGAGTGTTAATTGAAAGTAGAGAATTACACTACCAAAGCCTTAATGATGCACTGGGCAGCGTTGACTCCAAATATGTAATTACTAGAGACGAGCATCTTTCAGTATATGACGGTCTCAATACCACTAAGAAACTAAAGATGTTATCAGAATCTAAGGGACTACCTTTAGACTATCATGATGTAGTATGGCGGCGCAAACAGCTGGCCACTTTCGAACTAATTAAAAAGTTTCCTATTGATAACAAACTAGTAGATATATTTTCTAAACTCAAAGCATCAGGGTATGTTATAGCAGTTGCCAGTAACAGCATTAGAGAAACAGTTAAACTTAGCCTATTAAAAATTGGAGTAATGGAATATGTTGATTACTACGTCAGTAACCAAGACGTGCAGCACCCAAAACCTTACCCTGAGATGTATTGGCAGTGTATGACCATGCTTGATGCAATTCCTAGGAACACCCTTATAATTGAAGACAGTCACATCGGCAGACAAGGTGCCATAGACAGTGGGGCACACCTGTTAGCGGTGAAAAATTCCCACGATGTTACATGGAATAAAATTAATAAAAAATTGCACGAAATGGATTCGCAAATGACATCAAACTCTATACCGTGGAAAGATAGTAAACTTAATGTACTAGTACCAATGGCTGGAGCAGGTAGTAGATTTGCACAACACGGGTATACCTTTCCTAAACCCTTGATTGAAGTAAACAGCAAGCCCATGATTCAAGTAGTTGTGGAAAACTTGAACATAGACGCACACTATATTTTTATTGTGCAGCAGGAACACTATGAAAAATACAATTTAAAATACCTGCTTAATCTCATATCTCCAGGGTGTGATATTGTACAGGTTAATGGAATTACAGACGGCGCGGCATGCTCTACGCTGTTAGCCAAAGATTATATAAATTCAGACGCACCATTGGTGATAGCCAACAGTGATCAATATGTTGAATGGAATAGCAACGAGTGTATGTATGCGTTTACTGCTGATGAGATTGATGGCGGTATTGTTACATTTGAAGCCAGGCATCCCAAATGGAGTTATGCAAAACTTGGCCACGATGGGTTTGTCAGTGAAGTGGCCGAAAAGAAAATTATTAGTACGGAAGCAACAGTAGGAATTTACTATTGGAAACATGGCAGTGACTATGTCAAATATGCTGAAGAAATGATTGCAAAAAATATTCGTGTGAATAACGAGTTTTATGTATGTCCTGTATTCAATCAAGCAATTGCAGACGGTAAAAAAATTAAAGTAAACAGGGTTGGCAAAATGTGGGGAATTGGTACCCCAGAAGATTTAGAACAATTTTTAAAAAATCATAAAAGCGAATAAAATGAAACTAATAGCACATAGAGGATTAACCAACGGTCCAGATGTTAATTTAGAAAATCGCCCTGAACAAATTGAATTGACGTTATCTCAAGAGTTCGATTGTGAAATTGATCTTTGGGTAGTCAACTCAGAATTTTATCTAGGTCATGATAGACCGGACTATCCAGTTAACAAAGAGTTCTTGAGTAAATTTGGTCTATGGATTCATGCCAAAAATTTAGCAGCACTGAGGTGGTTGACTAACACTAGTCTGTATTATTTCTGGCATCAAGAAGATGATTTTGTTCTTACCAGCAACAATTTTATATGGACTTATCCAGGTAAAGAGCTAACATGCCGCAGCATTGCGGTACTACCCGAGTGGCATGATCCAGAGCTAAAAAATATTGACACAAATTGTTACGGCATATGTAGTGATTTTGTACAGTTAATAAAGGATAAATTATGAGAATTGCTATATTGCTTTCTGGACAACCAAGATTTACAGAAGATCTGCAACTTTTTTTAAACAATTTAAAAGGGTACGATCAAGCTGATTGGTTTGTTTATCTGACTAATAAAAATTACGAACCTCAAAAATGGGTCAGCATTGTTATGCACGATACTTGGGTTGATTATGATCCGTGTTGGGCCAAGTCTATAATCGAAAAAAATCTTCCACCTAATAATTTTCTTAAAAAATTTGAAATATCAGATGCGAATACTCAAGTTTGGCCCCAATGTAATCATCCATCTGATCAATCAGGAGTACATTCACCGCCTGAACAATATTTCAAAATGTTTTACAACATATTCAAAACTAACGAACTAAGGACTAGTTATGAAAATGAAAATAATTTTAAATATGATATAGTTATTAGGACAAGATCAGATGTGGGGTTACTTCACGAAGTTGATGTTCGCAATAATATTCCATCATCAAATACAATTATTATGCCAGGAAATCAATGGTATGGGACACCACCTTGTAATGATCAGTTTGCTATTGGTAACTCTGACAGTATGACGATATATTCTAATATAGTTAATTATTTAAAAGAATATAACGACTTGGGGCTGGTTTTTCACCCTGAAAGTTTATTATCACATCATTTACAAAATGCCAATGGAACAGAACTTAAAGTAGGCAATTTTGAAATTACGCTGAGAACACTGCCGTTAGATAATAACTGGGCATAAAAAGAAAGTTGCAATCCAAAAAATTTGTTGTAAAAATACAAAAAAAACTGGTTGACAACAATCCAAGAATTGCATACAATATGGACTGTTTTTCACCGCCTTGGCTCAATTGGATAGAGCACTGGATTACGAATCCGGGGGTTGGGAGTTCGAATCTCTCAGGTGGTACCATGCATGGCCGTTGATCAAAAGGTATAACAGTTGGAGAACCATTATCTCTCAAGGCTATCAAATTTTATCTAAATTTGATAAATAATGAATATAGGAGTTGCAATTATGCCAAAAAATACTTGTTTGAGTGAGATAACATATCAAAACACAACTGATCAATATGAAACAAATTTTTTTATAGAAAAAGAAAATTTGATGCAAATAATGTTTAACCAAGGTAAAACTACGTTAACTCCATGTTGGGTTAGATTACCAGGTCGGTCACAATCCATAGAATTTGCCGCGTGGATCAATCATGCTGCTGCTCAGGAATTTATTGATTTTGTAACTGTTACTGCACCAACTTATAATATAACTTTGGTCACCACTGGTATACAGGATCTCTGGTAGGTTGACAACAAACCTCAATTGTTGTATAATACATTTTTAACAAGGAAACATGACATGAAACGTGCTAAACGCTAGTGTCAATCGTAGATCCCGTATATGGTCTAGGGTTGGCACATTAAAGACAATTTGATATGCACAACCCACTCTAAACTTTGAAGGTGAAGTCCTGCCTCTTAAGCAGAGAGAACTGAGTTCGAGTCTCAGAGAGTGGACCATATACGGGGTATAATTCAATGGCTAGAATAACCGGCTTTTACCCGGTCTATCAGGGTTCGAGTCCCTGTGCCCCGACCATATGCAAACACATTATACCAACTGACAATACCGTAACTGGGAAACTAAGGTTGTGTTTTAGTGTGTTTCTATATGGTAAAAACAGGAGTAATTACCCTGATCCATAATCGGGAGTCATGACCCGATGAACTCGTAGTCTTCTAATGGTAGGAAAGCCTCGCTCAAGAGGCGAATGCAGGTTCGAGTCCTGCCTACAATGAGTTCGCCATATATAAACACATTACAAATTTGACAGCGGTGGTAGCCTGTTGAGTTGTAACTTTCCTACCGAATGGACTGTAGTGTGTTTCTATATGACAAGATTCCGGTCTGAGGTCATTACTCAGCGTAAACGGCAGCGTCAGTCGTGACTTCCTAGGAGAGACTGGGGCCATATATAAACATTTTTGACGGGGAGGGTGCCGCGCATAAATGCGGTAACTACTTCGGTCCCCTGGCAGGGGCGAACGGTTCTTTGTGCCAGCATTGAACTAATATCTAAAGTGTTTTTATATGGTTTTATGTTGGCCATGGTGTAATGGAAGCACCCGACTCTGTGAAAGTCGTAGCATGGGATCGATACCCATTGGTCAACCCAAATTAAAGATTGTTTATAAAGCGCAAAGCTAGATTCACGTTGGTAAAATAACGCAACTGAGCTTCGGCTGTGAACACATCATAAACGATGATGCAGCAAACACCGATATCACTTAGGCTTAAATGGAAATTCAAGCCCTGTGGTGTTAGGTTTTGATAGCGTCTCACACAAGTATTTATTGGTCATGTGGCGTAGATGGATGCGCACCGCCCTCATAAGGCGAGGAGGTTGGATCGATACCAACCATGACCACCATGCCCTGGTGACGGAATGGCATACGTACTGGTCTTAGAAACCAGGTTCTGTGGGTTCGAGTCCCACCTAGGGCACCATTTTGGGGGATTGATATAGTTGGAAACATACTGCCATGGCATGGCAGCATCAGCAGTTCGAATCTGCTATCCTCCACCAACTCAGACTCTTAGTTCAATGGTAGAACGGTGCATTGACATTGCACAGACACAAGTTCAATTCTTGTAGAGTCTACCAGTTGACAAGTATCACGGGTGATGCTATAATTGCAGCATGTTAAGAAATTAACATACGCTCATTAAAAATTTACATGATATAAAGACTGGAAACAGTCCAAGTCTTTATATCCACATGCACAAATGCCCGGGCCAGGCAGATGTAGCGGATTACAGCTCTGGTCAATCCGGGGTAGGCAGGTTCAATTCCTGCAAGTGTATGTGGATATATAGATTTTAACAATTCAAAACAAAAAAACTGCCTGGTTGCGTAGAGAGGTTATACGTCTCCTTTACACGGAGAGCGATGACAGTTCGAGTCTGTCACCAGGTACCAATATGCAACGGTGGCAGAGCGGCCCAATGCAACGGATTGCAAATCCGTAAAACCGGGGGTTCAAATCCCTCCCGTTGCTCCAATTAATACTCGGTATAGTGAAATGGTATCACCCGTGCTTTGGGAGCATGAAGCGGAAGTTCGATTCTTCCTACCGAGACCAACAAGCGACTGTGGCGTAATTGGTAGCCGCACCAGACTTAAAATCTGACGCCTGTGAGGGCGTGCCGGTTCGATCCCGGCCAGTCGCACCAATACCAAAGTAAATTTACAGAGAATACCAAAGTAAATTTATCTGGCGTTAGTATAATGGATAATACAGGGGATTTCTACTCCCTAGATAGCAGTTCGATTCTGTTACGCCGGACCAAACAATGCCAGCGAGACTGGGTAGTCAGAGAGGTCTTATAAGCCTTTTAGCGCCAGATTAGCGTTCTTGAGAGAGTTCGAATCTCTCCGCTGGTACCATAATTATTTAAATTTGTCATATTGCCAAACTAAATAGGTTATATTACAGAGTATAATTTAACCTATCATGTTACCATATTACAAAACACTTACCGCTCCAAATCTGCAGCAGATGTCTGCAGAAATTGATACCTATCTAAGAACCACTTGCCCATTATACGTGTCAATGATTGATTTGGATACTACATCAACTGGGTTGATCAACAACAAAAGTGAAGTTGGCACAAAATATTTACGCAAACTTAAAGAATTTAAAAATGCATGTCCCATATTTGCGGATTGGTTATCTAGTAAAAATATACAATTTCGTGATATTTTTGCGGTGGCCTGGATTGTTGTTTCCAGCAATGGTCTTAAAATGTTTCCCATACACGTAGACACTGACCGTGACGGTGATGTTCCATTTGATTTAATGTTAGATGTAACCGGCGAAGCCATTAACGTTCCTTTGTTAAATTATGATGATTCCTACACAGTTTGGTATTCAACAACAAAATTAGGTGACAAATCTATAACCGCAGATTTTGTTGATTCTCCATCGGAATCAATGAAAAATATTGTGATGAATTGGTCAAATAGTAGTATGGCATATGACGATTCTTCGGCAGTTGAAGTGGCACGAGCAAGTCTAACGCAACCAATATATCTGAATGTGACTATTCCACACCGAGCAATTAATTTGGGTAAACTGCCAAGAACTAGCCTTAGCATTAGACTTAGGCACAAACTGGATTTACACAATCTATGCTAACTTCAGATTTTAACAATTGGGACCAAGGAATTTTTAGTGTTGTAGGGGTGCCCGGTGGGCCAGAAAATACCAATACCAGTTATTGGTATCGTAGAGATTGTCCTGGAATAAATCCCAACAGCATCTACTCTGACACTGACATTACTTACCGGTGGAACACGCACGGGTTCAGATCAGACGAGTTTGTTAACGATGGACGAGATTCCATAATAGCCATCGGAGACAGTTGCACCATTGGTATCGGATGCCCTGTTGAACACACTTGGCCACACATGTTGAGAGAGAAATTTCCCAATACCAAGTTATACAATTTAGGTCTTGCTGCTGCTAGCAGTGACTATGTGGTTAGAGCAATTGCCAAAACCATTGATGTTTTATGTCCTCGAGCAGTGTTTGTGCAATGGCCGTTTATTTCTTCAAGAGAAATTTCTATCAAACGTCGATATCTGCCGTATAAAATATTCTTAGAAACCTATGATGGTCATACCAACAGCAGTAAACGTTTGGAACAGGCAGCTGACATATTCAATGACAATAGCTATTTAAAGTATCATTATGATAAAAATCGCATTATGTTACAAGAAATTTGCAAAAATAGAAAAATACCACTACAAGAAATCAATTTATGTAAAAATGAAGATCTGGAGTCTTTTGATGTTTACGCTTACGAACGTGACGTTGTTCCATTGGGCCCTACTGATAATACTCTAGGACACGAATTTAGATTTCCCAGAGCCCGAGATAAAATACACTTTGGCCATGAATGGAATGCGTATTTTGCTGATTTGCTATATTCTCAATATTTAAAAAACAATATTTGTTAAATAACATTAGGTTCATTTTGTATGCAATATTTTAAATTTTTAAATCAGCTTCCTGTAATCCCGTCTGAATTGCTTGATCAAATAGTGTATGTTGACTCAAACAATGTTGATAACTCAACTACAGTTGCCAATAAACAAGAACTAACACAACACAAGGTTATTGTAAGTGATGGGTCAACACAAGACGGGGCATTATATTATAGAACTCCAGTCACCGGTCCAATTAATCCTACACTTGATGAGTGGTTATACAAAAATATCAACGAATTAAACAACTCTAGTATTACTACCGGAGTTCAATATTGCACCAGCGTGACTGGTTTTGTATCTGCATTGTTGCCGCATACCGATGGTAGCGCAAGAGGCAAATATACAATGCTATATCTTATAAAAAGTGGGAATCCCAAAAGTCCAGTCACTACTCATTGGTGGCAACAGCCAGGAGAAGATCTTGTTAGACTTCCCCATACAGTGGCTTTGGATTCAACTGCACTGGTAGAGATGTCCCAGATTGAGATACCAATTAATTCATGGGCTATGATAAAAACCAACATCATACACAGTGTACAAAATATAACTGATTCTCGAATTGCAATTAGTATAGGAGTTCATTCAGACAAAATTGCTGAATTGATTGCCGAAAAATATTAGATAGAAGATAACTCTCGTAAGTTCAAATCTCAACGTTTCCACCACGTTTATGTATCCATAGTGTAATGGCAGCATCGCGGTCTCCAAAACCGTCAGTCTAGGTTCGAGTCCTAGTGGGTACGCCAATTAGTCAAGGCAGTAGTATTGTGTCAAAATTTTCAATAGTTATGTTAGCGTCGGCCCATGTTTTAAGATTACCTGGTAATCTGAAGATATAAGAACTTTTCATAAGTTTTATCAACTGTTCTAAATTAGATTGCATCCGGAATTTACAGTTGGTCCATTGGTCAAATGCAAATTGTTTATCTTGTAAAATTTTTCTATTAGATTCAATGGAGGCTTCGAGTCGATCGTAAGGATTTACGATTTGATCGTATGAGTGATCAATCACATCATCAAATACATCAAATCCTAACTGTCGCAGATGTTCGACGTATCCCGGACTTGCCAATGCAATAAAAAAATTAAAACCATAAACGCAGTTGGCAAATTTTTCACTTACCAACCCATTGTTATGAAAAAATATAGTTTCAACAATGATTTCTATTAGACTGTTTTGATAATCAGTTCTTAGACAATTAAAATTTTGTCCGTTATCAGAGTCTTTAAATGAAAAGTCATCTTCCGTATGATTTGATCTAAACCCTAGAAAATTGTTTGGTGCATTTTGAATAATTTTATCAAACCCTTTTTGATAGATATGACTTCGCTGCGAATGTATGATTTCGTCACATAAATGTTGACAGTTGATCATTCTTAAATAGTCATCAATTGAATTGTTTGAATGAAGTGATTTAGGAACACTAGCTTTAATCAGTCCTGTTTTTTCTAGATCTTTTCCTAACAACAATAACATCAATAGTACACGATGTTCTCTCATCATCCTACAAAGTACAATCCAATGATGAGAGTATTCATTAAAATTTTTAGTGGATGCCGGACGGTATAATAAATGTGTATTTCGAGCATCTCTAATAAAATCAGGACCCCAATACACAACTCTAACATTGTGCAAATGATCAAACTGTGATTCAAAGTTGATTATTGTAGAAAATAACAGAAATTTACAGTCAGCATGCTCCTGGACAAATTTTTGAAATATTCTAATTGGAGATTGGTCAAGTTGATCATCATCCCATACTGTAATGTTATCTTGCCAATGATCTATCGAAAAAATAACTATATTCACTTTCTTGATGGCAGCTGATTCAGCCGCCCACTCTAAAAAAGAATTTGTTGAATTTAAGATAATAGTTTTAGACATTGTACTATTTATCGACCTCAGAATTATCTACACTAATTAAATAAAAGAAAGTAAATTATGAAAAAAATGGACATGGCTCAGGTCAAAGAATTTATCACTGCTCAAAGTCCAGAAACTTCGGTGTATCTAGGCTGCGACAGCGAACGAGTAAAAGTCAATGGCGTATGGTACGCAGACTATGCGCTGGCAGTGGTTGTACACATTGATAGCTGCCATGGCTGCAAAATCTTTGGTGAAGTACAACGTGAACGTGATTGGGATCAACGCAGCGACAAGCCTGCTATGAGACTCATGAACGAAGTGTACAAGGTATCAGAACTGTTTCAAAAGATGAGTGATGTACTAGAAGACCGACTGGTGGAAGTACACTTGGACATCAACCCTGATCAGATGCACAAGAGCTCCGTGGTGGTTAACCAAGCAATTGGTTACATCAAAGGCACTTGCAATGTGATTCCAATGGTCAAACCTCGAGCCTTTGCTGCCAGCTATGCTGCTGACAGACTGGATTGGGTGTTGAGCAATCGCCGAGCAGCTTAACCAAAACAGTTGATTTCCGTCGCTGTTTCGCATATAATTAGTTTTGTCAGCGCAAGCTGGCAGGCAAGATTTGAGTAGATTAGAACAGACAACTGTTGGATTATTCCGACCAGCCTTAACAGCTGACACTTAAAATGGCCTCTGGGGAAACCTGGATCGTGCTTGTGTGAACCGGACCTATTATAGACATCTGCACTTTGATAACCGGACATACGCAGGCCACTGTGGTTTGTATTTTGCATGTTGCGTATTGCACCTTGCTTAGTCTGTGACTTGACTTGGGTCTTGCCACCCTTATTGTTTAATGAAAGAAATTATGAAAATCAATCTACGTAAAGCCAACGCATTGCAACTGAGTGTTCAGGAAGCAATCAAAAGTATCAAATTTGACACTGAAATCAAAGTCAACGAATTCCAAACAGCCGAAGACGAAATTGCCAAGGCACGTGAAGCCTTTGTTGCCAACCAAGAACGTCATCGCGGATTGCTCAACAGCCTGTACGATATCCGCAAGGCAGTGAGCCAGGCCAATGCGGCACAAGGTGTGGATGTCAAGCTGGCCGATGTGGCCTTGATGGACAAGAAGATCCAGTACCTTGCCGAATTGTCAGGCAAGACTGTGCGCGATAGTGCAGAGGTTGTGGCAGGCAAGATGGACAAACTGCGTAATCGCAAAGAAGACTCTCGTAGTTTGTACTACGGACACGACGCTACTGTGGATACTTCTATCTTCACTCAAGAAGATATTGCAGGTTTCCGTACTGCTGTGAGCATGGGCAAGAAGGCCAAGCAAAAGTTACAAGACGAATTGTTGGAAATCAACGTTCGTACTGAGATTGAACTCAGTGCCGATGTGGTCACTGTGTTGACTACGGAAGGTCTGCTGTAGGCCCAAGTCTGTAAAGGATGTTCATTGCACGAGTTCTCAATCTCTTAGAGAACTCGTGTTCAGATAGCACACCTTTTGCTAGATTGCACTTGCGACAAGTAACTTGTAGATTGTGGTAAGTGGTTTCTCCACCTTTTGATTCTGGAATCACATGATCCATATGTATCTCAGAATCTGACAGATCCTCATCACAGTACACACAATGCAAGCCGTCGCGTTCGACGATCCTGCGTCGAAGATTCAATGGTATACGTTGTTTTAGCATGGCAAATATTTATTGGGCCGCAGCATCCATATTTAGAATAAATACTATATGACTGTGCATCAACCCTATTACTGTGAACATTGTAGAAATCGGTATCTTTGGTCTCAAGAGCGGCGTACACCTGGGTTTTGCAGTACCCGGTGCCAGGCATCAGAGGCAGCAAGAAACTCATTGGTTCCGTTTGAAGTACAGCAGTTGGCCAAGGTTATGGAAACAGTACCAGTGGCAGTCAAGGTCAATGACGTGGTAGAAGAATACCGACAGCAAAAAGCGTCTGACGCTGCCCAGGTACGTGAACAACAATGTGAGTGCTGTGACATAACCAGCTACATGAACAAGCCGTTGAAGTTTGTGATGTATCACATGGATGGCAATCCAGACAACAATGCACCTAACAATTTGAAAATGCTGTGCCCAAACTGTGCCAGCCAAGAACAAAACTCTTGACTTGATTCAAGATTCAATATATAATAACAACATAAGCGGGCATAGTGCTAGTGGTAACACATAACTTTGCCAAAGTTAAGTCACGAGTTCGATTCTCGTTGCCCGCTCCAGAGCAGCGGCGAAGTTACATTCGCCAGTATGAGTCACAAGGTACCGCGGTAAATCCTTGGGCAAGCAATAGTACAATAATGCGATGTAACAGGCAGTAGTGATCTACTCACCGGGACCGGCCTCAAAACGAATCCCACCAATTTGGAGAGTAATGCAGCGGGGATGGTCCTGCGACTGGCCTTGAAAACCAGGTTCTCAGAAATGGGATGGGGTTCGACTCCTCTGCTCTCCGCCCTTGAGTTCGCGCACAAGCGTCGAACTAATATAAATAAACATAAGAATAACAAAGGACACTTATGTTTTATTTGAGCTGGAGGAAAGGCCGGGTATAAACTTCACTCCATCGGATAACACGGCCCTGCCCTCTGTGTAACTGCCACTCTGAGAAGTTGTTACATACGGTAGGGTTTTTCTTTGATAAATAAAACATGTCAAAATATAATGTTATTCTTTTCACTGATGTAATTACAATCCAAGATGATAACGTACTATCGCCCGGAATTGGTGCATATAAATTAGCAAATACCCTTCGGAAAAGTGGATACTCATGTTTAGTAGTACACCATACTTCAAAATTTACAGTTGATGAAATTTGTAAATTACTAGACACAACTGTAGGTGATAACACTTACTTGATTGGGTTCAGTACAACATTCTATAATATTTTAAACACTAAAAAAGTTGACTTGCTTGCGGAAAATTTTAATTTGTTCCCCCAAGGAGCTGAATTTGATGATCAAATTTTTTACCACATCAAACGACTAAACCATAAGGTAAAAATAACTGTTGGTGGTCCAATGATTTGTGCAGATTTAAAATGCAAATATGCTGATTTTTTGGTATTAGGATATGCAGAAGCAAATATAGTAAATTTAGTTGATCATGTAAAAGACAATGCTCCATTAAAAAATAGTTATAGAAATATTATCAATAACAAAATTATTATTAATAATGTACTGGCAGAGGGATATAAATTTACCACCGACTCAATGACATGGTTACCCGAAGACGTAGTTAATAACACCATATTGCCTATTGAAATTGGTAGAGGGTGCATATTTAGTTGTGCATTTTGTTCTTACCCAATGAACGGAAAGAAAAAGCTAGATTTTATTAAAGAATCAGAAATAATAGCAGACGAGTTATTATATAATTTTAATAACTATGGTATAACTCAGTATTATATAACAGATGATACTTTCAATGATTCGGTTGATAAATTAATACAAATACGAGAAGTTATAATAGGATTGCCATTCAAACCAGAATTTTGGTGTTATGCCAGATTAGATTTAATATGTACGCACCCTAACACAATGCAGATGTTATATGACATCGGAATAAGAAAAATGATGTTTGGAATTGAAACACTTGACAGAAAGTCTGGATTGGCTATAGGTAAAGGATACAATAGAGAAAATCAAATAGCAATGATATCGCACATTAAAGAAACTTATCCAGACATTCACTTACATGGAAGTTTTATCATTGGTACTCCTTACGAATCTGAAGAATCTATTAGACGTACATTAGATGCGTTAATTTCGCATGAAATAAAACTAGACACAGTTGTAGTTCGTCCATTGATCATTGGTAAAAAAGAAAATGGCTTGGTATTTGAAAGTAAAATTACTAAAGATTATAAAAAATTTGGATATCGAGCAGTAACCAATGAAAATCCTTTTGCATTATCGTGGGAAAATAATGAACTTAATTCTGATAAAGCTCAAAAACTTGCTACCATGTTTCATATGAATTATAAACAGATATCAACTACATCTCTATGGCATACACATAGACCTCATGTACATTCAATTTTGTTTTTTTCAGAATATAAAAAAAGATTGTTTGAACTCATTGCAGATAAAACTTTAGATTGAAGTAAAAATTTTAGCCAGGGCTCTTAGTTCAATGGATAGAATCCGAGTCTTCGAAACTCAAGATGCAAGTTCGATTCTTGCAGGGCCCACCATCAACTGAGATTCATGAACACCGACAGTGGAAGATCTTGCCCATACAGCTTCCATAGTGCGGAATAATACTCATAAGATTTCAAGTGTGAATATACTGCTTGCGGAACGTCTAAGGTTGAGGGGAAGGGTTTTTCCATCAACAGCGGAACATTGTATACTGCTGAATCAGCAAGATGACTAAACAACACATTTTCAATTGTGGCATAGTAAAAGAATCCCGGGTCGTATCGGCTTGGTATTTCAAAATTAAAATCCAAAGGACTTATCCAATGTCGATCTAGTATTTTTTTGACGTAGGCACGTTTGAACAGTCCAGCACCACCAAAGTCATCCCATTCCTTTACTCTCATACTCAGTGACGGTACTTCAACTTTGAATCCATTGTTGATCAGGCCTGGTATCCAATTGTTGATACGCACAAGTTGCACACATTCCCAATCATTGGGTAACATATCTAAGAATTCTTGCCAGGTAAAACTCCAATGATCAATGCTTTCAAAACTCATGTCGTCATCACAGAATATTGCATATTCTTCGCTGGTGGTGTCATACCAATTTCGCATTGCAGTTAGATAACTGATCACTGTTCCCGGATGGCTAAATCCTCGAAATATTTCAGTGTCCTCTCTGATAATGTTGGGCCACGTGATATTGATCGTATGCTGGAATGTGGTGTATCTATGATTTAAGCATGGCACATAACGGATACCATATCTAGCCAACTGCTCATTCATAAACTCCATACGGGCCACGTTCTCGTATAGAGTGATATAGTTCACAGTGGGAAAGTTAGTTAGTTTAGACATAATGTATGTATATTTATTTCACCGTGCATCAGATTTTTAAATCTCTGCGTAGTTCAATGGATAGAACCAGTCTCTCCTAAAGACGAAATATCAGTTCAATTCTGGTCGCAGAGACCACGCTCCTATAGTATAATGGCAATACACGTCCTTGGTAAGGACGAGCTACAAGTTCAATTCTTGTTGGGAGCACCAGTGCATCACTAAGTAACACAATCAAGGAGATAGCAATGCCAAGTCCACGTAGAGCAAGTCAAATCCTCAATGGCAAAAAGCCACCAAAACCCAAGACCATGAAAGCCATGGCCAAACGTGTAGTACGAAAGAAAAAATAAACAATGGGAACCCTAAGAGACTTCGATCTTGCCAATTACAAGTGTGATGTTTATGTCGAAACCGGTACAGGAGTCGGCGGTACTTTGTCAAAGGCCATTCCGCATTTTAAAAAATGCTATTCGGTAGATATGGATCTGGACTGTGTGTCCAGCGCAAGAAGCAGATTTCCATCTGCGACTATTGCACATGGGCTGTCTACCGCAGCACTAGAACAGTGGCTTAAAGACGACTTGCCATCAGATCAAACTGTTTTGTTTTTTCTTGATGCACACTTTCCGGGCAGCGATTATCGTGGTAAACCATACGATGTATCTGCACCAGATGCAGTGCCGTTGGAACAAGAGCTACGGCTAATAAAGAAATATCGGCCCAATGCAAACGATATCATCATCTGTGATGATGCCAGGATCTATACCATAGCTGAATTCGAACATGGCAATACTGAATGGTTACAAGTGCCCGGCGGGTATCAATTTGTGCATGAGATATTTCCAGATGCAAATGTTAGCCTCGTACTAAACGAAGAAGGTTATATCATTGTTGACCGACGTGTTGAAATTAAAAACATACTGGTTATTAGACCAGCTGCACTAGGTGATGTGATCATGGCCACTGGCATTGTACGTGCATTAAAGCAACGTCATCCACAAGCAGCCGTTGACGTGGCCACAAACGATTTTTACGTGTTTAGTGGTAGCCATCACATAAGATATGCTGCGCCAGCTGATCAATTTGATAGAAGTCGGTATGATCTAGTGGTTGATCTGGAAATGGCATATGAGCTCAATCCTCGCATGCATACCATAGATGCCTATGCTGCCAGAGCCGGAATTGATCCTGCCACAACTGATCTACATACAGAATTGTTTGTGCAACCAGAGCATCATGCGTTCCTTGCACAAGTTGGATTGCCAGAGAAGTTTGTGGTTGTACATCAAAGGCATCACCCCTGGACCAGTCGCAACTTACCAAGAATTTTTCATATTGATCTCATGAACGAAATTTTCAGTCAGACTGGTCATGCAGTTGTGCAAATTGGCAGCAAGGGTGATCACACGTTTGGTACTATAGATGGTCTACTGTATGATCTAACTAGACATTTAAGTTTGCATCAGACCGCTGCACTTATATCGCGGGCAAGAGCCTTTATTGGTGTCGACGGCGGACCCATGCACATAGCAGCAACTACTAACACTCCTATTATTGGATTGTTTACCAGTGTAAAATCTCAATACCGAGCCCCACGAAATCGTAATGCTCCATTCATTGGTATCGCCAGTGACATTGAATGTTATGGATGTGTGGAGAATCAACCAGCACCTGTTACCAGATATGAATGTGTGCGCGGCGACGACGAATGCACAAACAGATTCTCAGTGGATGATGTGATTAAAAAATTAAAAACTGTTCTCTAACTATGCAAACAAAAACATTTGATCCTAATCGACACGTGGGGTCCGAAACCAGTAAAAGCTATCGTTCTCTGATTGAATCAGGTTTCATGCAACGCTATTTCAGCGGTGATAACACTATTGAAATTGGATATGCAGGCGGCAACGGTGCATTGCCCATCACCGACAATGCCATTGGTATTGATCAACATTATCCAGGATATGATGGTGTACATTTGCCTTTTCCAGATGCCAGTCAAGACACTGTGTATTCCAGTCATTGCCTAGAACACTTGCCCAATCCAGCAGCAGCGTTGGCCGACTGGTTTCGTGTGCTGCGAGTGGGTGGATTTTTAGTTGTGGTAGTACCTCATCAGCAATTGTACGAAAAGAAAATGATCATGCCCAGCAGATACAGCGGCGAGCATTTGAAGTTTTACATGCCCAGCACCTTGTTGTTGGAAATTGAAAGAGCACTGCCATTTGGACAATGGCGCTTGCGAGAAATGTACGACAATGATGCTGGGTTTGATTATTCACTATCGGCATTTACACACAGCACCGGATGTTTGGAAATGGTTGCGGTGATTGAGCGCATACCTCACTATGCGTATATCAATGAAATGTTGACATCTTGATTGTTGACAGATTATAAATACTCTGTTACAATGTAACGTATGATGGTATGAAGTAGACAGAAAAGGATTCAAGACTCGGGGGCAGTGCCCGACATCTCCACCATAAGCAGTTTGGGTCATATGTTATAAGTCCATAGTGCATTCATATACAAGACTGTTTCTGATGGGGATGACACAGGATCGATTGAGTCAAGAGTACGGAAATGGACTGTCCGGCAATGTAGAAGCCGTTAGGATTGTGGTAACTTAGGTCGCTATGCACATAGCATAGAAAGACGGAGCACAGTTGGAGACACAAAAAACGTAAATGCAAATGACGAACTTTTTGCCTTAGCTGCCTAAACTCAGCTTAGGGTAGTTATACCTCGTAACAGAAAATAACAGAAGCCCGCTTTGGCGGGCTTTCTTTTGACTGTTATTTTTGATCACTATATACTAGCATGGGCAAACAAACTGAATACTTTGAACGCATTGGATATCAACCCAAGTACTGGATTGGTGATCGTGTGTTTGGACGCTGGAACCAGATCCCATTTGTTGGTACTGTGGGCAACGATACTGTGATTGACAACACCGGGCCTAGAATCTCAATTCACCTGGATCTTCCGATCAAACATGAAGGCATGATCCGCAACATCATCATAGTCAAGCACCGAGATATTGCCAAATTGAAAGAGTTTTAACTTGACTTTGTGAATACGATGTTGTATACTGTATAAATCATCAACATTGGAGAACTATATGGCACGAATTACCAGTCAACTTGCAGCAGAAATGATCGGCAATCGTTACGAATTGGTACTGATCGCAGCACGTCGAGCGCGAGAACTAGCACGTGGAGACCGACCCAAAGTGACCAAAGTATCCAGTCATGCAGTCACTGCCCTGCGCGAAATTGAGCAGGGTCACGTGGATCGCAGTTGGCTGTACAAACCGCAAGATATTGTGAGCAAAAGCCATCACAGGAAATACTGAAATCTGGTGCTCATGAAAAAAGATAAATATCTACATGAGCACTAATCAATTTCGCCGGTACCTTGACCTCTTGAATGAGGCAGATCTAGTACCACCCAATACCACTGTGGCATTACCAAGTTCTGGGACATTCAGTAATGATGATGCCATTGCCAACCTAAATCGACAAATGACCGGCGGGAGTGAACCACGCTGTGCAGTGTGTGGCACACCACAAAGTCAACATCGGCAGTTACAACATCAATTTGTAGCTGGTAACGACATTCAACCTGCACCTGTTGCTCAAAGTGGTGGTAATGGTGATACTTCACGCATCAAACAATTACAACGCGAGTTGTCGGCAGCAGGTGCTGCCTTAGGAAGAACTGGTGCCAATCAAGACGGCATAGATGGCGATATAGGTCCGTTGACCCAGGCTGCAATGATCAAGTACCCTGCCATCTCTGCCAAATATGCTGATCTCAGCGGTGCATCTGCTGCACAAGCTTCAACCCCAGCTGTGGATACCAGCAAGTTGATCTCTGCGCTGAGTGCTATCGAAACTATCATCAAGAAGTATAAAGGCAATACCAAAGTTTCCGAAAGCCAGATCTACGAAGCTGACCCTCGGTTGAGCGCAAAAGAATACCAGGATCGCATTGCGCAGAGCATTCCTCCAGATGTGGCAGCACCAGCAGTAGCAAATCCCAATGAATCCCCCGAACAAAAACGCATACGTTTACAAAAAGCTGCACAAGCAAATCTAGATTCTAGTCGTGCCTTATCAACCAAGCCAGCGCAACCTTCTTCCATATACGATAGATTCAACAAGCCTAGCGGTGCTCCAGTAGAACTTGCAAAGGCCGTAGAATTGAAGCCATCAGGGTGGGCAGCCAGGATCGGACAAAAAATTGTTTCTAAGTTGCCTGGATTAGGGGCCCGAACAGCGGCCAAAGCAGGAATTACAGCGGCGTCAGGCCCACTTTCTCCACTGGTAGGCCTTGCAGCCACAGCATATACTATTTGGGATATAGGTAGCATGCTGTATGATGCATACAAAGATTCTGATAATCTTGAAGGTATGAATGATGCAGATCAAGCTGTGGTCAAACAGAATCTTGCAGTGGTTATGAGTTTTATGAAAGATCCCAAGATTGCAAATACCTTGCCCCCAGACATACAAAATCGAGTAGCAATTGCCTTTAAAGATTTGCACGATCTAGCTGTGGATACAGGATATGATACACCAACTGCAACACCAACTGCACCAGCTTCTGCTCCTGTACAGGCTTCTACACCTGCTACTGCAAACAAAGTGCCGCCGCCTGCCCTCAAAGACACAGTAGACAAACTTGATAAATTACTAAAGAAAAGTAATTTTGAAAGTCGTGAACCCAGAACACTAAGCGAACAAATGGCACGTGATCGTGACATAATTAGCGAAGGGCTGGGCGCTGCGGCTGTACAACATGTGATCAAACCGGTTGCAAAATGGGGAGTGAAAACTTTTGTAAAACCAACTGCTACTGTTGCCGGATATGGTGCTCTTGGGTATGGTGGATATCAGGGTTATGAAGCATGGAAAGATTTGACAGCGCCAAAAACCATGGACGCAGCAGACCAGGCTGAATTTAACCGCTTGGTCGACGAAATTAACAAGCTGGTACCCGACCAGGATACATATCACGCACTACCCCCAGATATGCAAAAGAAAATAGATCAAATATTAGACAGAGCTATAGCAGCAAAAAAACCCACAGCAGGAACCAAATGATCAAACCCAACGCAAACTACCGCATGCCCAAAAACATCAAACGTCAACTAGCAATTATCGTAGATCCGCAATATCGCGGTGAGATACGCAGACTCATGATCCAAGCTGATCTCATCAGTCGTCAAGCTGCTCCACGTCAGAAATCTTCTGACAGAACTCCTGTAATTTAAACAATTTTTGTTGTGAAAATACCACACTTTTTGTGTGGTATTTCAGGTTGACCGCTATTTCTCAAACTGCTATAATAGTCACATAAGCAACAAGGAACACCACATGCAGTACACAGTTATCACAGCAAAAGGTCATGTTCTTACGTTTTTTATCCGTGCAGTAGCCGAAACTTACGTGCAAGCATACGGTGGAAAGCTGATTTCTGCAGAGATTTTGGTTGACCGGATTCCAGCCTAGTGCTATAATACTCATATACGCAGCAAAAAGGACCAAAAATGGTTAAAACACAAGATTATGGCATGTTTACTGACGCTGGCAATCAAGCCATCCAAGGCATTGTGATGGTTGCCAGAGTGCATCAACTGTCTCAGAACACTGTTCGTGCCATGCTGTCGGCATTAAGCCTGGAAGAAGCATTTGAAGAAGCCACAGATACTGCTGTGCGTGAAACGGTTTTTAAGGCGTGTTTTGGTTGACCAGAATTGTGAAATCGGCTATAATATACGCATGTTCAGCAAAAAGGAGTCCCAAGTGTCTACAGCAACTTACCAAGCACTTACCGAGCAACAAAAACGCGAAGTCCGCATGTACGGCGTGACTGAAGCAGGCATGCGTGAATCGGTAGAATCGTCTATGACTTTTCGTTTCTCTGGTCCTGCTATGATGGCAGCAAGCCTCATGAGCGATGCACAAGAGATGATCAATACCGAATACGGTGAAGTTGATCACATGCGAGCCGAGGATGCTCGTCAGATCCTGAATCGTGCCAAGTGGATCCTGTTTGAATATGTCATGAAGGACGGAGAATAAAACATGCTGGTCAAAGATCTCATTGCAGAGTTAGCGAACATGAACCCTGATGCAGAAGTACACTTCTCCTACAATTATGGTGATCACTGGCGCACTCGGGTTGCTCCTTCTGTGGACCAAGTGTTCGAAGGCTTGGTCAAGCGCAGTGAATACCACGGCATGGACAAGCTCTTGGACGAGAGCGACATGTACGAAGACGAAGGCGACTACGAAGGTACACGCCGCGTGGTAGTTATCGGTTGACCGGTATTGCAAAATCGGTTATAATATACACATAGACAGCAACAAACTAGGAGTAAAAAATGGGTACACGTAGTCGAATTGGTGTGATGCATGGTGACAAGTGCAAGAGCGTTTATGCACATTGGGATGGTTATCTCAGCGGCAATGGCGAGATCCTGCAAAAACACTATGACTCAGCCAAAGCCAATAACCTTGTGGCCTTGGGCGATCTCAGCTCGCTGGCTAAAGAGATTGGCGAGAAGCACGAGTTCAGCAATCCTAATGCATACGGCAGCAACGAAGCCGAAGCTTGGGACAAGAACTTTGGTGACATGACCACCTTCTACGGTCGCGATCGCGGCGAGAAGGACGTGGATTTCCGAGTGAGCCAAAGCTTCGACGAGTTCCTGGAACTGGTAGACGGCTGTGGTGCCGAATACTTCTACATCATGAAAGATGGCGTCTGGTACTGCGGTGCTTTGTATGCCGTGGAAGGCATGCTGCCTAACACCTTGTACGTGCTACAAGAGCAGTTGGCCAAACAAACTGCTTGACCTGAAATTCAAGATCGCTTACAATACACTCATCAACAACAGAAAGGTATAGACCATGTCAGATTCACGTACAGTTACTTCGCGCCAGGCGCATAAATCCCTGCTTAAAGCATTCAAAGTCAAGCGTCCTTTGTTCCTGTGGGGTCCCCCTGGAATTGGCAAGAGCGAGCTGGTAGAAAACATCACCCGTGACCTCAATGGTTACATGATTGATCTGCGGTTGGGTCAGATGGAACCCACTGACATTCGTGGTATTCCTTTCTACAACAAAGAAATTGGCAAGATGGATTGGGCGCCTCCTGTGGAACTGCCCGACGAAGAACTGGCCAGCCAGTATCCTATCGTGGTACTGTTCTTGGACGAACTCAACAGTGCCGCTGCCTCAGTTCAAGCCGCTGCCTATCAGCTGATTTTGAATCGTCGTATTGGCAAATATCGCCTGCCTGACAATGTTGTTATGGTTGCAGCAGGCAATCGCGAAAGCGACAAAGGTGTGACGTATCGTATGCCCACTCCGCTGGCAAATCGTTTCATTCACCAAGAAATGAAAGTGGACTTTGCTTCGTGGCAAGAATGGGCTGTGACCAATAACATCCACAAGGACGTGGTTGGTTACTTGAGCTTTGCCAAGCAAGACCTGTATGACTTTGATGCCAAGAGCTCAAGCCGTGCATTCGCTACACCGCGCAGCTGGACCTTTGTGAGCGAGCTGTTGAATGATGCAGACGGCGATGACGACACCTTTACCAACTTGGTAGCAGGTACTGTTGGTGAAGGCTTGGCAGTGAAGTTTATGGCTCACCGCAAAGTGTCTGGTCGTATGCCCGACCCAGCTGACATCTTGAATGGCAAGGTCAAGGACTTGAACGTGAAAGAGATTAGTGCCATGTACAGCCTGGTTATTTCCATGTGCTACGAGCTCAAGGCTGCTGTTGAAAACAAGGTAGAAGAAAAGAAGTTTCATGACATGGCTGACAACTTCCTCAGCTACATGATGCGTAATTTTGAAACTGAGTTGACTGTGATGGGTTCGCGTATTGCGTTGACCACATACAACTTGCCGTTCAAGCCTACCAAGCTCAAGCACTTTGATGAGTTCCACAGCAAGTTCGGAAAATACGTGTTGCAAGCCCAAGGCTAAAACAGGAATGGGGACTACGGTCCCCATATTTCATCATGCGTTATGAAATTTCCAAACTAGATTATCGACACAATCATCGCACCAGATATCAATTCATGGTCCGATTCAGCACCAGTCCAATAGGCGGCACTGGTGCATTGGACTTTGACCGAGCTCGACGTTGGTTCAATCAAACATACGGTTGGGCACAAGAAGCTGAGCTACAGGTGGTAATGAACAAGCAATCCAAAGCAACCAATGATCCTCCTGAATCTAATCCACATTGGGCATATCAAACTGAATATCGTGATTATCGTATCTATGTTGCATCCGACAAAGAACTAGCGTGGTTTCAATTGGCTCATGTCCGAGAAACATAAAGTAATTGTCAAAAAGAATCTCATTATCTTTTGCTCACCTGCGCATTGGGATCTTGTTTGGCAAAAGATACTGGCCGACAACAGTGCCAGTATTGTTGTGAGTTGGGTATTGAAACGTGAATTGGGATTCACTGTGAGGCAACATGAAGAATGGGTTCAGTTTGTTCCGCCAGGTTCCGTAGTGCAAAGACATCGCTGTGTAAAGCAGGTTCACTTGGACTTTTTTAACGAAGCTGCACTCACTTGGTTCCAGCTAAAATACCTATAAATGTTGCAAAAAACCCACACTTTTTTTGGTTGACCGGTATTGGCAGATCGGGTATAATATACACATACGCAGCAACAACTAGGACCCAAAATGAATCTCAATATTAACGATACCGTGACTTGGTCTTGTGCAGCCGGTGACCTGACAGGTGTTATCACCAACATCTGTTTGAATCTCAATGCTGCTGATCAAACGGTTCCTTGGATTGACATCCAAGCTATCAACAAACAAGGCCGTGCATATAGCGTTCGTCTTTGCGCTACTGAGTCTAATCTCAAGGCAATGCGTGTTGCAAAGGTTGAATTGGCTACGGCATAATCTGTAGTTGACTGCTAATTCAGTCCGCAGTATAATACACACATCTACAAGGAACACTCTATGGCAACTGCTAACACCACAGCTAACAAAAAAGAAGATAAATTCAAAGACCTCATTGGTCCCAAAGACATGAAGCTGGACGTCAAAGTCCGTGAGAAGCTGATCACAGCCCGTGTGGGGTTGCTGTTGAAAGCCAGCTTCTTTGGCAACTTGGCCACTCGACTCAAGCTGGTTAACGCAGATGAATGGTGCGGTACTGCTGCCACAGACGGACGTCACTTCTATTACAACACTCGCTTTATCGAACTGCTCAAGCCCAAGGAAATTGAGTTCTTGTTTGGACATGAAGTGTTGCATTGTGTTTATGATCACTTTGGACGTCGTAACGAACGTGACCCACAGATTTGGAATGTGGCCAATGACTTCTGCGTTAACGCAGACTTGAAAGAACATGGTGTTGGTGAGTTCATCACGTCAGTGCCTTGTTTGTACGATCGCAAGTACAACGGTTGGAGTTCTGAGAAGGTGTACGACGACCTTATGAAGAACGTGAAGAAAATCAGTCTGCAAGATCTTATCAACCAGCTGTTAGATGATCACTTGGATGGTGAAGGTGATGCAGACGGTGCTGGCGGTGACAGCGATGGTGACGGCAAAGGCAAAGGTCGTCCACGGATAAGTGAAGCTGAACGTCAGGCCATCAAGGACGAGATCAAAGAAGCCATGCTGGCTGCTGCTGCCACAGTGGATGGTGCTGGTAATATTCCGTTGGGAGTTCAGCGACTGATCAATGAAATGACAGAGCCGCAGATGAACTGGCGTGAGCTGCTGCGCATGAACTTGGAAAGTACCATCAAGAGTGACTACACTTGGATGCGAGCAAGCCGTCGAGGCTGGCACATGGATGCAGTAATGCCAGGTATGAAGCCTGATGAGATGATTGATATTGCCATTGCAATTGATGCATCTGGCAGTATTGGTATGGATATGCTGCGCGACTTCCTGGGCGAGATCCAAGGTATTATGGATTCGTTTCCTGCGTACAAGATCCATGTTGTGACTTTTGATACCCAAGCATACAATCCGCAACAATACGATTCTGATAACTTGGATAGTATCTGCGATTATGAAGTAACAGGCGGTGGTGGTACAGACTTTGATTGCTTTTACGAATACTTCAAAGAAAACGACATTGTGCCGCGTCGCTTGGTAGTGTTTACAGATGGTTATCCGTGTGGCAGCTGGGGTGATGAGAACTACTGCGAAGTGACTTGGATCCTGCATGGTACTACCAGCATTGTTCCACCCTGGGGCGTTCATGCCTACTACGAGGAACACAAAAAATAACGTCAGCTTGGTTTGCCAAAACCCTCTGAAAAATTTATATCAGAGGGTTTTTTTATGTAAATATCTGTATGGAAAACACCAACACTCAACTCACAATCACTGACATTGCGTTAGCTCGCGATGTGATCGACACTGCTGTCAAACGTGGTGCCTTTGGTGCTGCTGAAGCAAAACAAGTAGGAACCTTGTATGAAAAGATTGATCTTTTCATCAAGGCTGCTGTGGCCCAAGCAGAAGCAGAAGCAGCCGCCACAGCAGAAACTCAGCCCCAGGCTGGAGTGCCAGATTCTGCAGAATCTACAAACCCTCAAGGAGCATAATATGGCATTTTTAAAACACATTGGTAAACATGGCGACCGTAAAGTTGCAGTGATTTTTAGACAAATTCCTGGCGACGATCACATGTGCCTTTGCATCTATCCAGACCTGCTGCCTATCAGCATTCACGACCCATTGATGAAGGTATTGGAAAGTCCAGTTGGGCAAGCTGCTGAAGAATTTGCAGATGCACTCAATCGCAACATCTTGCCCGATGGTCGTAACATGTTGCAGACCTTGCATAGTGAACGCTTGATGAAACGTGTGCAAACTGAACAGGTATTAATGACACCCAACATGAACTCCAATGTGAGACTCAGTGAACTCAACAAGATCCTCAATGAGATGAAAAAAGGCGAGGACGCTGTGCGTAAACTGGCAGAGATTGACAACAGTCGTGGTATTGTTGATCCCAAAACCAAACGTGCTGCCGAAGCCGCATACAAAGCTGGACAACAATCACGCTCTAAACCGATAGAGGCAGGTTACACTGCTGCACCCTCAGATGGTGCGTTGGACGACAAGACCATTGCTGCCAACATGCTTACTCAAGCTGTACGCATGCACAATGAAGCAACTGGTATGATCAACGAAGCAGCCAGAATGAAGAAAGAAGCTGAAAGAATGTTTCCTGGTGTGAAGATGATGGACTTGCCCAAGATGGTGCCAATTCCACAAGTGGAAGTTGACGCACCTAAAGTTGCCGCAGTAAAAAAAGGCCGCCCTTCAAAGGCCAAGGCTGCTGCTCATGCCACTGAGTGATGAATTCTTAGCCAAGTGGGATTACATAATTTCTGAAGTCGACAAGACCGAAGTACCGTTAAGATGTATTAACAAAATGATTATCAAGATTGATGGTGGTAAACAAAAGACCATCAATCTTGCTAGACTACGTCGCGACGGTCTTGACGATGATGAAGTTGAGGAAATCCTAAACAGGAATCTTTCAATGCTGGGAGATACAGTACGCACCATTGACTTTGTGGTGGATGTTAACACTGTAGCTGGCATTGTACAACCAGCTACAGATAAATTACTAAAGAAACTATGAACGCTCGATTACTCAGCCACAGCCAACCAACAGAAGAATTCGCAAGCCAAGGCATCGATGATGCCCAAGAACTAGTGGCATATTGTGCCCGGGTAAGCAATCCTTCAAATCAACTCAACACAGATACATCAGCAAAACTCATCAACTACTTGGTCAAACACCAGCACTGGTCACCATTAGAAATGGTATCAGCTTGTATTGAGATTACCACCACACGAGACATTGCAAGACAAATCCTACGTCATCGTAGTTTTAGTTTTCAAGAGTTCAGCCAACGTTATGCTGATCCAACCAAGGATCTAGACTTTGTGTTACGTGAAGCACGACTACAAGACACAAAGAATAGACAGAACAGCATTGACACCGACGATCAAGACCTAGCACTATGGTGGGACGGTGCTCAACAAGAAGTGATTGCCCTGGTTCGCAAACACTATGCTCGAGCCATTGAGCGTGGTATTGCCAAAGAACAAGCACGGGCCATCCTGCCCGAAGGTAACACAGTCAGCAGACTATACATGAATGGCACATTGCGCAGTTGGATTCACTTTATTGAACTGCGTAGTGCAAACGGCACACAGCGAGAACATCAAGAAGTTGCGCTGGCTTGTGCTCAAGTTATTGCCCAAATTTTCCCAATGGCCGCCGATCTAGTTGCAAAGTAATAGTTGTGGTGCTATACTAGCACATGGCCATTTTGCGTAACCTGGAGAGAGAACACAGCAAGCACCGTAGACCACCTGAATGTAAAGTTATCGACGGCAACGTTGTTAAATTTTCAGACATGGTGGTTCATCGATTCCGCATGGGCGATGTTGATGATCCTGTGCTGTATGCTAGCCAACCCATATGGGAATGGCAACAAACCGAAGCTGGCAAATTTGTGATGGAGAATGCTGTGGAACCACCTTGGTGGGTACGGCATGTGGATCACTTGTGGCATGGATTTGAGTTTGCAATTATGGCTCGCATGAGAGAATCTGATCAGACTTTTTACACCTTGAAGTATGTTAACACCAACTGTTGAATTCGTTGACAAGCAGGACATAGTTTTACCGCCGCCGGTTAAGAAACTGATATGGAATGGCACAGAGTTTGTTCCGTTCTTGCTGTATCGTAGAAAAGGTACTTTTAGTCCTCAACAGCAAGAATGGTTATGGAACACGTATGGTAAACCCGGTGCGTACAAATATGGATGTCATTGGGATTATTTAAAAAGCGGTGATGTTACATATATGGACGATAAAGTCTACATGTTTTACACAATGAAATGGGGAGCAAAATGAAAATTGGATTCAACTGTAGTAGTTTTGATCTATTACACGCTGGCCACGTTACCATGTTAAAAATGGAAAAGCAGTTGTGCGATTATCTCATTGTGGCATTACAAATTGATCCTACCATTGACCGGCCAGGTGTTAAAAATCAACCTGTACAAAGTGCATATGAACGGTATGTGCAATTACAGGCCTGTAAGTATGTGGATGAAATTCTTATCTACGAAACTGAATACGATCTATTACAATTAATGCAGACTCAACTTATTCATATACGTTTCTTGAGTGACGAATATTTAAATAGAGATTTCACAGGTAAGCAATGGTGTATGAATAACGGCGTTGAGCTACACTATCATAAGCGTCAACACAATTATAGCTCAAGCGAATTACGTGCTAGAACGGCCCGACTTGAAAATGCAAAGAATATAGATGTTAATAACAAAGATAAAAACTTTGCACAATATTCTCCAGAATTAATAAAGGTTCCTGAATGAAGAAAATATTAGTCACTGGTGGACTTGGACTCATTGGACACAATGTAGTCAAGAGACTACAAGATCAATCACACACAGTATCCATAGTTGATAACCGGACCACATACGGAATGATCCCACAATCAGAACTTGACTACTTGATAAGAGAAAGACTGAAGAAAATAAATCAATCACCTTCACACATGTACACTCGAGATATCTGTGATAGAGAATCTATCAACGACATATTTGAAATAGAGCAGCCCGATGTAGTGATACACATGGCGTCATTTCCTCGACAGAAAGTTGTGAATGCTAACCCTGCATGGGGTGCTAGTGTCATGATGGAAGGATTGATCAATGTGCTCGAGGGTGCCAAACAACACCATGTGAAGCGAGTTGTTTACATCTCTAGCTCAATGGTGTACGGAGACTTTGTGGATGATGTAACTGAGGATGCTGTGTGCGGGCCACAGGGACAATATGGAATTATGAAACTTGCAGGAGAAGACCTTGTTAAAGACTATACTCGTAGGGGATGTTTTGATTGTGTTATACTTAGGCCTAGTGCTGTATACGGCCCCTTGGACGTGGAAGACCGCGTGGTCTCAAAATTCATGCTCACAGCAATGCGCGGCGGAGTGCTCCGAGTTAACGGATCAAGCGAAACACTAGACTTCACTTATGTAGATGATGCCGCTGATGGTGTGGTGGCTGCTGCACTTGTGCCTGCTGCTGCCAATCAAACATTCAATATCACAAAAAGCCACAGCGTGAGCTTGTTACAGGCTGCTAGAATGATCATTGAGATTGTAGGCAAAGGCTCAATTGAACTACGCGATCGAGATGCAGACTTTCCATCACGTGGTGCATTGAATATTGATCGTGCCAAACAAGTTTTAGGTTACAACCCACAGGTTGATGTTGAAGAAGGATTTAAAAACTACTATGGCTGGTTTAAAAATAGCATTTACTGGGCTCCCAAGACAGTATAACAATCTCCGTGAGGAGATCCTGGATGCAACTGACATAGTGTTGCGTTCTGGTAATCTCATGGATGGTAACAACACCGCTGAGTTTGAATCATGGTTGTCTAAAAAGAATCATAATTTGCATGCGGTAACATGTCACTCGGGCACACAGGCTCTAGAGATCATTGCCGCCTACTGTTTTGATAACATTCGTGATGCAGGCAAGACTCCCACAGTTTTGGTCCCGGCTATGACATACCCTGCCACAGCCAATGCATTCATTATGGCTGGCTGGCAAGTGGAGATCGTGGATACTGACAAATATGGATGTATGGATCCTGCCGTGATCCAGGATGATCACACCCGCAGCTATGATGCTATCTGTGTTGTGGGCCTATACGGTGCTGCATTAAATGCATTATCGCGATGTTATACCATGACTGATTGTTTGATTGAAGATGGTGCGCAACATTGGCTGTCGGATAATTGTCACCGGCAAGCTAACTCCACTGCTATCAGCTTTGATCCTACTAAAAATCTACCCAACTATGGCAATGGTGGTGCTGTAATCACTTCTGATTTGTATCTAGCTGAATATGCTCGCAATTGGTGCAACAACGGCAAAGCTGGCGGGCATACTACTGTAGGTACAAACAGTCGCATGAGTGAAATTGACTGTGCGCAAATGATGGTCAAGACTCAACATCTAGATGTTTGGCAACTGCGTCGAAGTCAGATAGCAAGATACTGGATGGTACGGCTAGAAGAAAAATCTATCCGATGTTTGATTGATAGTACCAACTTTAGAGGTCATGCGTTACAGAAGTTTGTGATTGAAGTTGACAACCAGGTTGAATTGCAACAACGACTTGCTGCTGGACAAATTGAAACCAAGATACACTACAAGAATCCGCTACATGAGCTAGATGCGTATCAGAATTGTAAAGGACCCAACCTGTTGAGTGTGAGCTCAAGTCTAGCACGACGCTGCATCTCATTGCCGTTCTATCCTGAACTCACTGATCTGGAAGCCGACTACATTATCAATTCGGTGTTAGCTGCTGTTTAAATATGACAAGATTAGGTTATACCCATAGTTCCGTTGCTGTTGATCAGGCTGCTGATATTTCTCACTTGGACTCTGTGTCCATACAGATATGTAAAATGTTAGCCGATGATCCTTTTGTGACTCAAAGAAAAATAGCGGGCACACTACACATTTCTGCAGATCAATTGCGTGAATTATCACAAATGTTACGGCAAGATGCCAATGCACAAAATCATATCTTACTCCGTGGTGAGGGCACCAAGTATTGGACTAATACCATCCAACCATTACTCAACAACGGTTCGTTGCATGCTGCTATAGATCATAACTACATGTATCCAAATCGCATTGGGTTATACACTGGCATGAGTTGCATGTTCTATTGCAATTTTTGTGGGCGGAATCCTGTTGCCAAATATGATCGGAAGTTTGAACAACATGGGTTTGATGTATTCAAACAGATCATTGATCAAGACTCCAAGACTGATCAATTCTGGGATGATAGATTTAGAATCAGCGGTGGACTTGAGCCATTGACCAATCGCTATCTAGGTAATATCATTACCTATGGCAAACAGCGTGGTTACAAGATGCAACTCTATACCAATGGTTACATGATGACCGCAAAGTATGTAGAGAAGAACCCAGGTATGAAAGATCTGTATGCAGTTCGATTCAGCCTATACGGTGTGGATACAGATAGTGCTTTCAAAGTAACCCGGCATTCTGAAAGTTTTGATTGTATCATACAAAACATCATTGACTATATCAACTCAACCACTGATGTGCGTGTGGGGGTAAATTGGATTATCCTTCCTGGATCTTCTAAAGATGTATTAAAGCTGGTTGATATCATTGATCATATCAACAGTCACACCACTCGTCCTATTGACTTTGTCACTTTGAGAGAAGATTTTAGTCAAAATGTTCGCATAGTCAGTGACGAGGAGAGAGCACAACTTGTTGATATATTTGACAAGATCAAAGATTTTAAACAAAACAAATGGCCTACTACACATTGGGATTTTGGTTACGCATTAGAGTCTCTGGTACACGGAAAAAATTCTGGTGCATTGAAAATGATCTCCTGGAAGGAAATGGTGCCATACAGTTTTCCGCAAGTGGCTGTGGCAGTTGATGTCAAGGGCGATGTTTATGTGTACCACGAAAGTGGATTTTTAGATCGACCAGGCGCTGAACGATATATTATTGGAAGCATCAATAACAGTAGCGTAGAACAGGTAGTTCAAACTTTTGTACAATCAGGAAAAACAATAAGACCGATGCCTCCTGATGTAGGATATCTAGATGCCTTTGATCATGTGGTGAGTAGGCTGATCAATCAGGCCATGGATGACAAAAAGTTTGGTATACCATGGAATCAAGGACCAGTCACATGCAGATAATCATTCCATACGCAAATTTGTTTCAAGAATACACAGAGGCCAAAATTCCTATTGATGCTGCAATCAAACGATGCATTGACAATAGTTCTTTCATTGGTGGCACAGAGGTTAAGGAGTTTGAAACCAAATGGAAACAATACACTCAGTCCGAAGATTGTGCAGGTGTAAGTAGTGGTACCAGCGCATTGATGTTGTCTTTGTTAGCAGTTGGTGTGAAATCCGGAGACGAAGTAATTGTACCCGGCATGAGTTTTATTAGCACAGCTGAATGTGTTAGCCAAATTGGTGCTGTACCTCAATTTGTTGACATTGATCAATATCATACTATAGATGTAGATCAGATCAAAAATACAATCACTAAGAAAACTCGAGCAATTATTTTTGTTGATCTCTACGGGCAAACAGTTGCTCTACAACAATTGCGAGAATTGGCACCCGGTATTCCACTAATACAAGATGCTGCGCAAAGTGCAGGATGCCGGTACAAAGGTCAACCCATTGGAAATCAGGCAGATCTAACTTGTTTTAGTTTCTATCCAGGAAAAAACTTAGGAGCAATGGGTGATGCTGGTGCAGTCACTGGCAATCAAAAACTTATCGACAACATAAAAATGCTTCGAGATCATGGGCGCCAGGTAAAATATGTCCACCACATTGTGGGGTGGAATGAGCGTCTTGACGCTATGCAGGCAGCTATCTTATCGGCTAAATTTGATTTTTTAGACATATGGAATCAAAAAAGAGTTGAGCATGCTCAACAATATCTTGAATTACTCAAACACTGCGATAAAATTCAGTTGCCACAATCAAACCGAGTCAGTAGCCATGTTTACAATCAATTTGTAATTATGACTGATCGTAGAGATGAACTTTATGAATCTCTGCTTGACCAGGGGATTCAGGCAGGCATCCAATTCCCATTAGCCATGCATCAACAACCTGTATATCAAAATATGTCTACAATCAGTTTGCCTAACAGCGAACGTCTAGCTGCTAAATGTATTAGTCTTCCAGTTCATGCACAGCTCAACCCCGGGGACGTGGATGTGGTTGCACAGGCTGTGCTTGATTTTTTCAATTAACTTCCCCATAAAGCGTTGAGAAATAGTTTCTTAGCCATTGCCAGTTGAAACTATTTTTTCTATAAGCAAAGTCATCTTTGTATTTCTTATAGAACTCTCTTCCATCTTTGGCTCCGGTCAACGCCCATTCTGCATAATCACCTTTGGCTACTGTTTCCCATATTTTGATACGATATTCAGTTTCAACAGATGGTAATTTTTCCTGCTGGTCATAGAGTTTGCTAACTTCTCTAAATGCAGTTCTCCAAGTATGATACGGACTGGTGTTGAAATTACCATATGTACTGATGAGAGGTATGACTTCATGGGGAAAGCTCAGTGTGTAATCGAGACCAAACTCTTGATCTCGATTGTCAAGTATGAGATTGCAATTATACATGATAACTGCCATCTCTCCATACACTAGCTTGTTCACACGATTCTCGCTGTAAAAGATATAGTGTTTAGGTTGTTGAAAGTAATCAGGCTGGAAAGTAAAATCAAATCCAGGATACAGTTCAGTTTTTCCAAATACACAAAAATACCACGGAGTTGAACTTAATGCTGCTGCTGCTGCTAATGCATTCTCCATGCCTTCTATGCCATGTACTCTTTTTGCTCTTGGACATTTATCTTGTAATTTTTTCCAGTTACCCTCTGCTTCGGGTTCGTCATAGGAGATAAAAATTACATCTTGAAGCTGTGCAGGCGTTGTGGATCGTTGTGTTTTGTCTATGTAGGCGTAATCGTATAATTGTGTTTTTATAACCGGCACTGCTGTACGTGGAACTATCACTGCATTGGCACCTGGATCCAATGGTATTAAAGTTTTAGTTTCTGCTCTCCACAGATTCGCAGCAGGGTAAGTTACAGGAGGTTCTGCACCACCTACAAATAGTGCCACTGGCCCAGACCATGTCATTGTTTTTACTGCGTCAACATGACTATCTAAATTGTGTTTTATCACAGGCATGTATCTACGTGGCACTGATATGTCAACAAAGTTACAATCGTACCATTCTAGCAATTCCTTGCGTTCTGCATACTCGGCAAAACTAGGAACATGCATGTAGAATGTATCACCAAATTTTTGGTCATTGCTGGCAAACACATGCAGCATGTTAGCTTGCCATTGTTCAGGATGCCAACTAAAGTCAAATCCAGTGTAGTCACAGATACTAGAGCAAACCCATACAAACTCGTATTGTCCTTGTAGACTTTTGGCAATACGTATCAATGTATCTCTATAGTTGTCAAAGTAGCGAACAGTCTTTACTGTATTAGGAATTTGTTCTGTATTACCATCTAAATGATCAATTTCTACAATCACAGCTGACTTTGGATCCACTTTAATTTTTATTTGTTCTACATATTTTATTTCAGTGGCACCAGGCACAGTGTAAACAGGACCGCCTGTGCGCTGATGTTGTGTTCCAAACTGATATATGTAAGGAGTTTCAGTAGCGTCTGGTGTCCAGGAAAAATCAAAACTATTGATATCAACACCGTCGGGTATGGTCCAATTTTTGTTGGTGGGCAACATCTTGGCTGTTTGTCCGGTGACATATTTTATTTCTGTGGCACCGGGTACAGTGTAAACAGGACCGCCGGCACGATTCCATTGTGTACCAAATTGATAGATGTAAGCTGGATCGTTTTTGTTGGGATGCCAAGTCCAATCAAACGAATCTTTGTTGATGTTTTCCGGAACTGTCCAACAATCATCAATCGAAATTTTGTTTATTTTCAATGTTGATACATATTTTATTTCAGTAGCACCGGGTACAGTGTAAACAGGACCGCCTGTGCGCTGATGTTGTGTACCAAATTGATAGATGTAAGCTGGATCTCCTGGATCAGGAATCCAAGAATAGTCCACAGTGGCTAAGTCAATTGTATCGGGCACAGTCCAATGAGTAATGTTGGAAAGTAACTTTGCCCGTGGCCAATGCATGTATTTTCGTTCAGTTGCACCTAACACATGATATTCTACTGTGGACATTTTTTCAGCTGACCACCACTGATTGCCAAACACATATATGTAAGGCGGATCGCCTGGGTCCGGGCACCAACTGTAATCCCATTCACAATCTACCAATGTGTGCCAATGACTGTTGTGTTTTTCTGTCAACGTGGCACGAGGTAGATCCATGTATTTGTGTTTGGTGGCACCAGGAACACGATATTCTACAGTAGGCATTATGTTTGCTGGCCACCATTGATTACCAAACACATATATGTAAGGAGGATCATGTGGATGGGGTGCCCATGTGCAATCAAAATCCGCATGTTCTACCAAGATATCAACTGCCTCTGGAAGACTCTTATTTGGTACAATGTTGCTATGGAAATGGTATTTTATTTTACCAGTTTTTGGCACAAGATATGTGCCCGAATATTCATGGTGCTGACTAGGCCATGCGTGCGTAAACTCACGTTGCCACGGTACAGGTTCAAAAAGGAAATCAAACCCTGAGTAATCCACTAAGTATGAGACCACCCAAAAGAATCTTGTTCGTGACTGTTGCTGTGCTTGCTCAATGTTTTCAACCTGTTGCTCGTGTGCAAACAGATCCGGCTTGGTTCCAATATAAAATACATCAAACATGATTAGAATAGACGAGATTTACGAAAATACATTTTTGCCTTGGGTAAAAAATAACTTGCCCACAACTGCTCTTTATTATCATGATCCGTTTGGCCATAGTGATCCGGACAGCATTTTTTGCAGGAGCCATATAGATTCTGAAAAAGAAACCAGTTTCATTTATTTCTTTGACCAAGAGCCTTTGATTTTAGATTATCATTCAAAAACATTTGACAGCATTGATCAGAGAAATAGTAGATTCAATCGAGAAAAACGCAGTACAGACAGAAAACCAGGTATCATTATAACCAGTGAGGCTGACAGCAACAATATAGATTATATATGTAAACAGAGAAACTTGCAACCTTTTTATTACTTCTTTCATGGATGGGCTGCACTAGATTGGTATCGTGGATACAATCGAACTTTCTTGATCACACCTTGGACACAACGTAGGATACAAAAAACTTTCTTTAGCGCCAATCGAATCATTGGCGGATTGCGTCAACATCGTGTGTTGATGTTGTATCATTTTGCAAAACTAGATCTCATGCATAACTGGATCAGTGCCAGTTCAGTCTGTCCAGCAGAGAATATTTCCATTGAGGAAATTGCCAAACAATATCAAACCCAATATTCTGATATTGCGGATGTGATCAATGAATTAGATCTACCTAGATTTTTTCCTGGAGAAGATCATGCCAAAATGAGCAGTTGTTGGTTAGATCAGTTTGAGCCATGTGCAGAAAGTCTAGTGTATCATGTGACAGAAACTGTGTACACTGGACGCAGATTGCATCTTACTGAAAAATCATTTAAACCCATTGCTTTGGGTATGCCGTTTATACTCACCGCCACAGCCGGTAGTCTAGCATACTTACGCAGATATGGGTTCCAGACCTTTGGAGACTTCTGGGACGAGAGTTATGATCTTGAGACTGATGATTTTACTCGAGCCGAAAAAGTAGCCTCTGTGTTAAAGCAACTGGATAATCTTTCGGAACAAAAAAAGCAAGAACTATTTCAAGCCTGCTGGCCTGTGATTGAACATAACTGGAATTGGTTTTATCATGGTGGCCTTGAATCGGTACTGTGGAAAGAACTCAACTGTATGTTACAATCAATCAAAACACATGTATCACAATGATTTTTGTTGCTGTTGATCATATACATCCGGTTACCAGTAGACCTATGCCCAATGGTATACCAGTAGAACTTCATAATCAGCTTGATTTCTTGGATGGAAAACGACTGGATTTTCCCCGACTGATCTACTATCTACGTGACTGCAAAATACCTGTACAAGTGGGGCGCACCACAGATGCTCCAGTAGGGTCCTGGTACCCAATGGTATTGGGATGGTTTGATTTTGATCAAGATTATATTGACATGATCTCTGTTGAAGGGCTTGAAAGAATCAAAAGAAAAGAATTCAAATTGATTTTTACCTATCACGAAGGCGACCATCCTGGACACATACGAAATCGACTGGACTGGTTGTGCAATCAGCATGGTATTGATCCCAACGTGGTATGGCTGATATCTGGAAATACCACTGCTGATCAATATCATAATACCATATATTGGCCTGAACTAGAATTCATGTACTGGCGAACCGTGGATAGAAATGCCGGAGCTAGGTATCATCTCAATCCAAGATCACATGCCTATACTGGACTGTGCAGGATAGACAAACTATGGCGGAAAACATTCATGAGCGATCTTTGGAGTCATGGTCTGCACCACCACGGGTATTTTAGTTATACGCAACATCTTTTGGGCAGCGAAGACGACTATCATGGGTGTGCCTTGAGCAATAGTTATCTAGCCAAATGCCAACCCAGGATAGATCAATTTATTGCGGCCGGGCCGTTCCGTGTGGACAATCTAGATACCCATGCACATAATACCTATGACTTGAATATGACCAACTTGTATATCGACAGTTATTTCAACATTGTGTTGGAAACCATGATTGATGTTGACAACTCTGGTGGACAATTTGTTACGGAAAAAACTTTCAAACCCATATTCAACAATCAATTCTTTGTGGCAGTGAGTTCTGTAGATCATCTCCGCCACCTGCGTGATCTAGGATATAAAACTTTTGGTCGTTTTATGGATGAAAGCTACGATACAATTACCAACAATCAAGATCGATTTGAATCAGTACTTGACCTTACAAAATCATTGATACAGTCTGGTCAGGATAATTTACATCAATTGTATCAAGATCTTGCACCTGAGATACAACACAATTCTCAAGTTTTCCTTAACGGCATGGGTCATCGATTACAAGCTGTGGTGGATCGTATCAACTACAAACAGTAATGCCATACAACTGCTGAAATCTATCAGCATCTGTTCGATCATTTACCATGGGTTCACCACGTATGTTCAAACTGGTATTTAATAGCATAGGGCACCCAGTCATGAAATGCCATTTTTCTAGCAGAGCTCGTATTCCTGACCCATCTGCTGGAACTGTTTGTACACGACTAGTGCCGTCATGATGAACAATAGCAGGAAATAATTCTGGATGTCTACAAGTGGCTACCACTTGCATGTATCTGCTGTTGCTCCAATGTCTAGGCATATCAAAATATTGATCAACATATTCTTCGAGAATAACTGGTGCAAATGGTCTAAACTTTTGCCGTCGTTTGATTTCGTTTACTTTGTTCTTGATTGAACATCCTCGTGGATCAGCCAGTAGACTCCTATTGCCTAATGCTCTTGGTCCAAATTCTGCACGCCCTGATGCAACACCAATAATACGATCAGTGAGTAGACCATCAAGTATACTGTTAACAGGATACTCACCAGCAATGTCATGCCCAAGAAAAGCAGTATCCCACCCGAGATGACCGCCCATTCCAAGAGCTGCTGCACCAAGACTATTGCCTGCGTCGCCAGGATTGGGCATGATCCAGATGTTTTCATAATATGCCCCCAGGGTGCTGTTGGCCACACAGTTCAACGCCACTCCACCTCCGTAAACCAGATTACGACTGTGTCCTATCATTCTGGCACGACTGATAATATTTTGTATCAATTGCTCTACCAGGAGTTGTGCGCTACAGGCAATGTCCATTATATCTGCATCAGGCAAGAAGTTATCATCAATGCCAATGTGCAAATTTTGCACAAACTGAGAATTGTCTTTTGAATTTAACAATTGCTGTTGCATCTCTCTAAGATACCGTGGTTTCCCATATGCAGCCATGCCCATGAGAATATATTCTTCATCCAATGGACGTAGACCCACACGTTGAGTCATTGCAGAATAAAATAATCCGATACTGTGTGGATACTTCTGACCCCACAACTTGTTATATTCAGCCCGGCCGGTGTGATCATTGTACACGGCATCCCATATGGTCACAGTGTCGAACTCACCAATGGCATCAATCACAACCACTGTGGCATCATTGAATGAGCTGGTTTGAAATCCTGCTGCTGCATGACACAGATGATGACCATGTGTATGCACACGAGGCCTGCCCATGTGATTATATGTATTGCCTAATAATCGATCCCAGCTAGGCCATTGGAATCCCTCGCCACTACGCAGTTGTCTAAAGGCTTTGACCCAGGGACGTTCGTAATAATGGTATTCAATCCAGTCTGACTCTACATAAGCTAATGCATCAGCCAATAACTCTGAACATATATCCTTGTCGTGCTTGTTTTTGCTGTAGCGTTCGCTGTGTGCTGCAAATAAAATATTGCCAGAGTTGTTGACCACGCTGATAGCAGCATCATGGAACCCAGCAGATATTCCTATGTAATTCATTTGTAGATGAAAGGATCACGCTTGCGTAGTTCTTTTAACTTTTTACGATAGCGAATTTCTAGAGTAATTTTTGCCCAAAGTCGTCGAATCCAGTTCATTTTAATTTCCTTATTTGTTGTTGTTCATAGTCTGTATCACTCCAGCGATACTTGTATGTAGCTTCACCATCACAAGTGCGTATTTTATATACATCTAAGTATTGTGCTAACTGTGCCCATATCACCCGATAGTCTGTGGTACCAAATGTTCGCAATAGATCCACTTGAGCCACCTTAGGATGGCCAATGGTCAATGATTTGTCCTCTGGATCAAACCCATTCTTTATTAACCAGGTTCTAAATTCGTTAAGAGTTTGAATCTGCCAAGGAAACGATCCAGGATCATTTGCCCATTCAATATCAAAGTCTCCTGCTGCTTCAGTTTGTGATCGCAATGTAGTTGTAACTAATTCAGACACACGACTATCTCTCCCTTCATCGTTGAACACTTCCCAATGGTGCTTGCCAACTGCTTTATTTACTCCTACATATATTCCACCCAGCTGACGATTTATTGAATCAATTCCAAACAAATTGTAGTCTTCAACATCAAGTGCAAATCTAGGTGCTTGTAACCAACACATTAGCTGTGATGGGCGGCGCCATTCTGGTGCTCTGAGTAATTTACGTATGCTCAATACCAAACTTTCAAGTTCATGACACAGTAGGTTTAGTTGTCTTATATGCCACCTAGTGCGATCGTCGGCTGCGGTGTAATACGGACTCATTGCCCCTGATACTCCTTGCAAATCTTCAAAGTATCTGTGAAGTTGATTCATATGTGCATGATTAACTCTGTTATCCTGGGTCATTGTGTCAGTTGGACTGAAAGAATCGTTTATGGTGTATCCTAGCCCTGCTGCATTGACAGCATCAATACTGCGATTGATTTGGGTACACAAATATTCCAATGTCCGAGCACTTTCGGTCCACCCTAGCCAACAGTAGTTTTTTTCCAAATGATAGTCTGCACAGATCAACTGATTAAGTGCGGTCATCCATTTACGTGCAAGACTGTTATCGTACACATCGATATAAACTGTAAGCAACTGATCATGCACACCGCGCAGATCCATTTCAATTGAGTTGTTAAGCATTATTCATCCACCATTTTAATACATCAGGTCTTGCTGCCAGGATATTGGACATTGTGATTGATTGTGTTCTTATCTGTTCTAGTTGTAGAATACGTGCTCGGCCTTTGGTAAATCCTTGTTGATATTCATTGGGCCATTGTTCTTCAAATGTAGGACGATTCTTTAACTGTATTAGAACAGCCTGCATGGCACCCGACGTATTGTTTATCAATTCGTCTAACCACGGATGCAATATATGTCTAGGCAATGCCAATGGACTCATCACAATGTTTGGAGAGAATGAAAAAATAACTTTAGCAAGGATATCTACTCCCTGTTGTTTGGCAAGTTCTGTAATTCGGCCAACTTCAAACATTCCGGGCAGAGTGAGCGTAAAGTCAATTCTAACTTGTCGAGCATGACGTTGTATTGCAACTGCTCCACGAAAGTTCTCAAGCCATTTATTGTAGTCAAGACCTGTTCTAATGTACTCGCCAATTGGGCCTGTGCCGTCGAGACTTGCACATATCTGCCAATCCCTAAGCCCAGGAAGAATGTCGCGATAGAGATTAATCCCACGATACTCAACTCTGGACAAGTTAGTATTATATCTAGCATATACTTTGCTCCCATCTCCCAATTCAATTATGCGTTGCATGTAGCGCCAATGTTGTTCATACATCAATGGTTCGCCGCCGACCCAATATACTTCTTCAACTCGATGCTGTTCCACAGCGTCTGAAAACTCTTGTTCAATTTGACTGTCTTGGAATTGGGAAATTTGTTCACGTACTGCGGGCTGCATCCAATTGTTTTTGGAATCTGCCCAGTTGACCATATTGTGAGTTTTTTGCTCTGACTCCCAGGCGCTGCTTAACATATCGCCGCATGTTCTACATTTAAAATTACACAAATTGCTAAATCTATAATCCCAGCTAACTGGTAATACATCACAAGAACCATCATCATGTGTGTTAGACATCAGTTCAGAATATTTATGTTGGAATAAATGCCAAAAATACGTGCGATATACATCTGTATTCAACAGTTGATCGTTGCATACTTCGCACTCAGACAGTGTTTCACCTGCTATCATACGTCTACGCACCGACTTCATGTGGTCACTGTTCCAATGCTGAGCCAATGTGATAGGTATGTAAGTACCTGTTCCAGATTGAGTGTCTATGTACTGTGTAAAATTCTGCGCAGGTTCTCGGCTGGCGCAACACATACGCCTTTCAGTCTGTGGGGAAAGGTACGTGTGCGTCCACGGTGCCAAACATAAGGTATCAGGTTTTTGCATAATTTAGTAGGTATGCCAATTCCCCATGATCACGATTTAGATCTTGCTGTCTACGTTGATCTAGCATGCGTATTTGCTGACATGTTTCTACGCCGTCCATGGATTCTCCATTGGTCATAAAGTTGATAATTCTTTCAATTTCTGATTGATATATTGATGGCATATCGCACATGCTGAGATAACTGGCAATTTCTTGTTTGGTTTCTACGGGCAATCGTGAGATTGAGAAATACCACGCATCATGCATGATGTTCCAGTATACAAAATCAAATGCTTGTTCAGTTATCCATTGTGCCACTTGATCAAGATATCGCACATTAAACACATTCACAGTGGTGCAACATTGCAACTGCAAATTGGGCATGTGCTCACGCATGATCCTGAACCGGTTGATGTTTTCTACCACAGTTTGCCACACAGCATTACTTCGTTGATATTCAAACCTTGCACCAATATCATCAATGCTGAATGCCACTTCTACTGTTTTGAAGTGTTGCCATATTTCTGGTCCACGCTCAGGAAACAAGGTGCCATTGGTATTGTAGTGTATCTCCACTTGGCCAGCTATACCACGATCCACTATACCTTGCAGCATATCAAAATGCTGATCAATCATGAATGGTTCGCCGCCAGTGAACTCAATATAACGTATGTCGTTTAGTATGTGATCAATTTCTGCCCAAAAATGTGTGTTTTCTTTGGGCCAGGCTCCGGCTCGAAGCATCTTGTATGCATGACTGGATTTTTGTTCTGCTCTTGGCAAAAAAGAAATTTCTTCGCCTGCAAATTGAGAACTTGACCACGATCCGCAGATCCTGCATTTGAGATTGCATATGTTTCCCAGTTTGAGATCTAGAAACATCAAGGGTTTGGCATCCCTGGTCCATGGTTCATCTCCAAGAGAATGTTTAAGACGATCCAGCGTATGCATGCGTTTTGATTTGCGACCGGACTCTTCCTCATTCCAACACCGACGGCAAGTGGTAGGTTTTTTGCCATCTAAAAATTCTAATCGTAGGTTACGCATGTGATTGCTGTTTTGAATATCAACAAACTTAGCTGTGGACAAGGTGAATTTATTTCCATTGTTATCTAAGATTTCATCATCAGCTAAACAACAAGGCCTAACTGTGCCAATTGGACTGGCTTCTATGCTGACCCAAGGCAGCACACAGAATTGATCGTGTGGTGTTTTCATGTTAATGCGTGCAATTCAGGAATCACAGTTAATATTTGTTCTGAGCGTATGGCATCCAGTTCATGAGTCTTGCGCCAGAACGTATCAATCAAATGTGTATTGTCTGTGGACATCATAAAGTTAACGGCTGATTCAAATCCCACTGTGGCACGTTGCAATGGATCCCGAGGACGCAACCATTCAATATGCTCCTGATACTTCATGCGTAACTGTTGTTTGTATTTCATTGGTGCAATATCAATTCTATAGAATGGAGGATCTTGCAATATATTTACATTGAGATCCTGAGGTTTTATTAATCCACGACTGACCAAGTCTCGATGAAAATCAGGCAGATGCCATGCATTCATAATGCTCAGTGTAGGGCTGATATAAAAATCTACCGCAGGGCATATGTCTAACATTTCAAGACGGTTCTTTTCAATTTGATCCCAACGGCTACCTTTTCGTATGTATTCAGCATACCGGCCTGACCCATCCAAGCTGGCGCCCACTGATACATTGTCAAACAGTTTCCAGTATTCAAACACACTTTGACCTTTGAGATCTGTATGTGTGAAATTTGTATTGTAAATCAGTCTAACATCAAATCTTTCTCTACGCACCAGTTCGTCCAAAATACGATAGTGCTCTTCCATCAACAATGGTTCGCCACCAGCAAAGTATATTTGCTCAACATAATCCATGTGCGGTAACAACTGTTCCCACATATCAGTTTCTGTTCGGCCGGCATAGTTTAATACTTTGTTGCGGTCCTTCCAGTCGCCGCCGGCTAATTTGGCCTGATCTTGATACCATTGACTTGAAAAAATATGCCCGCAACTGCGGCATTTAAGATTGCAAAGATTACTAAAACGTATATCCCAATAAGTCATCTCAAAAGGAGTTTTTTCTATTTTGTTTACATGATGCCCATGATGTTTGTTTGCACTTTTTCTGCCAGAGAAAAATCCTGATTGTTCTTGTTCGTAACAGCGACCGCATGCTGGATTAGGAGTTTCGCTTAACATGTCAGCTCTTAATTTCTGCATGGGCTGATCTTGCCATATCTCTTCAAGAGTTTGAGTACGACAATTGCCTACTGGAAATTTCATTTCTGAATGACAACAAGGATATGCTTCCCCGGTAGGATATGCATGCAGATGTATCCAAGGATAGATACAAAAAGTTTTTGAATCTTCTAATAAGAAACGTTCACGATCGGTAAGATCAATATTGTGAACTAGTTCACTGCTGTTGTATTTGTATTGAGTCATACCAGGATTTTAATTTAGGAAATGTGTAACCAAAGTCTTTGTCTCGACGTTGGTCATACTGTATGTAGAATTGTTTGAAATCGTTTAGCAACTTGGGCATTTCAAATGATTCTGAATGTGGAGTTTTTACTATGTCAAGATAATCTATCAGCCGTTGTAGATGATTGATTTCATGTTCGTGCAAGAATTCACTGTGCTGATTGGCCACAAGCCATGTCTCTAATGTGTGTGCATATTGCATACGCATATCATCAGGCAATACCAATGGTGATTGAAAACTAGGAAATCTCAGTATGTTCAGAGTAAAGCTCAGCGCATCACGCCCGTATTCAGTTTTCCATTGCAGCATGCATTCTAAAAATTGGTCTAGGGTATCCAAGCACAATGCATTGATGGTGTTCATCACATGTATTCCGCGGAATTGTCCGCTGTCCAACAATCGCTCTACATTGTTTGCCCAGTCATCCCATACTAGACCATCCCTGATGTATTCAGCTTGTAAGCCTACACTTTCGTTGGAAGTGTAAAGATCAACTTCTAGTCCTGTGATGCTAGCAAGCAATCGATCCAAATCTACTGCTGTGCCCAAATTTGAATTGATAGCTAATCGTGTTTGGCTACGTCCAGGATTGTTCTTGAACCAATCAATCAGTTTCCAAGTCTCACCAGACATCAGTGGTTCGCCGCCGGTAATTCTTAGTTCCTGAAGAGTTTTGTGAAGATCCGTTTCCCACCAGGCAAAGAACGCCTCCACATAAGGATTTGTTTCGCCAAACCGATACAGTTGACTACTTGTATGCTCATGAGTAAAGTGATTGCGACCATCAGACACAAGGCCTTTGTAAGGTCCATTTTTATGAATGTCTCGTACCCATGTGCTGCTGAAAGCAGGATTACAATAGCTGCAAGCAAATTGACAAGTGCGGTCAAAAGCAATCTCCAAGGTACGGAGGTTGACGTCCTGATCAGGTGGATTGGTATATGCTTCATCTAGAGCCTTGATGGGATAAATTTTACTCTTGTACACACGGTCGCTGATGGCATCGCTGCCCATGTCCTCAATCTTCCAGCAGTATTCGCAACCTGCAGGACGGTCACCTGCCAGCATCTTGCGTCGATCCGCTTTCTTCTGATCAGTATTGTGCAGCAGCTTAGGGTTAGCAGATAACATAGAAATATCCACTAAATGAGCCGGAGGATGATGGCAACTGGTAGTCATGCCACTCCCTAACCAAATGGTCGCATTGTACCATTTTGCTGCACAAAAACTTGCACTTAGATTGTCTAGTACAGTGCGTTTAAAATCTAAATCGTTCACAGGTTATTTTGAATAAAGTTGGAGAAACGGTACGGGAATTCATCATGTATTTTTGGGCCTATATCAGCCATATGTTGTTGATTATACTTACTTATTGACTGGGCTGCAACCAGGAATTGATTCAGATCGCTTGAACACAGATCTTCAACCACTTGTGATATTCGATCTAATCGATCTTGATTGTTGTCTATTTGATCAAATGATTCGTCTATTAGTGTATGATAAGTTTTGAATCCCATGTTACGTAAATCTCTATAGAATTCACGATTGGCCACAACCACAAACGGATGACCCATGGCAATAGGTTTATAAATCTTTTCGCTGCGTAAACTGTAAGGATAATCAAATACAGTTTCAGTTATCAAACTAAAATAGGTATCAATGTACGGTTCGGCACGAATATATACATCTCCCCATTGGTTGTTGAACAGTTCGTGCTTGATAAACGATTGTTGATATTGGTCTTTAAGACCGTTGAGATATTGTTCTACTTCATATTCAACTGGCAATAGCTGTATCTCGGATGGTCTGCTTAAGAGATCAGTTTGGTACGTGTGATGATATACAGGAGTTGTATCTAGATTGGTCCAAAGTGCATGTTCCAATAAATGTGCATCACGCATCTTTTCTATCATGTATTTTCTATGAGGGCGGGTACGTCCATTTAAGAATAGAAATTTGTAAGGTTTGGTTGGTTTGTTGTATATTTCATTAATACGATTACCCTGTTCAATATTTTGTTCATAGCCTATTACTCGATTAAGATAGCAATCATACACCATGCAATTGAGTTCGGGTTCCATCTCTCCGCAGCCTATCAACAGTAGTTTCTTTTGAGTAATTAACTCTAGGAGTCCTAGGCGTTGACATTGAAGTTTAAGTACAATTGAACCTTCACTTGGATTGGCCAACACAGGTAAAAAGAATCCTGTTGTGGCCAATTCTTTTATCTTTATGTAATGCTGATTTACTGTTTGTCTGGCAAAGATTGTGATTGAATTGGCCTGTGGATCGTGCTGATCAAAATCCCAAAATGTATCATCCACCAGATGCTGTATTTCTGGATAAATCTCACAGGCAGTGTCGCAGATGACTGGTCGATTACCTAACATGTAAACTACATTGTTTCCACCAAGTTAACATCTCAGGAAAGGTGTTCTCAAAGTTTGTACCTCTACGGCGGTCGTGTTCGGTAAAAAATCTATAGAAATCTGCTTGTGCTGTGGGTTGTGGTTGTGCTGATTTCATCCAGGCTATGTCACGTTCTAAGCGTTGCACTTCGTAGTCTTTGAATCCATGGAATGGATCATCGGTAGTTTCAAGATTTGCCAACATAAAGTCTCTGGCCTGTTCCAGTTTTGAAGCATAGCTTTCTGGCAATGTTTGTAGGCTTTGCCATGCAGGCTGTGTTAGAACTGGTGTATCAAACCATACACGTTGATATGTTTTACTGTGTGTTCGACGTAGAGTCAGTATCCATTGCATCAACGGCAAAAATCCTGTTACACTTAGATTGTTCATGGTCACAATAAATGTAAGACTATTGCGATATGGGATTTCTGTCAGATATCTTTCTACGTTGTTCTGCAATCTTTCAAAATTCAACCCATGCCGAATATATTCTGCCTGCGGTCCAGTTCCTGAGTCAAGACTCACATATTGCATAAAGTGTTCAATGTTGGTATTGCATAGTCGTTTCACATAGTCAAAGTATTTTTGTGATAATTCAGGCTCTACACTGAAGTTTGAAGTTACTGCCAAATGTAGATCATTTTTAGGATGTTCCAGCACATAGTCAAACACTCGATAGGTATTCTTGTCCATTAGTGGTTCACCACCGGTCATACGAAAGTGTTTGAGTTCCGGATACAGTGCGGGCCACCAGGCCCAGAAGGCTTCTACATAAGGGTTGTGATCACGAGAAGGGATAGGCCTGCGATGGCCGCTAAAATGCTCAGGAGCGTTATGGGGAACCAAAGTAGGAAAGGCGCCGTGGCGTTCAACTTCTTGTTGCCAGCTAGAGCTGAACTGCGGGCTACAATAGCTGCATTTAAGATTGCATGCATTGTTGAAATTAACTTCCACATACGATGGTACAACATCTTCTTCTCCGGTTGATTTTTTTATTTTGTCAAAATCTACTGCTGCCCAAGGCTCGCCTGATCTATAATGACGATCACTCAGTTTGCCAAGATCTTCCATGTTCCAACAATAACTACATTCACTAGGGCGTTCTTGTTGTAGCATTATTTTTCGTTGTGCTTTTTTATGCTGTGTATTATGCAATGCCGCAGGATTGATCGCTATTACATCAGGATCTATCTGGTGCAATGGCGGATGATAACATGAATTATTCAACCCTGTGGTAAGATGTAAGCTGACCTGTTTCCATTTGGCCAAACATAATGCTGGGCCAAGATCAGCATGCATCTGTTCGGCAGAAGATAAGAAATTGCTTTTACTCAGATTACCTCCGTTACGGTTGTACTGTATGTTTGGTTTATTAACAAATTATAATTGTGATCTAGTATGGGTTGCATTTTTTGATACATAGCAACTAGTTTATCTATTGGTCTGGTTGCTAAATCATCGATAATTTGATAGATTTTTAATAATCTATCTCTGGTTTCGTATCCATCATAATCCTCATCCCAAAAGTCATGAAATGTTTGAAATCCCATTTGTCTTAGATACGTTAGATGATTCCGAGATGCAAATATTATAAAAGGTTTTTTTAATAACATGGGTCGGGTAGTTTTGTCAGTTGGGAAAAATGTTCTTCCCATTACATGTGTTTCTCCTACTATATCTACAAATATGTTTTTGTATAATTTAGTCAATGGATCATTATAATCATATCCATTGAACTGTGTATAACGATCTTTGCTGGATTGTAATATTGGAAGGTATTTTAATAATTTTGCCGCAAATTCCATAGTATGTATATCATAAGATAGCAATTTATCAAATTCAAATTGTATCAGTGAATTGTCACTCGTGTTGCATGAAAAATGAATTGTGCTTTGGTTAGGATATTTTTCATTGAGCACGCTGGCCAACGCTAATCTTCCAGCATTGGGTCGACCATATAAACACATAAAAATCTTTTCTTGATTCCAGCAGTGTAATTTAGGATCAATATCAACTACATATTTTAAACCATTGTAATTATTTTTATTGAAACAAAATGTAGGTCCTTGAAAGTTAATTTTGTATTGACTATGTTTTTCCAATGGATTCCAAGTTTTGATAATCACTTGCTCAAAATCAAACAAATCCAGCAATTTGTATACACCAAGATTTTCTAAATCAATGGCTTCTGACACTATGCTTAGTTCAATGACTTTGTGCTGATTAGCAACCAGATATTCAATAAACTCAAATTGATTCCAAAATTTATCATCAACTCCACTTATAACAAACATTACCAACCTTCTTGCTGACGTATTACATCTATTTCTCTTACCATAACGCCACGATTGTGCCAGTTACTACGATAGTGATGTTTGAAAAATGCACTGGCTTCTACAGTGAGCAGGTGCATGGGCAGATCCAATTGTGTGTGCAATTCGTTGGCAACATTGTTACTCACATGTTCAGGTTGTTCATCTTTTACAGTATTCCATAGTTCTGCTAATGCATCAAAATTTTGTACCTGTAAGTAATCCCATGCTGTCAGCATGGTCATATATGTGCCTTGTCGGGCGCCAGCTATAGCCCAATATCCATAGTCTGTATCTGCTCCTACATTGTGCCAAATAGTGAGATGGTCAAGATTGCGTTGATGAACCCGAACTTGAAACTCAGTCACAGTGGGTCTGCGACCTCGATCCAAACACATCTTTACACCTTCTCTAAATCCTGCACGCCAAGCATGGAATGCCGATCCATTGGGGTATGTGGTTGAGTAGCAGTCATGCATAGACCAGTACAACGGATCAAAACAAAACTCAACCTGTGTTTCTGTGCGGCCGTCGGTATTTTCATGCGTGTGCATGTCTTGCACATAAGTCCTAGTCCATGAACTCAACCCACCATTACCATACATGAGTCCATTCACGTGGTTACGTGCTCTCCATCTAAATACAGCATGTTCATGATCTTTGGTGGGAAATGATAATGTTTGATTAAAGAACTTTGGATCAGGAAGGTTATCTCCATCAATCAAGATAAAACGTTCAGTAGTGCTGACATCAGCTGCTGCTTTATGGGCAGCATCACTACCTTTGACTCCGTCTACTCGAGTGGCCCAAGGAACCATATTCTTAATTTTAACCCAGTGTTCTTCCTTTTGTGGTTCATCATAACTTAGATACACGCAATCTAAGTCTGCAATATCAATTTGTGTCAACGACATTTTCTTTTTTCTTCCAATATCGGCCTGGTTGTTGATCGACTACAATAGTCACATCATTCGAATGGCAAAGTACACCAGAGTTTCTGGGTACAAGTTTAGTTATTCTGGTTTGTTGCTGGCGTACTAACTTTCCGTCAATAATCTTGACTGATTGGTCTTGTAGTACAAACTGCTCAGGAGTGATATCAATATGTTTACCGGGTAAATCTTCATGGCTATAAAACAATGGCTCGCCAACATCATTGTAGTAGAGTCTATAATATACTGATTTAGGTTCAGGCCACTGAAAGATTTTCCAAAATTCCAAGAATTCTTCTTCAGTCATGTTGCCAATCCTTCACATGATAATGCACTGCACCCCATTGTGCTACAGTGTTGATTCTCAACGGATTCAATTCCCATACTAATTCTTTTGTCCAATTGTGTGTTTGAGTTGGAATCACATAGCGTTTCATATGTACCATGCGTGGATATGTTGCAAAGGGCATGGTCACACGATCGGCACCCATGATCTGTGCTGCCATAGCATATACCAAGTCAGTTGAAGCAACTTCGTCAGGAAATTTTAACAGAGTTTTGTAGTTGGTCCAATGTTCAAAAATCTTTTGAACCAATCGAAAAAACTCTTGTGCCGTTTCACTCACCCTCCAGTATGTTATAGCATTATAAACGTCTGGCAAGTTGTTGGTATCAAATACTTTTCTGTAAAATCTGCTGTCGGCTGGTTGATCATAAAAGTCTCTGGCGCCAGTGGATATTACTACATCTCGATGTTCAAACATAGTCCACCAATGATCTATAGCACTGGCAATGACCATGTCTGCTTCTAGTTTGATAGTTTGTCTAAACGGGCTTGCACCAAACACTTGCCAATCACTGGCATAAGGATTGTCACTTGGCGGAAATGCAAAAGTTTTATGGTAGTTGAATAGATCAGAATCGTGTTCTTCAGTATTGGTTAATAAACAAATTTCAGCATCAGGGTGGAAATGCCTAATAGATCGAGCCAACTGATTGGCACAAGCAACATAGTCTATTGTGTCAGAGTTTTGTGCAACAATAATATACCCGCGTTCAGACTGGATTGGCAATGATATCTCCTAGATATTTTTTCCCCATGGCATGAAAGTCCATGCCATGCCACTCCATCTTTTTTGATTGACCTTGATCTTGATATTTGATTTCAAAATGATCTACACCAATTTGTAAGAGTTCATGCTCGGGCAACACACTGGCTAAACTCCAGGGTATGCTGTGTACTTTTAATGTGTGTCCACTTACTATGCCTAATGCAATGCTGAGTGCATAATCATTACGATAATTAGAGCCTTGTATGTGGTATAAATCTCGATAGTGTATCCAGTTTTGTTTGACCATGTTCATACAATCAAAGATGTATTGTGCAATATTACCTTTGCGAAACATCATTACTGTGGCCCACCACATGGGAAATTTATTCTGCCCAAAATAGTTTAATCCTTCAAATTGATTGATGGCTGCAACATCCCAGGCCAGGCGATGACACGCAAAGTCTTGCGACATATCAAGCACATTTTTTAATTCATTGCTACAAACAACATAGTCAGCATCCAGCACTAGAGTTTGATCCCAAGGAGTCAGACTGTATGCATCTGTTCGTCCAGCATTGTACCATGTGATGGTTTCTTTGTAATCATCAAAATATCTTGTGCCACCGCTGACGGGATCTGCATGTATCACTTGGTCAAACTTGTGTAGCTTAGATTGATCTAAACAGTCAGTTATTACTGCTACCGGAATACCAAGATGACGACGAATACGATCAGCACTCCATGACGCCATACCTACATAGTCAGTGAGTTCGTTGTTGAATGCAAAGATTACAGCGCCAGTGGTCATCGTTTTTTGTTTAATTCTTCATGCTCTACCAACCAAGCATTCATTTGCTCTTGCCAATGGCTGTGTGCCAACAACTGTAAATCCGTAATGTTTACTTTGACCGGAGTTTCATAAAGATCTAGCAATACCACTTGTTCTTCGGGGCAAGCATGTAATAGTGCAATCAGTTCAGGACCTGCACGCCACATACCGCCAGCATGTGCAAATAGCATTTTAGCTTCATATTTTTCTTTTAACACACGACGTGCAGCCGCATGGTCGAACCGGGCTCGCGCATGAGCAAGTAAGTTGTCAGTATTCATTGATGTATTATAAACAAAAAAAGGGCAAAAGTCTACCTTTTGCCCTTGTGGTGTTTAGCCTATTATACCACTGAAGCAGCAATACTAGGTGTTCCCCAGGTGTTGGCCAATCCCTGTGCAGTTGATGGTGGAAAAAAGGTACACAATGTGGTTGGTGCTGTTCCTGTGATTGTAGTGGCACCAAGTGCAGGTGCTGTTCCGCCTGAGATGTTAGCTGTTGTTCCAGCTGCGGCCACAGCCGGTTGATTCCAAACGGTGGTCAAGGTCAGTACTGTACTTGAAGTAGCTGTGGCTTGTGTCCGAATAAATTCACCGGTATAAGGAGATGTGGCATTGTTTAGTTGAAATATGGTTGCAGGTGAGGTGGTCAGTTGATACCACCCAGTGGTTGTGGCCAAAGTGGTTTGTGTTCCGCCTGTGCCACCAATACGTGTGGTTCCAGTGTAGCTGACGCCGGCAATGGTCTGTGCTGCGCTGTTAACTCTTCCTGTTATATAAATTGATCCACAAAGTCCTGCAAAAGTATTCCAATCAGGGTCAATGTCGGTACCTGTACTGGATTTGCCATATTGTAATCGCACACGACCGCCGGCATTCCAAAAATATCTAGCTTGACCAGCACTAGGGAATGTTATGGTATGTGTAAATGTAATAGTCCAGGCCGCTTGCCCAGAACCAGTGGCAGTGGTTTTACTTGTGGTGCCACTGGCATATCCAACTTCAGCACCCGAACTAGCTGCATTACCACGATTGGTAGTACAGTTAGTGATATCTGTAGCTACATTAGTTAAAATGGCAACAACATCACCTGTGACTGGTGCTGTTCTTGCTGTTATCGTAGTGTTAGTTTGAGCACCCGATGTAGCGAGATTATTGACCAGTGTTGCCCAGTTGGTAGCAGTTACGACCCCGCCGGCGCTGACGGATGAAATTGCAGTTTGTCCCCATCCGCTGTCAGTTGTTCCTGTACTCCAAATTGCGTTAAGATTTGTAGCAAAGGTATTATAGTCTGCTGCCTGGATTAATCCGCCTGCTGAATATGTCATGTCAGTTTCCTATTATTTTATTGTGACAATGGCTTCTATAGTGCCTGTACCGGTGGTTGTTTTGCCAGACAGCGCACGGCCAATCACATTGAATGCTGTAGCTTCACCTGCTAGTGCTGCACGTGCCATCCCATCACCGGCAGAAATCAACCTGTCACCTTTGTTTACCACACCTGTTACCATTACAGGCACACGACCCGTCATGGCCACTGGTGGGTGGGTGTCATTGTCTCCTGCGCCACCGTTCATGGTAAATGCAGGACGAGTAGAAATAACACCAAACACATTTTCACTGGCATCTATTAACACCCTGGTGATTTCAGCGGATCCGCCCAGTTCAACCACAGTACCAGGTTGGTAGATCTCGTCAGCAGCAAAACGTTCTGCAACGTCGGCATACAGTGCTGTGGTAGCTTTTGCAAACACAGTGTTGAAGTAACCGGTGCTGTTTCCAATATTACCAATACCGTTACCATTGGAGTTGGTAATATTTCCAACTGCAATATTTCCACCTGCTCCTAAAGTTATTGAAGGAATAGTAACCACACCGGTTGAACCATTGATACTGATGGCATTGGTTGTAACACCACCATCGTTGACTTGGATTATCAAGTTACCATTGGTAGTTTGATTACGTAAAAATACATCAGACCCAGTCACCGAAGCTTTGAAATCTGAATTTACTCCAACTGCAAGTCCAGTGTTGTTCAAGATACCCAATGTTCCTGTCATGGTCTGATTGGTAGTGGTAGCTAAAAATCCTGAAGCTGCTATTCCGCCTAGATAATTGGCATTGTTGGCTGTGCCCTGAAACAAAGGTGTTACACCCGAAATTGGCCCTGACATGGTGAGACCTGGTTGAACTGTTCTGCTACCAGTCCATCCACCACCTGCGGGAGGTGTAGCAGGTGTATACGCAGCATCCTTGCTGAAGATACCCACAACTGCATCAGCCACATACATTTCCACTGCCACATGACTTACCGCATTGGTATCTGTGATGGTTGCAACAATTGCTCCAGTTACACCAGTACCACCAGTATAGGCTGGACCTACCAAGATCCAAGCCGCACCGCTGTAAACATTCAGCTGAGCGTTAACGCTGTCGTACCATAAATCACCGGCTACTGTTGAAACAGAGGGTGCAGTTGAACTAGCCGTGGCACCCGAGATAACTTTAAAAGTTGAGCCAGTGTACACTTTCATTGTGCCAGTGGTCTGGTCGTACCATAATTGACCTTGCAGCGGTGCGCCCGGTGCTGTGGTATTTGCTCCATTTTGTAGTAAACGGATGATGTTATCATTGATAAACTGCCCGTAACCGGCGTAGTTTTTACCCACCAGGGTCATGCTTGAGCTGGTGTTGATGGTACCGTCGGGTATGGTTGCGAACGTTGAACCATCGGTAAGAGTGATTGTATATGACATATTGCTTGCTCCGAATCTTATAGGTATTTATTACCTGTTAATCTACACATATTTATGCTGTGCTTAGGTTAGTTAACGTCTGAATCCGCACAGTATAATCAATTTGTATCTGGCGGTTTAGACTTTTCTGTACTGGGTGAAAAATTACATGTGTGAGCAAGCGAAGATTGGTGGTATCTCCGTTGACAGCTTTGAGTCCCAACTCATCAAACACATATTCACCATTGAAATTGGTTGAATTATCAAAAGGTTGTTGCCCCGGTGGTTCGCCGTAGTCCAACAAACAACTAACTAGAATGTCTGTATATACTTGCCCAGACGTGTGCAACACCTGCAGGTAATTGTTAGTTACATCAGTATCAGCAGCAGAATTGTCATCTACTACTTTGGCAAAAGTTTCATTGTACAAATCTGCATTGATACCAGTGGTATTGGGAGGCAAATATGTGATTACTCCAGTGGGATCAACGGAACTTCCTCCGTTGCCAAATGCCATAGCATAAATCCATCCGCCACCTTGTGCCAGAGTTCTATTGCTTAGAGTCTGGGCCAACGCAATACTCATGTTTTCGTAATGTATGGCATTCTTCTTGTCTACAAAAACTTCACCAGATTTTGGATCAAAAATCTTCACAAAGCCTTGTATTCGAACTGGTATCATCATGCTCGTGTCTCCACAAATACTTGTTTGGTCACAGGGTCAGAGATCTTTAACGATCCTGAAACTGCAATAGCGCCACGCTCGTCTGGGCGAGCTACTGGTGTGGGTTGGGGTGTCTGTGGAGTGATCTGCTGATTTTGCTGCATGATTTATTTACCTTAATTTTGTTCTCGGAAGAACCTTGCGGCGTCAGTTTGGGTAATTTGCAATGCTCTACCATCTGACGGTTCACCGTTTGCTGGTTGATACCACCCAAATCCTTGACGCACCAGGATGGAAACTTCATATCCAGCAGTGGGTGCTGTGTCAAATGTCACAGTGGCAGGTGCCACAGAATCCACAGTGTATCCAGTGTACACCCGTATTCCAGCCACATATACCAAGATAGCTTGTTCGGCAAAACTCACGGTCAATGCACTCAAATCAATATTTGGTGCAGAGAATATTGTGGTACTTCCATCAGCTAGAGTATTGGTATAAACCACATGATCTTGATATTCAGCTGGTGCCAAATTACCTCTACCTGTGTTGTACACTATGGAATCTACTTCATGCTCGGCCGCTGCGGTACCTGCTGTGCCACGCAACAAACTGCTGACTGTGTTGTTGTTGGTGTCAAGCTCACGATACATAATGCGTTCACCGTTGATAGTGATAACACCCCAGATGTTTGCTTGCAAATCAGGTTGTGTTAGTGCACCAGCATTGGCAACATAGATAGTGTCCTCATCTTTGTACAATTTTTGTGTTAGTGTGGTTGTGGTATCTGGTGTGATTCTGTAGGTAGCTTGCACACCTCGCATGTCTTGAAAGATTCTAAATTCCATTGCTTCGGGTACCACTGAATCAGTAAACAACTCGGCTACAATAACTGTGGTTGTGCCGATTGGTCCACCATGCACTATCAATTCTTCACCAGAGATCAAATAATCATCACCGTAGAAAATACGACTGCCGTTCTTGGTAACCCACATTCTGGTTGGATCCGTGACAATTCTACCCAGTTGGAAATCATTCACAACAACTTGAACTCCTTCGGTGTAATCAAAGCTGCCGGGATCGTTGGATACATCACCTGCATCAAATACTGTGCTGTCAAATGGCTCGTTAACAACTGCACCTTCTGTTACAGGACCTTGCCATAGTAGAGTCACTATACTTTGCTGTGCAGTATTATTCCAGCTTGTGACCGATACCACATCGCCGTATTGAGGATAGAATCCACCGGTGGTACGGAATACCAATTGATAATTGTCTATGCTACTGCCATCGTCGTATATCACATAGTCAGCTCGGGTAATAACACTGATCAATACTTCAGATGCCACTGGTGGCGCTGTGGTAAAATCTACATATCTGGTGTCATTGCCTGTGTAAGGTTCTACAATGTAATCAGTCCCTAAATTTAATTTTTGATTGTCTACATATACCAGTACATCGTTGTCACTTACCAGTGCCAGACTGTATCCTCCGCGATTGGGCAATGCATATCCTGAACTGCCATCTGCAATGTAAAATGCACCCTCGGGCGGTCTTGCACGAATGCCGTTGACTTCTACTATCAAGTTAGGAATGTTGGTGCCTGACATAGAATTGTCCAGCTGATAATCCAACTGACCCAAACTGTTAAAGTATTGTGTCTGCGGAGTAGACCAAGTGTAAGGCAACGATCCGTCAGTATCCCCAATGGCTGTTATGTTGATTTCATCAGTTGATGTGTATGTGTCATCAAACAAGATGTCTGTGCTACGATCGATACCTGCACTATATGTATAGTTGGTTATTAGTGTGCCATTAACAAAGATAGCCATGTCAAATATTTCAGCATTAGCAACTGGAATATTCAAGAAGTTACCAACATTGGCACCATTGAATACGTTTTTGTACAGTTGATTGCCGCCACCAATACCAAACACTGAAATAACCAATGTGTCCCCGTTGGCTGCTGGTGGTGCGCTGACGCTGGGCACAATGGTCACAATATTAGAGACCCAATTGATAGTGTATGCTACGTCTTGCACAAGATCACGACCTTGTGTTTGATTGGTCACACGCACTTGTACAGGAGCAGTAATAATGTTGTCAAAACTCTGTGTAGCGGCTGTGGTGCTGTTGTAGACCCATTTTGTAATCTTCCAAGCAAATCCATGGCCGTTGTTGTCCCAGTCTGATCCTGGACGAGTGTACACACGGAAGTCTAAGGTATCAAATTCTGATCCAGGTACTAGTTCTTCAGGTGCGTGACTTTCGTAAGGGCCAACAAACTCGCCTCCGTTGACATTGATATCCGTAGGGCGTGTGCCCAAATAGGTGTCCAAGAATCTGCTTTCGTAAATGGCATCTAGGATACCTGGATCATATGTAGGCAGTCCTTCTGGACCATATGCAATGTTGTCAAATGGGTTTACATCAAAATTGCCTATATCAAAGCCGGTGTTCTGTCCAAAAGTTGGTGCAGATACTTGCACACCTGGGTAAGTTATACCATCAATTAACAAGCCTAGATCTAACCCAGGCTCGTTTACTGTGGGCACATATAATCCCATGGTACGGTCTACACCACTTAGTGTGGCAGCATTTACCAACAACCAGTTGGCAGGATCGAATGTAGCAGTGTCAACTCCAGTTGAATCTGAACTATTTGCAGTCCACACACGATTATCATAGCGTACTTGGGTGCCGTTGTCATAGTTTACATTGGGCTCCCAATCTACAATGGTTGATACATATTGATACCTATCATATTTCATTGTGATATTGAAACTGCGTACTAGATTATAATACTGTGTATCACCGTAGGTTGCCAGTGTTGGATTTTGATTTTCTCCGGTGCCCGGACCAGCCATTATGGCCACCAACTGCCCGCCAGTGCCATTTCCGCCGCTAAGAGTAATCAATGCTGTTGTGGTATACCCTACTCCTGGATTGTTTACTACAACTCCGGTTAATTTTCCAAGACTATTGATTGTCACTGTCAATTCAGCAGGGGTAACACAATCACCTGTGACTATTGCTGCTGGAGGAACAGTGTATCCTGACCCGGCTGCTGCTACAGAAGCGCCCACCACAGCTAGAGTGTAATTTTGATACCAGAAATTCCAAGGCTGTGTTTGCCATATTAAACTGTCTGATGCAGCGTCGCTGGCATCGTCTGGAGTACCGGTACCAACTGCTGTGCTCACAGTGTACGGAGTCAGTATAGGACTCACAAACTGATTGGGAATTATATCGGTATCGTAATATGCCGGAACATCAAAGTCAGCAATTGATCCTTGATAATCATCTAATCCGTTGTAGATCAAGTTGAATTCACGTATTTGCACATGATACGGTTTGACTTCTTGAATATAGTCCAACACAAAATCTTGATTGTCTCGACGATATGTTTGGAATGCAATCAATTCACGAATGGTATGATCCACGTCAATCAATGAAGTCTTTGACAACCAGTCAGGGGCTTCGAACTCGCTGAGTGCAAAATTAAACATCAAGATCAATGCACGATTGCGATCAATCAACAATTCATCAACTAACAGTTCTTGATTGATTGCTTGAATAATACGTCGTGTTTCAATCACAGGCTCTTGATCAAAGTATTGTGCATCAAAAACTTCCACATCAAATCCAAAGCGGCCCAATTGATAATCCCATAATTTGGCAGAGATTTTTATGGTACCGTCTTGTAAGGCCACACGATCCCATTTGTCAGTGGCCACACGCAGATATATTTCCCACTTGTTTTGTGAATTAGCAGTGACTCGCACACTAGAACCCACTGGTGCTTGATACAAACTCAACTTACTTAGGTCGCTGTATACACCCACTGTGGCAATAACTAATTTGCTGGGATTATAACCTGGTAGATACCAGTTGATATAATTCCAGTATCGACGAGTATCGTAATTTTGCACTCGTACTAGATCCAATGTGGCAAATGTTTTTGTTGCGGTGACTTGATAGATAGTCCACAGACCGTTCTGATTAGAATCGCTTACCACAAGATACAAATAGCCGACTGGAATCTGTGCAAGATCCTGATAACTCAACTCTTCAAGGTTGGCCACTCGTTTGTTCCAGGCTCCTGTTCCTGCCGGTGGCTCAGGTTCTCTGCTGTTTAACAATGCAAAACTGCGAATTTCTGTAATTGGATACTGTGCCAATACTGAGTTCACTCGGCCAAAATAGTTCTTTAATGCCAGGAATCTATCTTCAAACATGCTTTGTCGTGGACGGAATTGTACTCCGTAACGATTAGCAGGGCTTAGAGTAATATCCGGTACTGCTGCACCAGTTGAGTTGACTCCGCAAAGACTATCTATAAATTTAAGATATAGATTGTCAGGAAGGAATCCGTCGGCCCGATCTTGAGGAATCAAACTGTATTGTGTGTGAACATTGTTACTGGTCAATTCTTGATCAAACTCAATGCTGAGGATGGTATCTTGTGCGGAAATATCATTCAATGCATTGTAAATACCGGTTGCACTGGCGTTCAAAAATGCCACATAAGGAATGCCCGAACTGCGTGGATCTGCAATATATCTAGAAATACCAGCGATACTGAGAGTTTTGCCAGCTGTGGTATTGATTGTGGTAATCCCTTGTACCCAGAAATAATAAGTGGTGGTAAAAATTCCATCAGAGTTTATTCCATTGGTTGCATTGTAACTGAAAATATCTCGTGGTGTACCCGGTCCGGTGTACCCAGCTGGCGGTACTGTACTACTGACCCATTGATACACATCAACAGTTGATCCTGGAAATATTTGTGCCCACCGTCGAGCTGCATAAGTGATATTGTCTTGGTTAGGATCAATAAATCTCACACTGTTGGTATCCCACCAAATTTCACCTACATGTACTTCGTCCCAGATCCTACCATAGTTGTTTACTGGACCTACATTATATGCAGCAGGATCTACCACACTGGTATAATCAATATTTTCAGCAGCGGCTCCTAGTATTTTTCCTTGTAGTGGATCAATAAAATCAAAGAATGTAGTTTTAGCACCTGTGTTGGCATTGTAACTGTAGACCGAATTGATCAAGTTGATGTTGACCACAGGCAGTTGTTCGTGTATTACTACCCACGCTGGTGTAAGTGTGTCATTTTTAAATACTGCCACACGCCCATAATTCAGTTCACTGTGAGTGCTGTCATCCACATCACTACCTGGACTGCCTATCATCAGTACACCATTGGTGTAATCTATTGCAGTACCAAACTGATCTAGTTCTCTCACACGTTGATCATATATTTGTTGTCCAAATGCAAACTTGCCCGGATCTCTAACAGAGTCAGATGCACTACGCAGATAATCGTATGTGTAAACCACTCCAGTCTGATACAATGGTCCATTGAATGTGGTAGTACGGCCGTCAAAATATGTGGTACCCTGATCAAATGTGTTGGGACGATACAAGTTTCCACCAGGTACTCCCACAGTTAATGTAGTAGCCGACGTATCAATATTCAGTGCTGAGCCAAAATTGGCGTTGATTGACGGCAACGGGCTGGTAATAGTTTGTGTGTAAGCATAGGTGTTGAATCCAAGTACATAGAACATGTTGCCAATCAGGCCTGGCAATACAGTAAGACGATTGGTAGGGTCAGCAGCCAACACATTCTTCACACTTAATGTTAGCAATCCAAATGATGTTGTGCCAAGAGCACCGGTACTAGCTATCACGTTAGCAATGCCCGATGCGTTGATACTATCAACCAACGCAGTCATCCAATTGCTTTGTTTCCAATAGTACGCATTATTGAGTGTTATGCCCACAGGCACAGGTCGAATGGACTGATATATCATTCCACTATCCTGAACCACGCTGTTGATAGGCCAACTCACATTGCTGTTCCACTGATCAGGATCTGCAAATACAAATTCTTGATTGTTGATTCTGAGACTTTGCCCAGGAGTCAATACAGGATTGACGTTAAAACTAGTAGTGGTGCCATACAAGCGACTTTGATTTACATTGCGTTGTACTGATCCAGCGTTGGCCAACACAGAACTATCGCTTGGTGCGCCAGTGTACACACTGCAACTATATCTACACACGTCCACACTACCACCAAAGTTAGCACTCACACCTGGCGAGTTGGCATTCAAGATCTGCAATAGACTAAATGTGTTTGGTTGTATTTGCAACACATCGCCTACTGCCAGTGAAGCTGTCACCGTGACTGTGGCACCGCTCACAGAGAATGTTCCGCCTATGTTATCTTCGGTGTTGACCAAGAAGGTGTTGTTTAAATTTACAAAAGTGGGTGCAACCAATACACCACCATCCACAGTGTAAGATGTTTGTGCAGTATTGGTTACTACAAAATTTTGCACTGAACGATCATATGCGTAAACTGTACCAGCATCCGCAACATTATCAGCATTGGTGTTTGGTGCACCAATCAGAATCTGTGTGCCGTCAATGGTACATGCAACACTTTGACCAAATCTACTGTCATCGGCCAATCTGGCTGTGATTGTAGTAGATGCAGTGGTCTGTCCCGGTGACACAATATATGTACCTGTGCCGCCAGTTCCGGTAAGCAGGGCTGTGATACGTGTACCTTGTGCAACATTGGTGCCACTGAGAACCATGCCAATCGCAAGAGATTGAAACCCAACAGGTACATCAGTCACTGTGAGTATGTTACCAGCAATTGACGCTGTGAATTCAATAGTGAACTCCAACGCATCAACGAATGTGTAGTAGCTGTTGGTGGATACTGTGACTGATGCATTGGCAGCAGGCGGTATAAAGAATATTAAATCTCTACCAGTGGTACTGTAGTCTGCATTGAATTCGTAATCAATATTTGGACGTTGTAATACTCCATTGATAGAAACAACAAAACTGTAGATGTTGGTTGCGGTGTACAAATATTCGTTCAGTGAGAATATGTGTGTTGATCCATCACCAGTGTATGTTACAGAAGTTTGACGAGTGATTTGTAGTACCAAATCACTTGGTGGCGTTGAGTTAAACACCACACTGGTAGCTGTTAACGTATAATCAAATCCTTGTGTTAGATTTTCATTATTCAGTACCACATTGAGCTGATCAGAATACTGCGAATCAATCACAATGTAATTGCTGTAATTAAAAATAGAAGTAGTGCCGTCAGTTATGTATTTTTTAGTTTGAGTCTGAACTTCTACCAATCCGTATGCAAATACTTTGTTGATGCCAGGAGCACCAATATACATCCAATGCTCATCTTGGCTGATTGCTACACTGTAACCAAACTCAGCTGGACGTACTAGATCAGTCACAATAGGTACTGTAAGTACACTTGAAGTTATAAAGGTGCTGGTGTCGGGAATTCTATAAACTGTGGCAGCATAACCTAGATTGTTATTGCTGGCCGGGGCACCTATCACTTGCCAAGTTTGGTCACCAATGCTTACAGCATGTCCGTATCCAACAGTGTTTTCTGCGCCAAGCTCAAGCACAGAATTTTCTACCAACGGATTAACTGCTGTTCGTATGTAAGTGTATGCAGCACCGCTACCTGAATTGTATGCTGGACTACCAACAATTACATAGATATTATCCTTGCTCTGTGCCAGGCTTTGACCATATTGACTATTTGTTTGAGGTACAGCAGCTTTTATTTCAGAAGTGGATGTGAAAACCAATTGTTTTTCCAACACTTGCCATAGCCCCGATCCATTGTTATCTACCCATACCTTGTTGCCTGGAATCAAACTGTTGGCATATGGCAATGCGATTACATCACTAGCTTGTTTTACCCGCTGAGTTTGCAATACAAAACCAATGCCGCTGCCAGAGGCAGTGATTTGACTGGGGTTAACAAAACTAAATGCAGCAACCAGTTGATTGATACTTGGCACACGTACTACTTCATATACTCCATTGACTTCGTCTGAGAAGAATCGAATTATAAACAAGCGCCCAGCAGTGGTAATGCCGTGAGGTTGAGTAAAGGTAAACACACTAGTACCATCAAGATTTGTAGTAACTGTACTGAGATATCCCGGAAGTTGGCTGGTTCTAAAAATTCCCCAGTCGTAGCTATTGATCCGTGCTACCCATATATCAGTTCCTACGTTGATATTGTCAATGTTGGCATTTAGTTCTGCGGTGTTTGCAATATCAAATACCGTGATATCAACATCATTAAAATTCACATAGCCGGCACTGGGCAATGCCGAATCTTCTATAGGCAATGTTACTGTGGTTAATATGTTCGGACTGGTTATTTTATAGCTGGTTTTCCATAGGTTACTCAGCAAAACTGTTTGTTCAGCCAAACTAGATTCATTGGGCAACACAACTTGGATAGTGCTTGGGTTGGCAGTAAGCAACGATTCGTTGAGTTGCAGTTCATAGAAACTGCGATTGGCGTTGGCACCGTATACTCCGCGAAGGATGGCCCAGTTTTCATAGATCTGATACTGTGTAGGTCCATGCCCTATGTCAGCAAACGAAAATATGTCAGCAGCACGTAGTGTGCCTTTGGTACCTAAAAATTGTTGATATAAGCTAACTTGGCTGGTACTATCTAATTCTAGATTCACCATGTACTGTCGAGGTTTCCATCCAATCAACGCATATGAGAATAAATCTTGATTGAGTTCAAGATTGGCAGTGTAGATATTGTAACTGTTGGCCAGTTGATTGCTTTTGTTGGCCAAATTAGGCAATAATCCTTGTTGGATTAATGTATAGTTAGACACTCTCCAGTTGTTGATATCAAACTCTGCAGATGGCTGTACTATGTCAAGAGCACTGTAATAAGTATTTTTCCATTTTACAATTTCACCACGAGCATATTTTTTCAATGGATTCCATGGTTTAACATCATCTTGATTCAAGATGAACCCTTGAGCATTTAATTGACCGTTCCATTCCGTGGTAGTCCATCCTACCAGTCTAATACGGCTTTGTCTTGCAGCAGTTATGGGATTATAGATCAAGTCGGCAAAGATACTGGTATTGTCCAACACAATCATGTTTTCATAACTGGTGAACTTGATGTTGAGGAAGTTGATAGTCTCAGTGGTCAAACTGGTAATAGTAAAAGTATTATCCAGTCTTTCAATTACCAAATCTCTAGCGTTGAATGGTGTACGGTCAGCATTCAACACCATGTTTTCTGTGGTTTGTACTGCAATGCTATCAACAATTGCACCAACACGTTCTACAATCAATTTGCTTGCACCTGGGTTCAAATTAATAATACTACCAGTATCCCATCCTTGATTGCTCCAGTACAAGAATTCACTGACCATTTGATTCCAGTCTAACACATATCCATTTTCTACTGTGTTGAACACAAGGCCTTGGCGTTGTAATAGTGCTCCATAACTCAATAAGAAATCAGCTACTAATGTTTGATTAGTAAACACATACCCATATGGAATCTGCACTACATTATTGGTATATGCTACCGGAACACGAACTGTGCTACTGCCAGCTGATATGGTACCTAAATTGCCGTTGATCTTGCTTTGTAGAATGTTAAAATATGGTTGGCTCATATTGTAACCATACACAGCCCAGCCGTTGGTAGTGCTTTGCACAATCACACTAGAGTAGGTGAGTTGGTCAAATGGTACATTTTTGTAAAACAACAGATTGTAGCTGTCGTCTGGTAACAACAAGCTAGAATTTGAACTGTTAGGGCTAGATTTTTCAGTATAGAGCTCTAGCAGATTTTTTCCGCTAAATGATGCCATTCTATAACACAATCTCACGTCAAGATTTTTGAGATCAGCTGTAAGTGCATCAGTTGAGTTGATACCACTCACTCGGTTAAAATCTACTATCCAATCAATGTAACTGGCTTTGCTGGTACCGTTGCCATACACTTCCACTCCATTGGCATCTAATCTATAACGATTATTGTACAGATACTGATTGTAATCAGTGTCAAACTTGTACAGATCTCTGTCAGCAAACAATGAGAAAAATTCAGCCGGGCGAGTCAATGCCAACAATCTCATGATAGCAAATGGATATGCGCTCGAAGTGCGCCAGGCATTTTCTACAGGACCGTCGTCGCCAGCCACCCAGCTCTTGCGGAAATCAGCTGTGTTGAAGTTACCTACTACCACTTGTTGTGGACTCAATAATTGGCCTTCGCTGTCAACTGGAATCACTTGCAGTAGTTCAGGGCGAACATATGCTGCACGAATATAAGGAGCAACTGGATCTCTTACCAGGCCTGCTGCCAGGTCGCCCCATAACACCAAGTTACCCGAAGTATAAGGTGCTGGGCCATATTGATTTTGCCACCAAATTGGGCGTTCACTGAATCCCAGCAACTCCCAGGGCCGGGTATCAGGATAGATAGTATCGTAGAAGTAATTATAGATGCCGCGCCAGGCGCCAATCAGCAATGGATCACGTGTGAGTTTGTTTGATGCTGTGCTGTAATTCCAAGTAAATTCGTTGGTTGCAATGTAATCTTGTGTTTTGTAATCAAGTTTATTCCATCCTACCCAAGTCAAAAAGTCTTGATTTAGAATATTTTGTATCTCTACCAGACTGTAACCAGTGGTGCGAAATTGTCCTGGAATAACTTCTGCAGCAGTCAATGGCACAGGATTGCCATCCAGTTTCAAGTTGTTGTAAATCCTTGTTTCAAACTCCAACAACAACTGATCACGGAAATCGCTGAATGCCCTAGTGATAGATCCATCATGCCCGCGAATGACAAATGTGGGTGTTACATAAGTTTCATCTAGAAATATTTCAGGAACATACGCTGGATACAATCCCAATTTGGTAGGAGTATTAGGAACATAGCTACCAAAAGTAGCTTCGTACTCTTGAATGGTCACTACATCACCCACTGCCAATGGTACTAATTCGTCAATAACAATCACCGGTGCATCAACACTGACAATGTATTCTACATTTCTAGTTAGCAGTCGATTGTTGATGTACACCAGCAATGCTTGATAATTGGCAGACGTGTAATTGTACACTTGTGTGAGGTCAAATACTCTTCCGGTGATTGGTGTTATAGTAGTTTGAAGCTGTGTGTACACGGTACCCGTAGGCAACATGTCTGACCAATAGAATGGATTTGAACTGGTACGACCTGTGTTGATTTCAGAAAATACTGCATTCAGTATTTCTGCCACTGACATATTTGTGTAGTCACCCTGAATTGCTGTGTTCAAGAACTGAGCTTTGAATTTTTCGTATTCTCTAGAATTGAAAGCCAACGATGCGAAGATATCGTAATCAGGTTTGCGTAAAAAGTACCCAGCCAGCGTCATAGGTGAGCTTTGTTGCAAAATGCTCAAACCGTAAGGAACAATATTGCCCAGGTCTCTTGTGTTATTGGCACCATTCACAATGCCAGTGAGGTTGACTAAATTTTCTGCAATAGTATCATAATGTGTTCTTATGGTACCCAATGTAAAATATGGATTATTGCCGTTTAATGGATTGTTTTCCAAGTTGATAGGAACTTGATAAAACCCCGCAGCACTTACCTGATTGCTTAGAACCAATACTTCAACAATATCACCCAACACTATTTTTGTTGTGGGATTGAATCTAATGATTGTGGTGTCATCTGTGGTAGTGACTGTGTAATTACCCGGGTCTTGGAATGAACTACTGTAGTTTTGACTCACACTGGTGGCATACACTTTAACACTAGGTACCAATCCAGTTGGCACAGCAGCCACATCCAAAATCAATGGTGTAGTTGCTGTGATAATTTCCGACAGCACAGTCTGTGACGGGCTAACAATATAAGTTCCTGTTCCGCCGGTGCCTGTGAGTAATCCTGTGATTTGAGTACCCGGAATGACTCCTTTGCCAGCAAGACTTTGCCCTATCAACAGTGAACCTGTGGCCGGAACCTGTGTCACAGTTAGTGTTGTACCTGAGATAGATGCTGTTATCGGAGTGGTACTGTATGTAAAGTTGAACTGTTGATAAATTTGACTTTTGACCGCAGCTTTTTGCCAGCCAAGTTCTTTTACATACACAGTTCGATTTTCATATTGTCGAACATGCCCTATACTGATATTTTCAGTTTGTTGTACATTGTCTTTGACATAGATAAACGTGTCTGCATACAGATTGTTATCAAACACAATATCGCCAATGTTGTTCAAGCTGAGATATTTCAGCGGAAATCCCAACACAGTATCTGCCACTGTACCTGGACCAATTGCATAACTGAATAATGGGCTACCGCCAGTCACAGTACCAAGATTGTTTTTGTTGGTTGAAAAAGTCGAGCTTGGATACATCACACGATTACCAAGGCTATATCCTGCTTGATCGTACACGTCAAACATGGGATTTTGATTCACAACTGTTTTCTGCTGTGCCCGAATCCATTGCACGCCATCATAATAAAAAGTCACGCCTTGCAGGGTGTTACCACTCAAACAAACCACACACTGATCAATCAGTGACAATGCGTCATCTGCTGGTACTAGATCAATAATAGGCTGGTCCACTAGCGAACTGTCGGGCAATGGTACCGAAGCTGGGCTGATAAAATTCACCACATAAATCTTGTTGCGTACATTAAAATCGTCATCCTGTGCAAAGATAACTCTGCTGCCTTGCTGCAATTGATATCCGTCTACATAATATTCAGTAGCGCCATTCACGTTGGACAGTGCATCAGTTTGGGCAAGATCAATTATGTTCACTGGATCTTTGGCTTGTGTGCCCATATTGTACAAACGTGTACCGCCGCGAAACTCAATGATAGGACGTTTGGCTCGGAATACATTGTCCAACACTACATTTGTGTTATTGTAAGCGGCGGCTGCGTTGATTACGTCAATATGAAACCAGCGATTTGATCTTGTCCAAGCATTGAGATCAGCACTGTCTAACGCTATTGTAATGTAATCAGGATCCAATGGTTGATTTAGTGTTCCGTCCCAGTTGCCCGAATCCCATGGCACAAAATCCCAAGGAGTAGTGGCAGTACGTACAATTTCAGGAGTGACGTAATCGGTTTCCAACAACAACTGTATGGCCGTGCCTACCCCAGCTACATAGTAAGTCTGCGCCTGATAGCTAGTAGGAAATACTTCACCTTCAAATGTTATCTTTAAATTGTTGGTGAATACTACTCCATTGGGAGAAGTATAGTTTTTCTTGCCAAGTATGTCAGTGATCACATCAATGGTCACTGACTGAGTCTGATCTACCAATCTAATTTGCCCAAAAATTTCTGGGTTAGTTCCGTCTTGATACCACAGTAGATCTTGCACAGCAGTCAGCAATGGTATTTGTTCAAAATAGCCAGATGCATTGAGATACCACTGTGTGGTACTGTATTCAGTACCAAACATGATAGTAAATTTGTTCAGGGCAGGAACTGACAACACCGGAATCAGTTGTATAGTTTGACCTAATCCAGTGCCTATATATTGTATTTGATATACGTTGGTAGGTGCTGTGGTATTGTCAAATATCACTGTGCGATTTTGAAGATTAGTTATGCCATCTATACCTGAAGGATAGTTGGCAAAGAATGTAGATACCAATGACCCGTTGATTTGATTATAGTCAATGTTGGTTACTAAATCAACTTGCCCTGCTGTGGGAATAGTAGGAGCCAGAGCTAGATTGTAATAAAACTGTTGAGCAGTTTTATAAGGCACACTAAAAGTAACAGTTCCTGAATCTTCGCCATTGTTGGTAACACCCAACACAGTTCTTGAGCTGATGTTAGGTGCATAAGGCAATCGTCCACTTACGCCTGGTTCGGCTTGTATCCAAAAAGCATTAGGCGCTTGATTGACTGCAAACTCATATGTGCCGCCGCGAACCAAAGTGATTACAGGATTTTTACCTTTTATACTTGAAAATTCATAATATGTAGTTGCTCTGGTTACATCGTATGTGGCAGTGGTAGGAATTGTAGATCCACTTACACCTACGGATATTGGCCCGCCGGGTAACCAGTAATATTGGCTGTAATTTGTAAACTTATCAAAGTTTATAAAAGGATCCCAAGTGTAATAATCGCTGGTATAAAGTCTTGACGAGTTGTTGGTAAACCCGCCTTGACGACCTATTGCATCGGTGATACCTGGATAAGTCACTGCATCTTGAATGGTATTGGTATCAGGTACTAAACTTATAACACCCGGTTCCAGCTGATAGTTTGATCGAGACGCAGTGGGTTCGATTACATAGTAGTCGTTGGGATTTACTCCAGGGCCCACATGACGTCCAACAAATCCTTGGGTTTTTTTGAACTCAGGTTCCTGAATCAGTTGATCCAAGGTAGCCGATAAGAATTGCTTGTTGGTGCTGGTTTGAAATATTGGTGGTAAAAAATCTACCGACTTTGTTGTGGCCATTAAATTACTCCGCTGCCGGGTGCAGTTCTGATATTAGTTGATGTCAAGGAAGTGATAACCTCCACTGAGCTTACACCAGCACCATTTACAAATATTTCATTTGGTGCCGAATGTATTTCATACAAATCACCAAAATATTTTGTCGGATCCAGTGGTACCAAGACCACTGAACTCACAATACCGCCCATGTTTCTGTGTATGTACGCAGCCAGTTCTGAGAAATAAAATGTATCTCCAAAATTCCATTTGTCAATACTGAAATATTCATTCAAATTGGCCACTACCAGGGTTTTAATTTCACTTTCACTGGCAGTGGAATTGGCAGCACGTATTACCTTGATAGTTGCACGTAGATTTTCAGCTGCTTTGGGACCAAACAATGGTTTGAATGATACTGAATTTAATACTATATTGTCAGATATCATCTTGTAAGCGTCCAGGCCTTGATACGCGGTGTCAAGTTCATTGATTGTGGGAACATCTGGTTTGGGAACTGTGTTTGTTGAATCTCTAATCCAATTCTGATAAGAAGTATAGTAGGCCTGTGTGACCACATACAAATCAATAATGTTAGTGGTGCCTGGATCAATACGATCTGTCAACGGAGCATTGTGCCTGTATTGGAAATACATACCTGATCGACCTACCTTGGCCAACCACTCAGCAGTTACATCTAGTAGTATTTTTGTTCCATTGGTACTGATTACCAATTGATAAAACGCACCCACTTGTCCAGCCAATGGCCCTACTGTTATTGTTTGAGAATATGCATAAAATATCTGTCCAACAATATACTGGGCTTTTACAACTTCAATATCATTCATGGTAGCATAGTCATAATTCACAATGCCCGGAGCAATCAACAAATAACGTTGTAGATTATCAAAGTCCACAGTCTTTTGGAAAAACACATATTTTGTATTTGAATTCACATTGGGTGCAACAATCTCATCAAAAAAATCAGGATTATCTGTGACCCCATCGTTGTTGCGGTCTTCGTAACTGACAATGACTTGGAAGTCGTCAACCAACCCATCAGACTCCACTGGTTGTCCAGTAATTTTGAGATAGATATCTCCTGGTTGAGGGCTGTTTGAGTCAGGCAAGCTGTTGACTTTGAGCACATTGATATAGTCGCTCACTATGTTGCCCAGTCGAGGATCGTAAATTCGATTGCCATTCTCAAAGAAGAATCTGGTTTGTAAAACTGATCCCCAGTTGTATAACAAGGCACGATTGGTCACGGTGTATTTTGTTCCATTGGTCACTGCTTGTATCATCCATGAAGCATCTTGATTTGTACCCGATGTGCTGCCTGCATTGGCCAAACTAAATTTGGCATCAATGTCTATGTTGTTGGAAGTGATTAGATACCAAGTGTAAGGAGTCCCTGTGATTTCACCTGTGTTGTCATAACCCAGACCAAAATTTCTATACAGCAAAATTTGCTGTGTGATTTCTGTGATCAAACTACTGGGCAAACTGGTGATCAACAATGGAATTACTCGTACAGGTATAGCACCAGTTGGTACAAAAACATTCAATGCCACCGGACCTGTTCCGTCCACAAAGTTTCCTTGCCCTTGATTGGTGCCGTCTAAATAGATACTTAAAGGACTAGCCCAAAAATACAGTCGTTCATCGGCCAAGGTAGGTATACCCAACTTGAGACGATTGTTAGCATCAAAGAAATATCCAGGTGGTGCTGCAAATTTAACCAAACTGCCCACAGTGATAAACTTTGAATTAGAACTGCTGTATATACTGATAGGCGCAGGGTTACCAGCAGCATTCTTAAAGTATCCAGTGGTTTCGTTGGCCAAGGTTGTACTCTGATTCCAGGATAAATTTAACACTGCTAGATCTGGTCTAATGAAGTTGTCATAGTAAAACTGCACAAATGCATTGGTTGATATTAAAGGCTGTACTTGATTAACAATCACATTGGCAATTTCATTGTTGGTAAGCCAAGTAAACAAAAATGTAGGCAGCTGATTGTCTTCCCACAAGGCACCGTCAGACGCAAAAATATTTGTAGAGCTATACTTGCCTGTGTTGTCTACTAGATCAAGATATCGACTGGTGCCAATACTGGCACGATTTAATGCATAACTCTTTATGATAGAATTGTATTCAGTAAACGGAAAGTTAGTATAATCTTCACCGTTGACCATGCGATTCTGTGTGTAGTATCTGGCAGGCGCACGTTGTTTGATCTCATCCAGTGTTTCTCTAGCTTGAGCATTACTTACAGGTGTTGTAATACCACAAGTGAATGTGATAGTTTCTATTTGCCCTGATCTGCTGATATAGCTGATAGGCAACACAACACTTTGCATTTCGTCTGGATTGATAATGTATTGCAATCCGTTTGATGCACGAACATACGCACGAAACAATCCGGTGGGCACAGCTGAGAATACCCCATCACCAAATGTCAATGTAATTTGATCGTTGGCTCTGGATGTTACTGAAAACAAACTGCGTTGTTCAGGAGCCAATTGTTCTGCTGCCGCAGCATATACAGACTGTACATACTGCCACTCTTTAGTCACGGTGCCAGTGTTGTCCAATTGGAACAACCAACGATCTTCGTTGTTTACACCGTCAATATTGATATTAACTGTACGATTAGGGATACGTTCGGCCAAGTTAAAATCTTGATTCTGTAATACACCTTGTTTGAAATAAAAAAAGTATCCTGTATTGGCTGCTGCATAACCCAGTGAATCATTGCGGAACAACATGTTGAAAATGCCACTGGGTTGTGGTGCTGGTTCAAAGATAAACGGTGAAGTTGATGGTGTTCCCACCGAGGTGGCATTCACTGCTTCAAATGGCATGTTGACGCCGTCCACAGTGGCTGTGTAAGGCAGCACTGGCAAAAATCCAGGCACTAGGTTAATTGAATACTCTGATGTGTCCACACCCACAATAGTTTCACGGTTGCCTGGGCGACCAACTCGCTGTGTATCTACTAATGCTGCATTGACAACAGCGGTGAACTGCTCCAACCAGTTGAAATTGGTAGGATCGTTCCAGTTGATTGTGACATTGGCTAGATCTATACCATTGAAATCTGTAATATTTTCTGTGGTTTGTACCGAAAACACCTTGAGATATCCACTGGCAGCAGTATTTCTTTTGGGTGTGTAACTTATTAAATTGGCCAGGCGAACCACGCTGTCTCTACGTTCAGCAGTGTCTATGTAGTTTTCTCTGGTGTTGAGATCGTTACGAAAACTCATGGCCTGACCCATGAATGCTATTACATCTAATAATGCAATGAATTCGGAACTTTCAATGTAATCATTGAACGTCTCAGGATAATACTGGCGCAGATAGTCTACAAAACTTTTGCGTAAGGTTTCAAAGTCGTAACTTTGGAAATCCGCTTCTCTATAGGTCTCGTAGATGCGTTTCCAATCTTCTACCCCGAATATAACTGTTTGTCTAGTAGTGGTTGCCATGATCGTCCGTTGTTATTTGTTATTTACCGAATCTATAAACGGCTACGTTTATACAAACGATGCTCTACGTTGTTGTTGATCAAAGAACACACTCAGCAATTGAGCATCAGTATTAGGAACAAACTGCACTTCAAGTTCAATCAATACACCATTTTCTTGTGGGAATAAATTTACATCTGTTAATGCTACTCTGGGGTCGCCGCCGGCCACACGCTGCACTTCTCGCAAGATAGCAGCCATGGTAGTTTGATCTTGATTTTCAAACAAAAAATCCCAAAGTATAGTGCCGTATGCAGGACGCCCTGGCAGTTGTCCTTGCCATATGTTAAAAGCATTCAAGAGGTCACGTTTGATTAGCTCTTGGTCTACTAGAGTAAACTTCTTGTATTGATTTTGTGTGTTGAATCCAATGAATGTAGGCATGTTTATATTTATCCATTGGATTCCAGCGCAGATTTACACTGCGGGTATAAAATCTGGAACAGGTATCTTGCTATTACCAATTATTGCTGATACTGCTTGATTTACAGTTTGTCTATTCACTGTGTTTGCTGCCGCTGTGGGTGTTACGGTACCTGCTTCAAGAGGATTACCACCGCCGCCCAGAGAAGAAATATCAGAAGAAAATACCTGCGCAAATTGTGCAGATTGTGCAAAGCCATCTATTGCTGAAGACAACCCAGGCACCGACGGCAATCTCCCAGATAATAAACTGCCCGCTCCTCCGGATAACAAACTGCTTGCAGCGCCTGTTAATGCACTTACGTTGTTACTTAATCCATTGGTTATTGCACTTGTGATACCCGATGCTCCGGTTGCACTTGATAACCATTCAGTGGCAGTACCTGCACCAAATTTTGTGGCCACATTCACTAAAGGACCCAACTGTGATGCTGATTCTAATCCCGTGATTGCGCCCAGCTGTTTAAGCTGATCAAAGTTTGTGCTCATTAATCCTTGTTGAACTGAGGTTTGTAAACTGCTGCTGCTGAGTACAGAAGTAAGGTTAGTGGCACCCAATTTGCCTGTCCAGCTTGTGGGACTTGACAAAATGCTGGTAAATTGTGATGGGTCTAAATTAATCTGATCAGCTACTCCTGGTTTGATCAATCCTGAGAGTTGCAGTTGATCAGCATTAAGTCCAAATTGTCCTAGTCCTTTGGTATTGGTAATTACATCTGTGGCTTGATTTACCGATGCAGCAGTTTGTGCCACCAACCCTTGAATCTGTGTAGATCCAATGGCTCCAATGGATTGTGCTGTGGTCCTGGTGTCAACAAAGTTGCTGACCGTTATAGCATTTGGTACTGGCAACCCAGTTAAGTTTGGCAAATTGATATAATTGCCTATTTGTTTTGTTAAACTTATAGCTTGTGGTCCCAACTGTGCTAACGCAGAACTTAACCCGCCGGCTGATTGTGTAACTGCATTGACTAGCCCGCCCACTGGTAACCCAGTTAACCCACCTGTAGATGTTTGTTGAGCAAACACTGCTTGAGCTTGAGCAAAAGTAGCAGTGGACGGGCCTTGTACTTCATAAGTTGCGCCATCTGGGCCTGTAAATGTAAAATTACTCATGATTTTCTTATGATACTCCAATTGGTAGGAACTGGTTCTGCTGCCGGTGGCGGAGTAGGAGACCCTGTACCTCCAAGATTTACACTCACTGCCACACCTTTGTTGTGATACGGATATGGCTCATGTGTAGGGGCACGAGTAACAATGCTTTCTAAAGATTTGGGTTTTACTTTCCACCCAGTTGAATTATCAAATTCGGTATCATCTAATGTTGTTTTGGGATACAGTCGAGGAGTTGTAACTGATATTGCTGGCGATCCATTGAGATCTATTCTTGATGCTTTGAATCGCAATGCAGAACCACCATCAAATGATCCAGTTGTCTTGCTTTGTAATGCCAGTGTTCCGTCAGCTTTTACACCTATGCTTGACTGGCTATATAATACCATTTCACCTTGACTGGCTATATTCATAGTGCCCACAGAACCTATATTGGTATCAGCATTTGATTTCATATTGAGATTGCCGCCAGCGTACATGTTAATGTCTTTGTCGGCATGTAAGTTTATGGTACCTTGAGTACGAACATTTACCGAGTTAGTAGAGTACACATCCACGGTGCCTTCTTCTCCAAACTCTACCCAGGACTGGCCATTGGCATGAATGATCTGAAAGAAATTTTCTGAATCATTCATCATGATCTGATGACCTTTAGATGTGCGCAATCTGAACAAAGCATTTTTGTTTTCTAAATCGCCGTCGTCCATTACCAATGTATGGCCGCCTTTGCGTCCAATCACTGTGACATCTTGCGGTTTAACTGCGCCTGTACTGAGTTGTTTGCGTATGGTAGCAGGATCCAGACCACCTTGATAGATTGGTTGGCCAGGAGTGGATATTCCATACACTGTGCTTGGACTTTCTCGTTGTGCATTAGAGATAATAGGTCCACGCTCAGGATCTTTGTCTAGTCCTTGTTGGAAAAATATAGCTGCTTGATAACTATGTACTGGTTTGGGTTGATCAAAAAATCTTGGATTTTGATCCACTTCTTTGTTGGCAGTGTTGATTTCAGTGACTGGAAGTTGCGGAGCATTGGCAAAATATGCTGCTTGAGTTTTGTTCTGTGTGACATACTGAGATTTGTTGGCAGCACCAATGGCTGGCAACATGTGATTCAAACTGTTGTCAATCACACTGCCAATATAATATCCTTGATCAGGATCGCCCTCGACAAAAAAACACATGATTGATGTTCCAATATCTGGAGGAGTAAACCACATGCCATAGCTTTGTTGATTGCCTGGATACGAACCTGTACCTGCACTGGTACTGTTTTTTTCTGTTACACCATAAAACGGTGGCAAATATCTCACCCAGCGCCAAGTTTCAGGATTGGTACTAGGTTGCCCTGTAGCAAATTGTTCAATAAACACTTGTAAACGACCAGTTCGGGTGGCATCAATATTGTTGACAATTCTGCCAATGAATGGTCCCATCTCGGCTGGTGTACCGCCGCGATCAAACTTGAAATTTTTTGTTGTTCCCGATGCTTGATTGTTGTTGTATGCCATTGTTTATTGTTCCTTATTACTCTTAATTTAGGGTCCCTGATCGTCGTTAACTATACCCTGTGGAGGAGTTGGAGCAGGAGCTGGTGATAAATCTAGGCCATCAAATCCAGCAGTGGGATTTCCCCGTAGAACCGGTGGCGGTTGAAATTCTGTAGTTGGCTCTGCACCGTCAATACCTGGAGGTTTTGCCGGCAGTAATTCTGCATTGCTAATTGACGAAATTGAATTGGGAGTTGATGACGATTCAATATTCACTGCTGATGGGGCGCGATCTTGAACATTATTAATGCTGTATACTGATGAACCGGCTAGTAATCCTAAAGAATTAACTGCGGTTGGTTGTGCAGCATCTTGAACATTACTAATGCTGCCCACAGTTTTTGTTCCAGTTGCAGGATCAGTTTTTCTACCTGTGTCAGCAGCAGCCACAGCATTCTTGGCAGGTGTTTGTAACCATGTTCCAGATAGTTCTTGAGTGAATTTTCCGCCACGGAATTTACTTTTTACACCAGTGGCCTGATACGAAACTGCTTGTTGAGCAATACCTGCTCGACCAGCAGCCCGGTTGGATCCAAAGTTGTTTTGACCAGGATCCATGAGACCAGTTGTGGTATTGTAATCGGTTGGCTTGTTCCAGGCAAATTCAAAATATGCTGCACTTGCTGTGGTGTTAATGCTGCCATCGGCAAAAAATGGTGATGTTGTAAATTGCCCTGGCTGTATGTTGGTAGGTGGCGGAATCCATGCAGGATCTCCCAGTATATTCAATGCAATAGTAGCAGTATCAACGGAGTAAAGATAATCAGCAGCATTAGCTCCTGGTTCAAATGTATTACCATCGCTGCCTTGTCTGGCTTGATTACTAGCAGGCATGTATCTTTTTTTCCATTGCTCTCTGCTGTTGACTCGACTGGCTTGGGATTCATTGCCTGCTCTGACAGATACGTCGCTGGTCAAGGCTTGCGTCCAAGCATTGTTGTAGTTTTGTTCAAATTGTGTGACTTGAGAATTCTGCCCAGTGAACCAGTAGTTGTAAACTTTATGCACACCTCTAAAAGAACCGTTGTCAAAATATTCACTCTGAACAGGAATCTGATACGGTGCAATGATATAAGTTATTCTGTATGCAAAATCATTCTGCTTGGGATCGTACTCCAGCTGCTCTGCTTGACAAGATATATTAAACCACACAAAGTTTTGTGCAGGTTTTCCGTTGTATTCCCATGTGTTGGTTTTTGAATTCCATATTACTTTTTGTTGATCTGTGATATAGTTACTGTTACGTAATACTGTATCAATAAATTGTATAATTTGTTGTCCGGCAGTGGCTGATCGTTGTCGCACTGCCGGACTCATGTTTTGCTTTTCACTGAGTAATTCATCAGCAGCAGTGACCTGCAAAGATCCGCCGGCAAAACTTTTGTCCAGTGGACCTGGTGGTACCACACTGGCATTGCTCAACAACGGGTCAACAAATTTGATTTCGTATATGTCAGGTATTATACCTTTGGATTTAGCTATGCCTCCCCAATAGGCATTGAGCGCTGCAATCAATCCAGTGCCGGTATCAGTGGCACCGGGTTTTGGAGCAGAATCAGCCTTGGGTGGTGCGCCAACACCACCCAGTGCGTTTTCGCCGGGTTTGCTGGAATATCTTGGTTGTGGTTGTAAATTATCAGCCATGTTATCCTTCTCCCCATCCGTTGTTGTTGATCGCCGCTAGTCTAGCTTGTGCTTGTTGTTGGGGATCTTGAACATTGTTGCTGCCCGGCGGAGATGTTTGGATAGGGACACCATTTCTGGTCTGATCACCTGCTGCTTCGCTGGCTGTTTGTTGAGCCACAGTTCCGACCAAGATGTCCCTGACAGTGGTTCCTTGGAACTGAAAGTTCTGCGGAATACTACCACGATTGGTACTAAATCCTGTAGCGGTTCCTGGTAATGTTCCTGCAATTTGATATTCAACCAGTTTGTTAGCTACTTTAAAATCAATGTTGCTAATAATGAAAGGAATAAATTTTTCTACTGCTGCTCGATTATCTGTAACTCCAGTACGTCGTGCAATAGGCTGCACAAGATTTCCGTCCACATCGTATCCATAAAATCTTACTACCATCACATACATTGCAGCAGAGTAATTTGGCGGAGTTCCTGGTTTGGTAATATTTTTCTTGCTGTACAAATCTGCCACGGCACTGTACAAATTATCTAGCAAAGAAATTCCATTGGGTTCAGTTATGGTAAAGGTTAAATTGCTAAATGTAGCTGCACCATTGGTTGCAGTACCTGCATAAGCAACGTCAAATTCAAGATTATCAATGTAATAGTCCAGTGGAAAAAATGGACTTCGTCCATAGCCCACTGTACCAGATGTTTGCACAGTGGGATCAGTGCCGTTGTTTGCAGGTACTTGATTGTTTGCTGGTGCTCCGCCACTTTGTACCAGGAGATAATAGCCTTCAAGATTTCTTTTTGGAGATTTGACCAATTTGTTATAGGTATCTGGATCCACTAGATACCAGCTGAGACTATAGGTATAGCTGGCATAGTAATCCAAGATATTGTCTTGTGATATGATAGCATTGGCCGCACCACCGTACAGTTCATCCAGTCTATTTCGCACTGTATTGGTTGTAGGTTGTGCAGCATCATCTCCCCGTGCGCCTACTCCACCTTGTGTGGCATTGTTCACTGGTGCATAGCTGGGCAATGCTCCTTGAGTTTGCAAGCTGTTGAACTCTGCTCGTTGTTGAGGATCCAAGAATGGCGGCGCTGACAATGCCCCTGATGGCTCAGGAGATGCAATAGATTGGGTGTCATTTAATGATCTTGTTTCGTCATCGGTTCCTGAATCCGTATTGCCATTATCAGCAGTATTGGGTAGATTAGCATTGGTATCTACTGTGGGGGGTTTGTTAGTAATGCGACCATCTGGGGTTTCAACCAGCTGTTGTGGTGCTGTTGCACTGGTATTGGCATTATCATCACGTGCTCCTTGTGCCACGGCTGCAACATCGCCGGCGCTGCTTGGTGGAGCGTTGGCCTGCGTTTGTAAAGTGGCCTGTTCCCCTTGCAAGGCAACAAGTCTTTGTTGTTGTTGAGCCAAGTTTCTTTGAGCCGAGGCTCGTTGCAATGGCGTAATATTTGGATCTTGTAATCTTTCCTCGTATGCACGTACACTGTCTTGAGTGTATTCAATATCCAATTTGACACGTAAAATTTCGCTTTGAATAAATGATGACATTGATTAGAATCCCAATACGCCGCGTAGTGTGGTTATTTTAGGTAGATAAATTTGTACACCTACTTTAAAATCCAACGGTGGTGCTGTGAGCGTGTTTGGGTTTCGTTGATAGAAAACCCACCAAAGGCCAGGATTATCATACAAATCTAATGCCAACAGATCGGGTCTATACTGATATGTCTGATTTATTTGCATAAGTCGATCATCGGTTTCTTTGGGGATAGCACGATTAGCCATCACGTCCAGGAAAAATTGACTATACCCTGTGGTATAGTATGCACTGGTTGAGTCGTATGTGGCCATTACCAAAATCCTCCTTTGATCAAGTCACCGTTGGCAAAGCTCTTGAGACTGAACACTTGGCTGACCTGAGCACGAGTTTGCATAGGCAATAAACTTATTGTACAATCAATCTTGGTAGGAACATAAGTTGGTGAATTTTTACCCAGAGTTGGCGGTGCCTGTGGGCTCACAATAGCACCTTTGTTGATACCTTGACTAGAGAACAAGTTTTCTAATCTTTTGATAGCACCTGTTATGGGGTTAGTAGGCAAATCTTGTCTTGCTCTGCGGGTGATCAAATTAGTACCATTGATGTTGGTACTGCCTGCACGAATATAATCTACATCGTTGGGTAAACTATATTGAAAACTACTAACCACACAAGGATGTGCTGCAAACTGATATTCTCCAAGACCAGTGAGATATACCATCGGTGGCGGAGCACCACGTTGTGCATCTTGACCATAGAACATTTTTGTTACTGATCTAAAAAAATGTATCACCGCTAACAAATAATTAGCTTCGGCGGTGTCTTGTGCTGTGAAAGTTGCAGTAAGACTCACAGCATCAGTATAACTGCTTTTGTAAAAATAACCCTTGTAGTTTGAATGTGTAAGTGCATATGAATCGTAATCAGCTTTGTATGCTACATCAATCTTGGGCATGTATGGAAATATTACTCCTCCAGTTCGAGCCAATGGTTGCAATATGCCAGGGCTGGATGCATTATACAAATAGGTGGCACCGGCAGCAAGACTAAGGCGAACACGCCAATCACCATTGTTGACCAATTTGCGTTGAGCTTCTAATACTGCTTGTCGCTGTGCCAATTGTGTTCCAACCACAGCTTGTGAATTTTGAGCAATGAGTCTATTTGTTTCAGCTGATGATTCATTGGGCGTGGCTTCTAGATCTAGTCTTGCCAGTCGAGCTGTTTCAGCATCACTTTGTTCCACATTCTCTGCTGCGTTAGCAGCTACTCTAGCATCTACTCCGGCGGCGTCATCACCATAGGGGAATTCTTGTGCTGCTGCTGCGTTAGCAGCTACCTGGGCATCCACACCTGTGGCGTCATCACCATAGGGGAATTCTTGTGCTGCTGCTGCGTTAGCAGCTACCTGAGCATCCACACCTGTGGCGTCATCACCATAGGGGAATGGTTGATTTTCTGCTGCGTTAGCAGCTACCTGAGCATCCACACCTGTGGCGTCATCACCATAGGGAAATGGTTGATTTTCTGCTGCGTTAGCTGCAACTTGTTGATCTATCCCGGTGAATTCATCTACTGCCTGGGCCGGTGCATCTGTAATAGGAGGTGGCGGTGCTCCCACAATTATGCGTGGATCAGTGAACGGTGCTGATGTAGTCTGCAAAGGAGATTGTGAATTCAGTGCAACACTTGGTTGTGTATAAGATACTTGTGTTAGTCCCAATGGATCAACAATTCCGCCGGCACCTGGAATTATTGCACCTGCATTGAAATTTGTGCCGGACCCATATGAAGCAGCATCGGCACTGATTCCAGATTGCGCAGTGGCTTCGGCCACTGATAAACCTTGCTGTATCAATTGATTAAATGTTGTTGCGTTGCTTTTGATGTATGCCATGATAATTCCTATCCTTTATTTACCCAAAAAATAAACCGCGCAGTTTATAACCATTGACAAACTGGAAAAATGTGTTATAATAAATAATATTTTAAAGGATCTCGCCCTGATGGCAACCATTACAAGAGCAACACCAAAGACCAACTATCTCAACAACAGAGATATTCTCAAGGAAATTCACCTTAGCAAAAAGAATTATTGTGCTTTTAGAGATCCTGTGTTGGATCATCAATACGATATCATCCTACCATCAGTAAGCAAGATCAATCAAAAGAGCACCGCCGAAGCACGTAGAAATCAAGCAGATCGCATCAAACGTGAAACTGGTGAAATCATTGATCCAAAAAAGATACCCAACACAGACATTGTTTTTCGCATCATGACCTGGGAACACATACCCATGGCACCTAAAAAAATCACCAAAGCTGCTGCCAAAAAACGCAAATTAGAAGAGCTGCTGGAGCTAGACGATCCTGTAGAAGAAGATACACTGGCAGGAATAATCGACGAACCCATGCTAGATCCCACACACATGCGAGTGAACTTTCCTCCATTTTTTCACTATCGTGTGGACGAGAACAAAATTCCGTTTTTGGTTGGCAAAAGCCATTGGAAAGGAGATCTTGAAACTGGGGAGTTTTCAAAGGATCATGGCGAGATGACTCGCACTCTGGCTCGGATGTTTATGAAACTGTGCGAACGTTATGCCACAAGATCAAACTGGAGAGGATACACTTACAATGAAGAAATGCGCGGTCAAGCCTTGTTACAGCTCAGTCAAATTGGACTGCAATTTGACGAATCAAAATCGCAGAACCCTTTTGCATATTATACTGCCGCTATCACTAATAGCTTTACTCGTATCCTAAACATTGAAAAGAAGATGCAGAACATACGTGACGACATCCTGGAGATGAACGGACTCAATCCTTCATGGACTCGGCAAAACTCCGGCAAACACTCAATGGAAGCCATGTCCGGACCGGTTGTAAGCACCTTGGATGAGTAGTATAATCAAAGGATGAGTAATCTATTCCGAAAAGCCGCAATCTTCACTGACATCCACTTTGGCCTAAAGAGCAACAGTGTCACTCACAATGAGGACTGCTTGAACTTTGTGAAGTGGGCCACTTCCAAAGCCCGAGAGGAAGGTTGCGAGACCTGCATGTTCCTGGGCGACTGGCACAACAATCGAGCCAGTTTGAACATTGTCACGCTGAATTATAGCCTTCGGGCACTGGAGCACATGAATGACAATTTTTCCAGTGTTTATTTCATCCCGGGCAATCATGATTTGTACTATCGCGATAAACGTGATATCCAAAGTGTTGAATGGGCCAAACATTTACCCAACGTTGAAATCTGCAATGATTGGGTTACAGCTGGTGATGTGGTCATTGCTCCTTGGCTGGTAGGCGATGACTACAAACGTATCCCCAAGCTAAAAGGCAAATACATGTTTGGGCACTTTGAATTGCCTGGCTACTTGATGAACGCCATGGTAGAGATGCCAGATCACGGCGAAGTGCGCAGAGAAGATTTCAACAACTTTGAACATGTGTTTACCGGTCATTTCCACAAACGCCAGACCAAGAAAAACATCACTTATATTGGCAATGCATTTCCCCACAACTATGCAGATGCCGGCGATGATGATCGAGGATTGACCATTATAGAATGGGGCCGGGATCCTGTATACCATGCTTGGCCTGATCAACCTAGATATCGAGTGTTAGGACTGGCCAACATCATTGACAATGCAGACAAATTGCTTGCACCCAAGATGCATGTGCGTGTGAACTTGGATATTGAGATTAGTTACGAAGAGGCCAACTTTATCAAAGAAACATACATCAAAGACTACAGTCTTAGAGAGATGGCTTTGATACCTAATAAATCCAGCTCAGTGGATATAGACATGGCTCCTGGTGAGATCAAGTTTGAAAGTGTGGATCAAATTGTCACAGACCAGATAACCAACATTGAATCCGAATTCTACGATAACAAACTGCTGTTGAAGATCTATCAGAATCTATGATCTACTGTGTGTGGTATCCCAGTGGAGGGTTTGGACATTTTATCAATGCAATTCTATCATTGCATGGTGAAAACTTTGTTAGACCAAAAAAACAACTAACGTTTAGCAATAACGGAAATAGCCATGATCTTGATTTGGTTGTACCTAAATATTTGCACGGTGCCTGGACAGGAACTTTTGAGTTTGAAGACAACAAAAATTATTCAGTGTTGATTGATAGCGGTATTAATGATGAAGGCGAACAGTTTAAACATATTTTTCCCAATTCAACCATTATTAAAATTTGCTACACCGACTATACTTGGCCTATTGTTGCTCAAACAATGATAGAGAAAGCTATGGAGAGCAGCCTCGAGCGCGAGCTACCTATCGACATCTGGAATACCCAAGACTTGTGGGCCAAACGAGAAAAATATTTTTTATATTTACGTGATCATCCGCTGAGATCGGCGTGGAAGCACACAGCTGATCCTTCATTAAACGTTGATGATTTGTTAATCTACAAATATTTGTTTAATATGTTAAATTTGATTGTAAAGGTAGAACCGTTTGATCAGATATGGTCCGAGTGGTATCTTAGAAATGTTAAACACATTGAACCAATTAAAATTGCACAAGAAATTATCACATCAGTGCAAAATAAGCAATTATGCGATCTCACTCATATCACAGACATATGGACACAATCTGTAATTTATTATTATATTTGGATAAATTTTGGTATAGAAGTTCCGCACAATGATTTTGCTGATTTTTTTTCTAACACTAAACAGATTATAAAATTAATTGCATAAAGTTGTTAACGTTGTCTGCTGAATATGGTAATATTTCTATTGTTCCTATATGGTATTCCAAGTACAGACAGTGGCCAGAAAATATGCTGTATCAACATTATCAAGAAGCAATAAAGATCCGTAATGATTCAAATTAAAAATCTCACTGTCAGACACTTAAAACAAACACTTTCTAGGCAGTATATTTTAAACTATGTTAAATTGGCGCCAGATTCGGATGGTCAAGAATTTATAAAACTTTGTAAGCACTTTGATCACATACGGAATCAGAATTTTGCCAATACCCATCCTGAGGTTGCAAAAGCCATGGGTTATGTGTATAATAAGACTTTATGATTCAAACTAAAAATCTTACTGTTAAAAACTTCATGAGTGTGGGCAATGCCACACAGGCTATTGACTTTGATCGCAGTGACCTTACCTTGGTACTAGGTGAAAACTTGGACATGGGTGGTGACGGCTCACGTAACGGTACCGGCAAAACCACAATTATCAATGCTCTAAGCTATGCATTGTATGGACAAGCACTATCAAACATACGCAAAGACAATCTTGTAAACAAGACCAATGCCAAACACATGTTAGTGAGTTTAGACTTCAGTGTGGGTGGCCAGAATTATAGAATTGAACGTGGTCGTAAACCCAATGTGCTCAAGTTCTATGTCAACAACGAACACCAAGCGGCACAAGACGAAGCACAAGGCGATTCAAGAGAAACACAAGAAGCCATAGAACGTGTGTTAGGCATGAGTCACGACATGTTCCAACACATTGTGGCATTAAACACATATACGCCGCCGTTCTTGAGTCTCAAAGCCAATGAACAACGAACAATCATTGAACAACTGCTGGGCATCACGCTGCTGAGTGAGCGTGCAGATCGCATCAAAGAACTCAACAGACAGACCAAAGATTCTATCCAAGCAGAAGAACTACGTATCCGTGCTGTGCAAGAAGCTAACAAGCGTATTGAAGAACAGATTGTCAGTTTAGAGAAACGCCGAACCCTGTGGCTACGCAAACAAACAGAAGACACAGAAAGCCTTGCACAAGGCATTGCCGATCTTGAACACATTGATATTGGCGCAGAAGTGCAAGCACACAGAGATCTCGAAGCATATCATGTGCAAAAGAAATCTACAGATGATGCAAATTGCTGGATCAAACAGATTAATGCTGATGATGTGAAATTACAAAAGCAAATTGATCAGATCAAAAAAGATCTCAGTCAAATTGCCAGTCATAAGTGTTTTGCTTGTGGGACAGAGATTCATGATAATAGTCTGGACACTGTAAAAGCACAACGTGAAAAAAATCTTCAAGAATTAGCGTTGCAATTGTTAACCAATGACGCACAACGACTGGAGCACAAAGATCGATTAATTTCTCTTGGTACCATTGGATCTGCTCCAGTGGTGTTTTATGACAATTTAGAACAAGCATTGAATCACAAAAATACCGTGGATGCCTTGCGCAAGGATCTTGCGGCCAGGACCGCAGATACTGATCCATATACCGAACAAATTACAGACATGCAGCATCAGGCATTGCAAGTGGTCAGCTACGATGCACTAAACGAGTTTACAAGGGTGCAGGAACATCAGGAGTTTTTGCTGAAGCTACTGACCAGCAAAGACTCATTTGTACGCAAGAAAATTATTGATCAAAATTTAAGTTATCTCAACAGTCGACTCACACATTATCTTGATCGAATTGGATTGCCACATACTGTAAAGTTTCAGAATGATCTCACTGTGAGCATTGAAGAACTGGGTCGCGAACTAGACTTTGACAATTTATCACGTGGAGAACGGAATCGACTAATCCTCAGCATGAGTTGGGCATTTAGAGATGTATGGGAAAGTTTGTATAGTCCTATCAATATTTTATTCATTGATGAGATGATTGATTCTGGACTAGATACTCAGGGTGTGGAAAATGCATTAGCATTGCTGAAAAAGATGAGTCGCGAACGACACAAATCAATTTGGTTGGTTAGTCATAGAGATGAACTTACCAGCAGGGTAGAGAACATTCTCAAGGTGGTAAAAGAGAATGGATTTACCAGCTATAGCACAGATACAGAACTTGCATCATGAGATACACAGTATTTTCAGGATGTTCATATACTGCCGGCGTCGGATTATTAAATCAATCATTGGATTCAGATTTATGGGTCAACATACTGCATTCAACTGTTGATCGTTTGAAAACTACACAATTGATGAATGTTGGAAAGAGTGGAGGAACCAACCGAGATATTTTTCTCAATGCCATTGATGCTGTATCAACTGTCGACTGTGAATATTTGTTTGTCTCTTGGACAGAACTATTTAGAATGCATTTAGATCCAGGAACAGAAACTTATAGTACCAAACTATATTTTGGACCAAAAAGTCAAATTAATGATGTAAATCTCAACAACGGTATAACTTACAGTGCAAAGTATATTGAAAATATCAAGAATAGATTATTTGACTTGTATTCTCCGCACTATCTCATGGTAGAAATAGTAAATTATACCAATGTATTAAAAAAATTATGTGATAAATTGGGAATAACTGTGTTTTTTTTAAACGCATTAGTGACAGAGTGGGATCGCAATTATTTTGATCAGATTACTGAGCCAAATAGAACTCCTAGCATGACTACCAAATTTACGCAACAGATGTTAAATGCCACCTTACGCGACGACAATGAATATTTTAAAATTTACGATCGTATTCATCAAGAGTATAACGGTATCACACAATGTAACTGGTTAAATATAGATCAGTGCTATCGTAATGATTTTTTTCTAGACAGGGGATTAGATAATTTACATCCAGGAATCAAAAGCAATCGAGCATTTGCAACCTTTTTAATCCAAAAATTACAGGCATTTTTATAACATGATAACTAGTATACATGACATGGATATATCAAAACACCCCAGTGGAGACATTACCAGAAACATGTGTAGGGTTTGTTTACTTGATCACAAATAATCTATCAGGACGCAAATACATAGGCAAAAAACTAGCTAAGTTTTCAAAAACAACTTACCGAACAGTCAAACAAAAAAACGGCATCAAAAAGAAAAAACGTATACGAAGCAAAATTGATTCAGATTGGCAGCAATATTATGGATCCAGTGCAGAATTATCCGCAGACATTGAAAAACTAGGCACCAACAATTTTACCAGAGAAATACTTTTCTACTGCAATAGCAAAAGTGAATGTTCATACATTGAAGCACGTGAGCAGTTCAGCAGACAAGTATTAGAATCACAAGACTATTACAATGGCCATATACAGGTAAGAGTACACGGCCGGCAGATACTAAACAAAATAGGAATATAACACCGTGTCGGACATATTTTTAAAAAGATTTTACAATGATGTAAAAGACAAGTCCTGGCCTAAGGTTGAAAACTACGCTGATTTTTTAAAGTTGCCGGCAAAAATACAACAAGAATGTGTGAATCTACATGGGTTTAATCATCGACGCAAGCAGATAGAATCGCAGAGCTATTGGCAAGACAGTTTGATCACTGTGTATTGCCATGAGAACTTGGCGTTTTTACCGTTGCGGAAGTGTGCATCTGACTACTACATAACCCTGTTTAAGAATACCCTTGGTTGGAAAGAAACTAACATTTTGGATCTAAAACCCGGCACCGTGTGTTTTGGAATTTTTGAAGATCCTACTAAGAGATATCTCAAAGGAATCACAGAGTGGTTATGGAGGAAAATCCTTCCGGTCATGAATTATGATATAAATCAAATTCCTCTGGTGCTGTTAAAATCAGTCATTGTAGGAGATCCGCATAGTATGTCGTATACAATGACTCTAGGCCCATGGTTAGATAAAATCAACTGCATTCCTATGTATCAGCAAAGTGATGAACAGATCAAAACACATATGATAAATCTGTTTGCCACACAAAATCACAACATCAGACTACCAATCAACGATCAAAAAACTCATCAGTCAGGCCAACTAAAACTAGATTTATACAAGTTAGTCAAACAAGTATTTGAAGACTCAGAATTCGACGACGAAGAATACGAAGGTCGAGGCGAGTTTACATACTTGATGTTATCACCTGATTTAAAATTTTATCACAATCTCCTAGTCACATTCGACCCCTCCTGGCAGCAAATCAAATATATCTAATAGACTCTGTGTTGAGTGATATGACTCAACCCCATTGAGGAACGGTGCGATACCCGGTCTGGACTTGGGCGTCAAAGGCAATTGCTAACTTAAGGCAATAAATGGTTTGGGCTCTGTGAAAAAGATACACCCCATGCTCATAGGACTTGGATTTATTATCGGGTCACTAGGGTTCCGTTGATATGTGAAGCTAGAGTAAGGGGTACCGGTCAACCGCCTCTGCGTTGGAAACAACAATCTCTTTATAATAAATGACTGCTGTCACTCAGATGATGCATCAATTCACCGTGCATACGGTGAATTATGACCACAGTATCTAGATGATACTAATTCAAGAAACAAAAATACATTGATGAGCGACAGCGAATCAATAGACTTGCGTAGCAAGTCTCTAAACAGATGACTCATGTAATGCTTTATATTTTGCAATACGTGCTTGTGAAATTGCTTTCTTGTGCGCTTCTGATTTTGGTTTTGGTTTTGGTTTACGCATTTTTTGTTTTGTTTCTTCAGACTAACAAATGAAAGTTTCCGTTTTACTAAAAAAATGGCAATCCACTTTTTTTGGTGGTCTCTAAATTGTCTTTGATCAAGTTGTTTATGATCTCACGTTCATGCATACCCAATGCCATGGCTTGATCGTAAGTTAATCCACCTCTCATAAACCAACTTATCTTGATAGCCTCCTGGCGTATGTTTTGACAATCTTTGTCCATGTTCTCGATCAACTGGTCGATCTCTTCTGGGCTAGAGGTCAGGAGGCGTCGACGAAAAAACTTGATAGATCCAGTGTAAAAGGTTGTGAATACTGGTGACTACATTCCTTACACGTCAGTGCCAGTGGTTGCACATCACTTTGTTTTTTGATTGCAATCACATGATCACGTAATTGATTGAATATTTTACTGTCGCAATTTTGTAGATAGTCAATGATAAATTCAGTTTCAGTTACCATTGCTTGTGGTGTCTTGATGGCAGCAATACTCTGGGCTATGGTTCTTAATGTGGTTTCATTGATCAACCGCATGCTACGATTCAACTGTTCCAGTTTTGTTTTTTCGTCCACATCACTTTCAAGCACACGCATGGCCTGTTGTTGTTCAATTTGCATCTGATTGTTGTCGTTTACAAATTTGTATGGAATAGGGCGAAACCAAAATTCCAAATCACTAATGCTTAACGAGTTTTCATAATCACCTATTTTTAATGTATCGTTGACCACACGTAAGTCAACACTGATTGATTCGTCAGTACTGCATGCTGGGCATGTGACATCAAGATCCATAGCATGCCCGTAACTGGCAATGCGGATACCTACTAGTGCAGCATCAACGTCGGACGCTGGCATGGCCCATGGATCTCTGATAGACGGAATACAGCTTTTGATCACATTTACTGTGGCTGTGCCGTTAAACAATGCATCTGGAGTTCTGTAAGTTATTTCATCCACACTGGTCATGGGCAGCACTGGTAATTCGCCATTGGCTGGCATATTCAGTGTGCCTGGTGGATAAAATTTACCTCCAGAAGGCAGTCGTATGTAGATGGCAGGTTGACGGAAATATTGTGTTAGGGGGTTGTTTGGTAGCATGATTTTCCTCGCTAAATATAATTATGACAAACTCACCCCTGAGAAAAATTACAAGGATATAACATGAGTCTCGATCCATCAAAATTAGCCGAGTTGGAAGCAGCCTTTAACGCTGGTACTATATCCGCAATGGACTATGCCGCAGCAATGGGCAAAGCCGCTCAAAATTTAACAACTTCATCGGCTGGGCTTGGATCAAGTTTAATTCAAGCTGGCAAACAAATTGGAACAGGAGTCTCTGGATTTACCACAGCAATGGCCAATGGCCAACAAGGTGCTAGTGCGTTCAACGGTGTAATCAATTCCAGTTCTACTGCACTGGGCACATTGCTAACACAGCTGGGACCATTGGGTACAGCGTTTAGTAAACTTACTGATTTTGCCGGAGCATACTTAGTCAGAGCCAATCAGCAAGGTGATGCATTATTCAAGAGTTTTCAAGATCTCAGTAGAGTAGGTGGTGCCAGTGCCGAAGGCATGACTGGCGTGTTTAGCAACATGCAGAAGTTTGGTTTGTCAATGAATCAATTGCCCGAGTTTGGAGCAATGATTGCTCAGAACAGTGAAGCGTTAGCAGTGATGGGCGGCACAGTTAGTCAAGGTATCAAGAAGTTTGCAGAAGTTGCTGCTGGTATAGAGCAGTCGGGAATACAGTCTGAATTTCTACGCATGGGGTTAAAGATCAAGGATATTAACGAAGGTACAGCAAATTATCTAAGACTACAAGCATTAACCGGTGCTAGTGCCCAAAAATCACAAGAAGCACTTACAGCTGGTGCTGCTGAGTATATTGCACAACAAGACAGACTCAGTAAACTAACAGGAAAATCAGCAGATGCACTGGCCAAAGAAGAAGAAGCACGACTGTCAGATCAGCGTTATGCAGCGGTCACACGAGAACTAGAACAAAAAGCAGCCGCTGCAAGAGCATCAGGTGACGAAGCCGGAGCCAAAGCAGCCGAAGATCAAATTGCACAAAATCGAGAGTTGATGGCACAAACTCCTGCTGCATTAAAACAAGGTGTGCAGGACCTGATGAGTGGATTTGTAAACAGTCCAGAAGCTAAAAAAATGTATACAACGTTGCCTGAGATGTCCCAGGCAATCATGAGCCAAAACTACAAAGCCAGTGCAGTGCTGACCAAGGGTGCAACCGAAGCAACTGGCGCACTCAATAGAAATAGTGCGTTGGCCAGAGCAGGATTGAGCAATCAAGTAAATGCAGATTTTGCAGGCGTACGAGAGCTTGAAAATAAAAATCGAACAAAAACTGCGGAAGAAAATGATAAAGCAGCCAAAGAAGCGCAGGACAAATTAAGAAAAGGTGGTGATGTAGATATCAACAATCAAGTGGCCATGCGACAAGCACAAACAGCAACTACCATTGCCATGGACAATCTGGTGCAAAAAGGTGTAGGGCCTGTTACTGCCGGAATGGCAGAATTAGCCATTGGCATTGAAAAAGTAATTACTACCATACCACCTCAATACATTGGAGAAAAAACATCCACGAAAGCCAGACCTGGAGAATCAGGGTCTGGCCGTGGACAAAATGCTCCTGCTGCTGGATACGGTACCTCAGTCAAGCCAGCAGATTTCCAAAAATTCTTAGAAGAATCGGTAGCCAACGCAATAAAATCACTGAACAACGTTGGAAAAGAACCAACTACATTTACAGAAAAAATGGATGCATTAAAAGGTAAAAATGCCACTAAAAATGCCACTCCTACTACTGAAGCACCGGCGGCAAGTGATAAAACAGCCATGCAGAAACTAGCTGAATTACGCACACCAGAGCCTAAATCGGACACTTCACAAGCAGTTAAATCTGTTGTACCACAAACACCAGAGCCTAAATTGGATACTGCACAAGCAGTTAAATCTGTTGTACCACAAACACCAGAGCCTAAATTGGATACTGCACAAGCAGTTAAATCTGTTGCGCCGCAATCAGCCAAACCAGTTTTGGTCAAACCAGTTGTGAATATAGAACCAGTGGTACCTCCTCCGGTTGTGAATATAGTTCCTAAACCAGAGCCATTGGCTGGTCCTAATACAAAGTATCGTACATCCTTGGATGACACTAGACCTGAACCACCTAAAACTGAAACAACAACACAATCAGCAGCTGGTGCATCACCAGAACTCACGCAAGGCATTATGGAACTGGCTAGAAATATTGGATTACAAACATCCAGTATGAATGAACTTGTAGATCTCATGCGTCGCAGCCTAGGTGTACAAGGTAGAATACTGCAACAGTCTAGAAATTAACAATAAATAACTCACTATGGCAGAACCAAAACAAGGCACCGGTTGGAAAAAATTTTTCAAAGTCGCAGATTTATCTGGACAGATGAGCCCAATTGCGGGCGGCCGAGATCAAGGATTACCTGGATATCCAAAAAACGACGGACGTCGAAGCAATCAAGCAGATACTGATTTCAGCTTTCGCAACTACGCCAGCCGATTGCCAGAAGTGTATAGTGGACACCCTAATCGTATTGAACGTTATAATCAGTACGAAAATATGGATGCAGATTCAGAAGTGAATGCATGTTTAGATATTATATCTGAATTCTCCACACAGCTGAACGAACAAAACGACACACCATTTGACATAACCTATAACGATGATCCTACAGATCACGAAATTGAAATCATCCGCAAACAGATGCAGCAATGGGTCAAGCTGAACAAACTGGATCAACGAATCTTCAAACTGTTCCGCAACACAATCAAGTACGGTGATCAAATTTTTGTACGTGACCCAGAAACATTTGAAATGTACTGGGTGGACATGAGCAAAGTGGTTCGTGTGATTGTGAACGAAAACGAAGGCAAACGCCCAGAACAATACATTATTCGTGACATCAATCCTAATTTTCAGAATTTGACTGTGGCAGCCAAGACCACAACTGACTTTATGGTCAACCCAAGTTCTGGCGGAGCAGGCGGAATTGGTGGTAGCATGCAAGGCGGTGGTTATACAGCACCTAGTTCGGCCATGAGTGGCGCCAGCAGATTCAATCGTGCTGTGAACGAAACTTGCATTGATGCCAAGCATGTGGTGCATATGAGCCTGAACGAAGGCTTAGACACATTCTGGCCATTTGGTAAAAGCATCCTAGAAAACATTTTCAAAGTATTCAAGCAAAAAGAACTGCTGGAAGATGCCATGTTGATCTATCGTGTGCAACGTGCGCCTGAGCGTAGAGTATTCAAGATTGACGTGGGCAACATGCCCAGCCACATGGCCATGGCGTTTGTGGAACGTGTGAAAAATGAAATGCATCAACGTCGTATTCCCACATACGGCGGCGGCGGTCAAAACATCATGGATTCAAGCTATAATCCACTCAGTATCAACGAAGATTTCTTTTTTCCAGTAGGAGTAGACGGACGCGGCAGCTCAGTAGATGTATTGCCCGGCGGACAAAATCTTGGCGAAATTGACGATTTAAAGTATTTTAACAACAAAATGGCTCGTGGTCTGCGTGTGCCGTCAAGCTATTTGCCCACAGGTCCGGATGATTCAGATCGCACCATGCAAGACGGCAAAGTGGGTACAGCACTGATTCAAGAGTACAGATTCAATCAATATTGCGAACGACTGCAAGCATTGATCATGCAGAAGCTGGATGATGAATTCAAAATGTTCCTGCGTTGGAGAGGGTTTAACATTGATGCGGGACTGTTCCAGATCAAGTTTAATCCACCTCAAAATTTTGCCAGTTATCGTCAAGCTGAATTAGATACATCACGTATCACAGCATTTACCAGTTTGGAAGCACTGCCTTACATGAGCAAAAGATTCTTGCTAGAGCGTTTCTTGGGATTGACCGAAGACGAAATTCAACAAAATTCCAAGCTGTGGAAAGAAGAACGCTCAAAGCCAGAACTGGAAACATCACAAGGACAAGATCTACGTTCGGTGGGTATCACACCTGCTGGATTAGAAAGCGATGTTGCAATGGGTCAAGACATGTCAAATCTCACACCGGCAGGGCAGGAAGGTGCACCTGGAGCGCCAGGCGGCACAATTGGATCAACTCCAGCTGCTCAACCCCCGGCTGCGGCAGCAGCACCTGGAGCATAAATACTTCATGATCCTCAACGAGCTTTACGAACGTAGTCCCAGTGCATATCAAGATGTTGCCGCTGATAACACTCAGCCTCATCTTGGCCAATTACGCAAGACCAAGCTCACACTCATGCAATTGAATAAATTGCGAAAAATGAATGATACTAGGACATTTGAGTATAATGAAAAGCTAAAAGACATTAGAACTCAATATGCTCCACCGGTTGCTCCTCCAGCATAACATTTTTGTATTAATTGGCAAAAAACCAGCCATAACTGGCATATTTTTCTTTTAATTTGTAAATATAGATATACATTTTGCCAGGGTGGCAAAGTTAACGAATATCTATAGGAGCCAGTTAAATGAGTAAAAATCAGTTTGAAAAGTTGATTGAATATGTTATCAACGACGAAGATGCCAAAGCCAAAGAACTTTTTCATCAAATTGTAGTATCTAAGAGTCGTCAGATCTATGAGAATATCATGCAAGAGGACGAATTAGAAGAAGACAATGCCATGGGTGAAGAGCCGCCAGATACTGACGGTAATCCTCCGATGGAAGAAGGTGACGACATGATGGGCGGAAGCCAAGCCGGCGACATGATCGACGATGTTGAGACTGAAGAGTCGGGCATGCACGAAGGCGAAGATGATGCAGAGTTTGATGACGAAGCTGAATCAGACGGTGAAGATCTCACTCATGACATGGAACAAGACCATGACGAAATGGGTGGTGATGAAGCTGCTACCAAAGGCGATGTGATGGATCTAGCTGACAAGTTAGACGAACTCATGGCTGAATTTGAGCACATGATGGGCAACGGTGAACCCGATGCAGACAACATGGGCGACATGGATGGCATGGATGACATGGGCATGGACAACGACGAATTTGAAACAGAAGGCATGATGGAAAACATCACGCTTAAAGCTGCTCCAAAACCAGTAACTTCAGAACCAGCCGGAACCAACACCAAGTCTATCACTGCATTTAACAGTGGACAAGCGGGTATGGAAGGTCGTCCTGTGAAAACTGGACAAGCAGAAGGCGGTCATCACGACACTGCCGCTTACAAGAACACCACAAAAGATCTAATTGGTAAAGTTGGTAACTCACCTGCTCAAACCACGCAAGATTTGAAGCCTGCAACCAAGCCAAACTTGGGTCAAGCTGCTGGTGTAAACACACGCACACCATTTCCACGTAGTGGCAAGTAATCAGCAATGAAATACTTACAGGAACATCTAAACTTCAACCAAGCCAAGATTCGCGTCTTGGTTGAAGATGGTCCTGACGGCGCAGGAAAGACCCTGTACATGGAAGGTATATGTATCGAAGGCGGAGTAAAGAACGCCAATGAACGTGTGTACCCCGTGAATGAAATTGGTAGAGCGGTTCACAGTATCAATGAACAACTGCGTGAAGGTTATTCGGTGCTGGGTGAAGTAGATCACCCTGAAGATTTAAAAATCAACCTAGACAGAGTCAGTCATTGCATTGAAAAAATGTGGATGGACGGCCCTGCTGGTTACGGTAAGTTAAAGATATTACCTACACCTATGGGACAACTGGTCAAGACCATGTTGGATTCGGGTGTGAAACTCGGAGTTTCGAGCCGTGGTTCCGGTAACGTGAACGAAGGCAACGGACATGTCAGTGACTTTGAGATAGTCACTGTGGATATTGTTGCTCAGCCCAGTGCCCCGCATGCATATCCTCGTGCAATTTATGAAGGACTTCGCAATATGAAGTATGGTCATAAAGTGTTAGAGATTGCCAAGGACGCAGGTCAGAACAGCAAGGTACAGAGATACCTGCGTGAGGAAGTAAAACGCCTTATCAAGGATCTCAAAATTAAGGAGTAAAGCATGCTAGATGCAATCAAACCATTGCTAGATAGCGGCCTGATCAACGAAGACGTCAGCAGAGAACTCAACGAAGCTTGGGAATCAAAACTGACAGAAGCACGTGAACAGGTTCGAGTAGAACTACGTGAAGAGTTTGCTCAACGCTACGAGCACGATAAGACAGTGATGGTTGAAGCCTTAGACAAGATGATGACAGAAAGTCTCACCGGTGAACTTGCTGAGTTTGCCCAAGAGAAAGCTGCCCTGCGTGAAGATCGCGTGAAGTTTCAAACCAAGATGAAAGAAAGTGCTGTGAAGTTTAACAATTTCATGGTAACAAAATTATCTGAAGAAATCAGCGAATTACGCAAAGACCGCAAGCAGCACAATGAAGGACTAGAAAAACTAGAACACTTCATGGTGCATGCGTTGGCTCGTGAGATCCAAGAATTTGCTCAAGACAAACGTGATGTAGTGGAAACTAAAGTACGTTTGGTGCGTGAAGCACGTGGCAAGTTGGAGAATCTCAAAGCACGTTTTGTAAAAGAAAGTGCTGAAAAAATGAGTCGAGCTGTTAGCCATCACTTGAAGGCTGAACTTAGTCAGTTACATGAAGACATCCAGACTGCTCGCGAGAACAGTTTTGGTCGTCGTATTTTTGAAGCGTATGCTGCGGAATTTGGTGCCACTCATCTCAATGAGAAAGCCGAAGTTCGCAAGTTGCAAAACATCATCGCCTCAAGAGAACGTCAACTGTCCGAGGCCATTAAACTCAGTCACAAGGCGAAAGTCTTGGTTGAGTCCAAGGAACGTGAAATACGTGTGATCCGTGAATCCAATGTGCGTCAAAACACATTAGACGATCTGCTTTCTCCTCTCAACGAAGAGAAGCGTGAAGTCATGCGTAATTTACTCGAAAGCGTGCAGACACCTCGTCTGAAAAACGCTTTTGAAAAGTATCTACCAGCAGTATTAGCTGAAGGCAAGTCTGTAAAAGCCCGCCAGGTGATTTCAGAAAATGTGTCAGAAGTAACTGGTAATAAAACTGCTCAGAGACAAGATGAAGATAACGCTGACAACAGCAATGTTATTGCCATCAAGCGTCTGGCAGGGCTTTAATTTAAAGGAGACTTAAATGTCACAACAACTATTAGAAGGCCGCTGGGATGAAACCAAGGAAGCCCTTCTTGAAGGCCTAAAAGGCAACAAGCGCACCAGTATGAATGTGATCCTCGAGAACACACGCAAGTATTTGAAAGAAAATGCAAGCTCTGGTTCTACTGGTTCTGGCAACATTGCCACACTTAACCGTGTGATTCTGCCAGTTATCCGTCGTGTTATGCCAACTGTTATTGCTAACGAATTGGTTGGCGTTCAGCCCATGACCGGACCTGTTGGTCAGATACACACCCTGCGTGTGCGTTATGCCAACACAATGACTGACAACAGCACTGCTCAAACCAGTACTGCTGCCGGTCAAGAAGCATTGAGCCCATTCTTGATTGCTCAAGCATACAGTTCAGCAAGCAGCGTAACAGCTGGTATTGTTGATCCAACACAAAACATCTACTCTGGTGCTAACACATCAGTGCTTGAAGGTAGCGGTGGTCGTCAGATCTCTGTGCAAATCTTGAAGCAAGCTGTTGAAGCTAAGACACGTAAGTTGCAAGCTCGTTGGACATTTGAAGCTGCTCAAGACGCACAAGCTATGCATGGTATCGACGTAGAAGCCGAAATCATGGCAGCTCTGGCACAAGAGATTACAGCTGAAATTGACCAAGAGATCTTGTTGAGCCTGCGCTCGTTGGCAACAACTGAGTACACATACAACCAAGCTACTGTATCTGGTACAGCTACATTCGTTGGTGACGAACACGCCGCTCTGGCAGTTCTGATCAACCGTGTTGCTAACTTGATCGCCCAACGCACACGTCGTGGCGCTGGTAACTATGCTGTGGTTAGCTCTGCTGCACTCACAGTGTTGCAAAGTGCTACTACTAGTGCGTTTGCACGTACTACAGAAGGTACATTCGAAGCACCTACAAACACCAAGTTTGTTGGTACTCTGAACGGCGCAATGCGTGTGTTTGTTGATAGCTATGCTAGCGACACTACACCTGTATTGGTTGGCTACAAAGGTAGTTCAGAAGCTGACGCTCCTGCATTCTACTGCCCATACATCCCCTTGATGAGTTCAGGTGTTGTATTGGATCCAACAACATTCGAACCAGTTGTTTCGTTCATGACTCGTTATGGTTTCATTGAGCTCACCAACACCGCATCGAGTTTCGGCAATGCCGGAGATTATGTGGGAGAAATCGCGGTGAGTAATTTGTCATTCTCCTAATCAGAGATTGGTCAAAAAGAACTCAAAAAAGCACCTTCGGGTGCTTTTTTGTTGACTATAAATTTAGTAATGCTGGCGAGTATCATAAATAACTGTATGATACACTTCATATACAAAACAACTCACGTTAACGGAAAATACTATGTTGGCAGACACAGCACAGAAAATATCAACGATGGCTATATTGGATCCGGCATGTGGCCAAGATCAATAAAAGATCAAACAACACTTACACGAGAAGTGCTTGAGTATGCAACTGATTCAACTGAACTTAAATTACTTGAGGGCAAATACCTTGCTGAACACTACGGTAAGCCGGGCTGTATGAATCTTACATCGGATCCTGTGGGATTTGAATCGACTAATAACCCAATGAAAGATCCATTAGTTGTAGCAAAACTAAGTGGTGATAACCACTGGACTAAAACTAATCCTGAATCTGTTGAAGTATTAAGACAAAAACAAAATAAGTTAGTTAGTGAAGGTAAACACAATCTACAAGGTGACCGTAATCCAAACAAAGATGGTCGGAACGCCAGTGCAGCAATGGCCAGTGGCAGACACATTAACCTGACTAATAATCCCAGCAAGTGGCGTAGTGAGGCAGGAATACATCACTGGCAGAATGGCAATAGCCCAAATGCAGGCGGCAAGTTAAACAAAAAGTTGATTGAAGATGGAACACACAACTTACTTGGTCCTGAACATAATCGCAAGATGATTGCTGAAGGTAAAAATCCCTGGGTTGGTGCAGAGTCAAATCAAAAACGTCTTGCCAACGGAACACATCCAAGTCAGCTGAAAAAAACTTGTGAGCATTGTAATAAACAAGTCAGTGTGGCAATGTATGCCCGTTGGCACGGTTCTGCCTGTGCCAGCATAAATACCCCGTAAGCAACAACCCCGGGATGGGAAGTTCAGGAAAGCACCGCAAGGCCCTTTTTTGTTGACTGTTAATTATTACATTGATATCGGTAAATACATCAAAGGAAACTTGAACTATGGCTATTATCACCACACCAGGCGCTGGCGTTTCACCGTACGAACCAACAACAGCCGCACCCACGATTCTCCGCGCAGGTGCTGATGGGACTACTACACTGGCTAACATTGTTGCTACTGTTGCCACTGTTGATGTTAATGGACCAGCCACCACACCTACCGATCCTAACGTATCAATATACGTGACTGGTCAAGCTGCATTAAACAGTTTGACTACCACAAGTCAACCTGGTGTGTTTGAAGGTGCTAATGTAAACATTGTTCTTGAAGAACAGACTTTTAGCACAACAAATCAAGTCACATCAACTACTAACTATCCCTCAGGAAATGTAGGAGAGATACAATTCAATTCAGGGTCCAACAGTTTTGCCAGCGATGCTTACCTCACATATACCAATGGCAATGTGATAACACCAGGTATACGTACCAATGGGTATTTCTACGCCAATGGCGCACCATTTGTTGGCGGTGGCAATGCTGCTATTGGTAATTTTGTGTTCACTGGTGACACCATGAGCATCAGTGATGATGCCAACATCTCATTGACCATTCAGGGCAATAGCCTTGGCAATAATCTTAATCAAATAATTATCAATCCAACCAGCGTTGACCTCTATGCTTTTAATAACTCTCCCTACAGTTACGCTGAACTGTATCTAGACAACGGCAACACAGAAGCGCCAATTGCCCAGATCATTGTGGATGGAAATTCTACACCTCAACAAACCTGGACCTTTGATAGCACCGGTAATCTAACATTGCCCGGTAATACTATCGCAATCAACTATGCCAACGGTAACCGAATAACCGGCAATGTAACATTCAGAAACGAGATAGTGATAGGTACGGGCACAAGCAATCTCATCAGTGGATTGTATCTTGCACCCAGCAGTTCCAGCGCAGATGCCAATATGTACTTGCGAGTGCGGGGTAATATCAATGACGAACCCACTCACATACATTTTGACACCGGCAACAATCAATACTACAATCAGTTTATCGGCGATGACAACAAATATATACAACTGGCCAACACCGGCAATATTGTTATCAACAGCAACGATAATGTTGGTAACTCTGCACAGTGGACCTTTGCCGCAGATGGTAATATAACATTACCATATAATGCAGTGATAAAAGATACTGTGTATCATGCAGTGGCATTTGGTAAAGATGCTGGACTAACCTCACAAGGTCAAGAATCAGTAGCCATCGGCCACTATGCTGGTCGAACCTCACAAGGCAATGGGGGAGTGGCCATTGGCGTGCTTGCTGGTAATAGCTCACAAGGTCAAGAAGCGGTGGCTGTTGGTATCGGTGCTGGTCGAACCAATCAAGGTGTCAATTCAGTGGCTATTGGTAGCGATGCTGGTCGAACCGATCAGGGCAACAACTCAATTATCATCAATGCCACTGGAAGTGCGTTGAATCAAACCACAGCCAACACATTCACAGTGGCACCGGTCCGCAATGATGTGGCCAACACAGCTGAAATCGTGTTCTACAATGCCACCTCAAAAGAAATCACATATGGTAATGTCATAAGTGTTGCAGGCAACATCACTGGTAACTATTTTATTGGCGACGGCAGTCAGTTGACTGGTATCAATAACAGTTTTGCTGGCGAAATGCACGTCAGCAAAGACGGCAATGACAGCACTGGCACAGGAAACATATT